ATCTTCTAAGCTGTCTTTTTGTGATTTTCATAATGCACCTTGCACTATAAGCGTAAGAGCTTCTACGACTTCTTCTTTTGAATATCCTTTTCTAATAAGCTCTCTAACTGGAACCACGATGGTATCTTCGAGATCAAAGTATTCTTTTTCAAGTAATGCGCTTTGATTTGCGTCATCAATTCCAGGAATGGGTTCAAACTCTTTGGTCTGGCGGCCAAACTCTTCAGAGCCAAACTCTTTAAGGAGCCTTGCTCGTTCTTCTTTGATAATTCTTCTTAGTTGTCTTTTTGTGATTTTCATTACATACTCTCCGCAGCGTAAATTTTAAGATCTTCTACATTACCATCAAAATGCCAAAGCAGTTCTTCCCACTCATCTCTCTCAAATTCAAATTGGGCTGCGTCAGCAAGATCATATGCCACGTCTTGAAGCTCCATATCTGGATTATCTGCTTGAAAATCATCAGCTGCAATTACTGCCCAATCCTGAAGTCGGGATAGAAGATTATCAATATCCAACCTTGCAGAATCTGCTTTCATTTTCTTGATTCTTCTTTTTACTTCTCGATCTTCCTGTTTGCCAAGCACCTCATCATCAAGCTTTTTCCAGTCTTCAGGAGAAAGTTCCTCCCGACTTAGGTCAATACCAAGGCGCCGGGACAAGTCTGGAACAGCGGCATCTGGAACGCCTGATATCGAGTCTTCTCCAAAATCTATCACTTCGCCTGTTTCTCTGTTGACAAAATCAATTGCTTCTCGAATGATTCTTTTAAGTTGTCGTTTAGTTATCTTCACTATAACCTCCAGTCATAAGCTTGACTATCAATGGTTCTATTTGCCCTATAATATTCATTGCTTCTATAGAAAAATCGTCTACTTCTTCATCAGAAAATTTACCATAAAATCTATTTTCAAGTCTTGACATCATTGTCTCTATTATACTTTGAGCTTTTTCCATACTTTTATATTCATCGCTATAAGAAGGATTGTCGATCAAACCGTGATCATACTCGCCGTCATTAAAAGATTCTTTTATTAGTCTTACGATATCTTTTCTAGTTATCTTCATTATTCATCTTCCTCAGCTTCTAGCTCTTCAAGAGTTTTCTTACTCCACTTGCTTTTCGGCATCAATTTTTCGATACGAAAATTCAAAGCTTTCATTCCGTTAATTGTTGGTTGACCTAAATCGTCTGTGCCTATTTTCTTTACAATTGTTCTCTTATTTTTGAACCTTCCTGTAAGAATCACATCACCTTCTTCAATATCAAGCTCTAGAGCTTCACTAATAATCTTTCTAAGCTGTCGTCTTGTAATTTTCATGAAAAGCCTCCCCATCCTCCGTAATATTGTCCGCTGCCAGACGATCTCTTTATACGCTCTTTTTCGTATTCTTTCTTAAATTTCTCTTTCTGGTGATTTGAGCGATCATAATCTGTCATGCTGCTTGTTACGTCTATAAGCGCGCTGACTACTTTTCCGGTTAATCCATCGATGACGCTATTTCTTCTTTTCTCATCCATTGCCTCCATTCGAGGAACGGCAATCACTAATTCGTCTATTAAAATCTCAACCCACTCCTCAATCTGAGGTTTGAACTTTGTGACATCAGATACAGTGGCTATCGTTTTTCTCTCGGCTAGTAGCACTTGGTGAATGATTTTTCTTAGCTGAGTCTCAGTAATTCTCGCTTTATTTTCCGTCAAACTATAAAGTCTGTCCCAATGCTGCTGTGATATTCCTGCCGGCGGAGTTCCGCCAGTTTCATCAGAAATAGCATCAATCGCAGCTCGATATTTCTTTTTTTGCTTTGGCGAAGGAGATGAACTAAGGTTGTGTACCATATCTGCTAGTTTAACCCTAAGAGCTGGTTGGTCTCCTATTAGGTCGACGACATATGATTGATAGTCTCCACCTTTTTCATGAGTTAAAGCGCGTACTACTCTGGTGACCTCTTCGCCTGCTCTGGGGTCGGTAATAGAACCTTTGATGAAACCCTCCATTTCTTCGATAGAATCAACTGTAGAGCCAGGAGCGTCCTCCAGGGTATCATGGAGTAATGCAGCTAGCTGTGATATTCTATCATCCGGATAGAATCTGTTCACTATATTTCTAACTTCTGCTGGATGAGTGAAATAATCTTCTCCGCTTCTTCTCTTTTGCCCGACATGCGCCATCCTTGCCGTTGCATATACATCACGGAAATCATCCCTGTAGAATTTTTCTAATAGTATTTCTCTTATGAGTTTCCGTGATACCTTCATTACTCGCACCCTCTATCACCGATAAAATTTTTTCTCCAATTAAGATAGACTTCATCTTCAGAAGAGATGCATACATCACACTGGAGTCGATTTTCACATTTATTCAACGCGTAACAAAATGGTTCTTTAATTTCTAGTAAACTAGATACGCAAGTAGGAATTTCTTTAAGGCAAGGATCACATTGGGTTGGCCTTTGCGATTCTACTTCAACAGGTGGTGTTTGAGTTTGAGGACAAGAATCTATACCCATAAGTAAAAAACTGACGCTAACTACCAATATTAGTCTAAAATCTAGCATCATTTCTTTTCCTTTTTGAGATCTTTAAAAAATTCGCGATAAAACAGCTCTTCTCTTATTATCTTTCTAAGTAAAGATGAAGATATTTTTGTAGTTTCTTTTTTCATTTCATCGCACTCGCTCTTTTCTTTCTCTTCCCATTCTTTTGCCATTTCTGGATCATTAGCCCACATCCAACGTCTTTGTTTTTCTGATTTAAACGGCATAATAAACTAAATCCTAATCGTAGTATGACCCAGGAGATCTCTTGTATGGCTTACGCCTTCCAAGTTGACCGCCAGCTCTTCTCTCTAAAAAGTCTATAAAATCATCCCAAGTGCCAGGCTTGTCTGAATTCCATTCGTAGTCTTCCATACTAACAGTAATTTCACCAATGCCATGAGAAATAGAAGGTGGTGGACTTAAGCGAACATATTTCTTATATTTCTTCCACTTGATGCCTTCCATATCAGAGGGCTCGATACCGGCTGTGAATTGATTACCTAAGAACCTGAGCCACGCTGTATCTGGATCAGAAGAGATTCTGGCTTTCATCGCTTTCGAATACTCATCATAAGCTGCATCTTCAATATCTCTTAAAAACTGGTAAGCTTTATTCGAATCCCACCCTTCTGGAGCAGGCATATTATACCCCTCCTCTCCGACATTGCTGAACCATCCAATTGCTTCATCAGCTATAAACCCCATCTCGTTATTATCAACGTAAGGTTTTAATGCAGGATCAGCTAATGCACCTGCAATATCACCAGTTAAAGCATAGTTGGCAAGTACATTATAATCATCCACATCTTCATACGGGTTCTGAATAATCGTTTGGTGCTCTTCTCTTAAAAGAAGCTGTTTGATGCGAAATCTTATAGAAGCTTCTGACATTTGACCTCTTGATTTTTGAAGAGCTGCGTTAGCCAGTTTTGCGTTTAAGCCTTTGGGTCCTTGAGGATCCCATTTTGAAGCTGCCCAAGAAAAATTCTTAGTAGGCCTTCCATATCTCTTGATCGTATCTCCAGTGCGGCTTATCGCACCCTTAATTGCTGCTATTAAATCTTTGCCGCTGGCTCCAGGAGGAAGAACTCTTGTTCCTGAAATATGATAATTAGATCGACCCTCTCCTGGGCCGTGATAATCCATTCCACCCACAGCAGCCGAATCTTTAACAACGACTGTTATCACATCAGAACTTGAATCATGAAATACTTCAAGCTTTTGGTTGTATCTGTAATCACCATCAATATCGGCGTCAATGTAGCCTATAACATTTCCAGCTGGCTCGCTAGCTTCTTTGATAATTCTTCTAATTTGAGATCTAGTAATTTTCATCAGTCTAACCTTATTGGCATTAAATCTGGAAACTTCTCCATGAGATAAGGATTAACTCCACCACTTGAGTATACTCCATCTGGCTCTTGGGCTACTACTCTGCCAACGCCAGTTGTTCCGTCTTCATAAGCTCTAATGTTTACAAAAACTCCGTCCATGCCGTCAGCATATTCTATATCGCCCCAATCATTTTCAAACTCTTCAAAAGCATCAAAACCCATGATAAAATCACCAGAATCAAAATCATATCCTAAAAATACTTCATTTGGATCTGAAAAACCGCTGTTTTTTAATACAGAATATATCGAGCTCATTAGAGCAGAATTGCCATAAATCATATCAAATACTTTATGGCCGTTAAAAGTTACCCTATCTGGCCACGCAGCATTTATCTCAGCATCGCTAACATCATCTAAAATGTCAACCATCTTTCCGGTTTCTTCTTTAACGATTCTTTTTATTTTTTCTCTAAATTCAAAAAGAGCAGCAGCTTCTTTGCTTGATTTGCTTAAAATCCTGCTTACAATTTTGTTTTGCTTTGAGCTAAGACCCCGGCCAGCTTTGAGCTGTTTTAATATTGACGTCAAGAAATTATTTGGCTTGGCTTCTAAAGCAGCTTCAACTGCTGCAATTTTTTCAGCATTTGCACTTGTGCCTACATTAGTAGTTTTTCTTCGAGAAGAATAGCGAGATCTTCTTCCGTGCCAAGGAGCATTAGTACCATAAGTACCCCCACCATATTGGCGACCGAAATCTCGACCCATCTTAGTAACATTACCCTCGTCATCATAAATGTTACCATCTTCATCGACGTACTGTTCATACTCTTTAAGCATTTCAGATTCAGCCAACTTTTTTGCATTAGCTGATCGAGCAGTCCCGCGAGTCCAATGCCTCGCAAGATCTACGCTTTTTGACCATCCTTTAGAATCTACAACAGCGCCATTTCCCCAAGTCTTACTCTGGACAGTCGCTAAGTCTTCAAGAGATCCACTCCAAGGGTGACCATCAACGTGTCCTTTCGAAAGCATTTTTTCATAATACTCTCGAATAACTTTTCGAAGTTGTTTTTCTGTGATCTTCATTACTATCTCCGGCGAGTATTTGATCTAATGATCCTCTTGATTCTTCTTCTAACTGCCTCATCTTTTCGAGCTTCAGCATCTTCAGCTCTACTTTCTTCTTCTTTATCGTCTTCAATATCTCTTTTTAGATCTTTAATATGATCGATGTCATCTTTAATATTTTTATGGAGTCTGTCCAATTCAGTATCAATTTCATCTTCATTGAGCCTGCGTCGAGTTTCTCGAACTATTCTTCTTAGTTTGCTCTTAAGTCTTCTTCGGCTCTCCATAGCAACCCCAACTAATTCTGTTCCTGGATCTTCAGATGTAGTTTCAGTAGCATCAAGCTCTACGCCTGCTGCACTGGCCAAATCTTGAATAGCTGCCATAGCAGTTTTTGCTTTATGCTCGACATCTCCGTGAGACCCATCATAATCTAAATGGCTGGGATCTGTTTTCGATTCATCTCCCTTGTTCCCGCCTTCTGGACCCTCAAAATCTTTATAGTGTCCTCCAACATCGCCAGACTTATGCCCATCATCTCTTTTATAATCATGAGCATCGCCACCCCAATGACCGGCTGCCTCTTCGCGAATAATTCTTCTTAATTGTCTTTTTGAAATTTTCATCTTATTCTTCCTTATTTCCTAATTTTGAAACTTTTTCTTTGAGGCTCTTGAGTCTATCTAAAACCCAGTTATAACCGCCAACGACTTTTGATTTTGCCCAATCGTAAACACCCAAACACCATCCTTTTACAGTGTCCCAGAGATCACAGAATATTTCTACTACTTGGTCCCAAGCAAGATCTAATATATCTACAATTAGTTTTAATGGCGCACTAAGCACCCTAAGTAATGGATGCTTATCTCTGCGTAGCATAAGCCAAGTCAAGACAACTCCAACTAACAAACCTTCCATCCTTGGGAAGTTTACATGAATATGATATAAAACTTCCCAAGCCCAAACTCCACCGAGAACAGCTATTTCGCAAACTGATTCTCCAAGTCCAACTATTAAATTCCACGTTGCTTTTAAAACTTCCATTATCTAGGCCTCGTATAAAGTGATTTCAAACCTTTTTCGGGATATGGTTGAGAATGATCGTGCCAACCACCCTTTCTAAATTCGTCTAGCCATTCTGATCCGGCAGCAGCTAAATCTTCCATTGTTTGAACATTCGCATTTTGAATTATGTCTTCTAGGGCTTCTTCATCTTCCGGCCAGAGATCATCTACCCATAAGGCATCTAGAATCGCTGTTCCTGCTGCTATAAAGTCACCGTTCATTGCAGCTTCTAAACCCTTGACACCATAAGCTCTTCCGTCTAGAGCTGACTTATTCCCCAAAGCTTTTAAAACATAACCAGGACCAGCTGGCCGGCCAGACTGTTCTGAAACTAGATTCCAATTATCTTTAATTGTTTTTCTAATAACTTTTCTAAGTTGATTTTCTGTTAATTTCATCTGTACCATCCTGCTTCGTAGTCCTCATCATCAGACCAAACGCCACCCTCTCTATAAGCTAAGAGATCTTCCATTGTGGTGAACCATGCATCATCTTCAGAATCAAAGAAAATAGTTCCGTCTTCTTGCATTATGTCTAACACAGAAAATATTTCATCTTGCATCAAATCATCAACTGGCGCAAGATTCAAAAGTTTATCAACTAAATCTGCTCCAGCAATAGATGGCTCTTCTTCTACAGCGGCAATTATAGCGTTTTCTATTTCGCCAAAACGCTCTTTCATAAATCCTTCATTCATAATATTCTCAACAATCTTTAAAACCTGGTGTCCCCTTACTACTTTATCATCTGTAAGAGCGATATCCTCAAAATCAATTGGGTGCACTAAGTTAGATCCTCCGGCCCATGCATCATCGACCGTTTCTAAATCTTCAGCTCTATCTCTAGCAAGAAATGCACTCTCTTGCTCTTCAGCAGAAATAGTCTTTTCTTCTTGCGAAAGAGTTTCGATTTCTTCTTTAATAATTTGCCTTATCTGTTTTCTAGTGATCTTCATTTTACCATCCTTCTCGTTCGCCGCGAGCTTCTTCGTGGAGCTCATCAGCAAGTCCGCGCATTTCATCAGCAGCTTCTTGGAATCCAATAGCTCCAATTAACTCATCAAGAGCTTCATGCAAATCAGCTAAAATTTCAGTTGCTGAACGAGCAGGAGCTGGTGTATATTCATTCAAGAGCTTTGCCTTCTCTTCCTTGATGATTCTCTGAAGCTGTCTTTTTGTAATTTTCATTATCCTATCCTTATGAAAGTATCTTAAGCTTAATGTAGCCGAAGCTTCTTTCAGCGACATCACCTGAAAGTGCTGCATCGATTTGTTCAAGCGCTGTTTGAGCTGCCGGATCATCTTCTGAGGCCATGCTAAGCTCTATTAAGCGATCGAAAAAAGCACGGCCTTGAGCGATAATGCTGTCAGCATCAACTGCTTGCTCATTCAAGAGCTTTTGTTTCTCTTCTTTAATAATTCTCTTAAGCTGTCGTTTTGTAAGTTTCATGATAATTTTCCTACTGCATAGGGACCTATAATTTTTGTATCTGGATCAGGTTCAACCATGTTCTTAGAAATAACAACAAAAGTATTTCCCGCTATTTCAACTTCAACGTATCTCATACCCATGCCACTCATATAATCAGTATTGAAACCGTAATCAGCTATTTTGTCTGCCATGTCCATAATAGCGCTCGAGCCTGAATCAACAATCTCTTGAACTGCTTGGTGGAGCTTTGCAAGCCCTTCAGTCGGATCTCGATTAATTGGTCGACCCTGGAACGATGCCTGTTCCAGCATAGATTCTCTAATAATTCTTCTAAGCTGTCTTTTTGTTATTTTCATTACGGTCTTCCAATCTTTACAGACGGCATATCATGTTGCATACCTTGTTCTTTATAAAATTCGCGTGCCGCGTCAGTAAGTGCAGCGCTGGCTGCTTGAACAGCTTCGGCAGTAATGTTCATACCATCGGGTTCTGTTAGGCCTTGCTCAACCGCAACTTCATAAACAGTTTCAAGAATAGCTTCCTTAAACATTTCATATACTCTTGAGTCGTACTGTCCAGCCGGAGCTTCTTTTAGAAGCCGCGCTTTCTCTTCTCTAATAATTCTCTTAAGTTGTCTTTTAGTAATTTTCATTACTGTATCTCCGGGCCTAAGTCAATTTCGCTTGTATATTCATTTGTGTAGATTATCATACTAGAAGAATCATAACTGCCCTCAACTTGGCCGCCCATTGCTGTGGCTTCTCTTTCGATCGAGCCGTCAACATCATCTTCAAGGTCGAAATAGAAAAGAAGTTGACCCTCATTATCTTCTTCAGATTGAAGACCATACCCTCTTCCCCAAGCCAACCACTCTTCAGTTTTACGAGATAATGGCAGAGAACCAGCGCCTATAGTTTCTCTAATAATTTTTCTTATTTGCTTCCTTGATATTTTCATTTTATCCTCTACTTGCCAAGTCTTCTAGTTCATCGATTAATGAATAAATGTTTGCATTTCGGTTTACTGGATCCATAGAACCTAAAATTGACATCAAAGTGCTTTCAGCTGCTCTAAATTCTTGATCTAACTGCATTTGTCTACCTTGCTCAGCACCGATTGGTTGTTCTTTTAGATAGTGGGGTCGATTCTGTTGCTGCGTAGAGTTAAATCCGGTTTCAGTAGAACCGAATCCAACTCCCCCGACTAATCCTCTGGACTCTTTGATTATTTTTCTTATTTGTTTTCTAGTAATTTTCATTTCTCTACCTATTCCCTGGATGATAATGGCCGTCATGCAGCCTCATTTCATTTTTTGAAATAACCCCTCTAATTGCTTGGACTAATTCTTCTTCAAGATCTAAAACAGCGCTCTCTACTTGTGTTATCCACTCTTCTCTTGTTGAACGACCAGCAAATATTTCTGGATCTTCATCAAAAAGCTCTTCTCCCATCGACCAGTTGTATTTTTCAACTATATCACCAACACCAGCAAAGATAAGATCTTCAAAGTCGATCATATCTGCAACTGACTCTTTGACTAATCTTGCTTTTTCTTCTCTGATGATTCTTATAAGCTGTCTTTTGGTGATTTTCATTTTATACCATCCCAGTCAAATCAACTACTGCCACGTCTTCTTCTGTGCCAACACTTTCAGTAACAAGTGCAATTTGAGCATCAAGAGTTTCTAACAGCGCTTCAGCTTGTTTAGCAAGCGATTCAACAAGAGGTGCTTGCGCCGCTACTCCATCACCGCACCCAGGACAAAGAGCTGCAGCCGCTTGAACAGATTCAACAACCTGTTCTAAAGATCGCTGTGCAACTTCCATCTCTACAATAACTTCTTGTTCTGGAGCAAGGCTCTCAACTACTGGTGCGGCTTGAGCCGGCTCTACTGAAACTGGAGCAGAATCTGCTTGCATGTCAGATACATGCATATCATCTCCACACTCTCGAATTCTAGAGGCTCGAGCAGAATTTGAACCGAAGTCTCTAACTACTCTTGCATCTCTTCCGTAAGATTTTGCAAAATCTGGTCGCTTGTTTGGCTCCCAGCCTTCGAAGCCGATAGAGGTACCTCCATGAGCTGCTTCTGAAATAATTTTTCTAAGTTGTTTTCTAGTAATTTTCATTTTATAAGTCTCCTGCAGCACGGGCATCAGCTTCTACTTCTTCTTCGCCCTGCATATAAATTTCTTGAGCAGATTCTAGTGCGTGAAAGACCTGCTCGCCTTCCTCACCGAGATCTCCATATCGAAGGACTCGGCCTATTCTATCCATAGCCATGTCTATAGCGTTGGGGTTTTGTTCATAAACAGTTTCAGCAAACTGCTGACTCTTTGGTCCGCCACCATTGATGTATGCAGCTACAACAGCCTCAACTTGCTGCTGCACAGCATCTCCCAAACCAGAATAAGCCTGGGCAAATTCTATCAAGGGTGAACCGGTTTCAACTGAGTCTCCCCACATCTCATTAAGAATTTTTCTTCTTTCTTCTTTAATGACTCTTCGAATTTGGCGGCGATTCAGTCTCATCTTCTCCTCCGAGAACGACGAGCTGCTCGAGCTCTGTTTTCGATCATGATCTTACGCTTTTCTTCGCGGATCATTTGGCGTAGTTTATTGCGGGTAATTCTTTGGCGGCGCTCTTCAATGGGCTCGCCTTCTGCAGCGGCAGCATCATCAGCGGCAGCATCATCCGACTCATCTAACTCTAGATCAGGTCGACGCTCGCCATCTAAATCGTCTCTACCAGAACCAGCAGAAACATCGTCTCTTGCTCTTTGGCTCTGCAGCTCGCTTAAAATTATTTTTCTAAGTTGTCTTTTGGATATTCTCATCAGGGTGTTCCTTGTAATATAAAATCAAAGAATCACCGCTTAAATACTGATTAAACTTAAAAAACAGAAATTTAGTTGTGATTCTCATTTTGCTTATTCTCCAATTGGATGGTGGGCTCAGAATCTAAACTATCCCACTCTACTATTAAAATTAACAGAGCATTACGCTCGAATTTAATTATTACCCTTTTGGTAGAAAATTAAAGTGAAAACACAAAAAAACGGCCGTCTCAGGCCGTTCTTTTAAATTAATTATTGCTGTCAACTACTGGGTAACCTGAGCCAGTCCCTCTGTAGTCAAAAGATGTCCTGTTTTTCCATCAGGTCTCTTCATTCTATGCCAATATCTTCCGCAAGGGTTGCGCGGCCAAGATGATCCGCCAATCCAACCAGTGGTGAAGTAAGAAGTATATTGACCACGCATATCAGTGCCGTTAGTCCACCTCTTACCCTTATATTTGCAAAGAGCTTTTCTAGCTTCTGTGCTGGTACAACCGGGATTGTTAAAAATAAACGTTGCGAGGAAACGAATATTGTCTCCCCATTTAGTTTGATTCGTCTTCATAGGTAACTCACCATAGCCGATAGAGCTTCACTGTCGCTCATTCTGTGGCCTGCTCCAACTGAAACGAGCTTGGCTCCGGACCGTGAAGAAAGATCGACGCTGTCTTCGAAAGGAACAATTTTGTCTGCTTCTGAATGAAGAATGACGGTATTACTAGGGACAGTGTCGGCTGATCCGAACATGTTCCATGCTGGAGCGATCAAAACTCGAGGAGCTCCATTTGTATCGATATTTACTGCAATTGCTCCCCCTCTTGAGGATCCAACCACAACGTCAGGCTGGTGAATATCAACAGCGTCTTGCGCGATCTGCAAGGCTTCTGCCCAGCCAGTTCGTAGATCTGGATTAATCAACTCAAATCCAGCTCCTTTAATCGCCTGCGCTTTACTTCCACCGGGCTGAGATTCTTTACCATGCAATAACAATACCTTCTTCATTATTTAGCTCCTGCTTCTACAAGTTTCTTAAATTTTGTATCTCCGCAAACTATTCGACGTGTCTTTCCAGTTTCTGGAATGACAATGTTAAATGCTGTACAGTAAACTCCTGCAAGGTGTCCCATTCCAGCTTCTACCATTTCATAATCTTGAGACTCCATTTTTCGATGTGTGTACATATTAGAAGTTACGATAGCTTTTACACCGTTTCTTAACTCGATTAAATCTCCTTCCTTAACCATTTTGCCTCCGAGCAACATTGTTTTTATTTCTTGGGTTATTGTTAAATCTAGGATTAACCGGTCCGCCGTTCAAATAACGGTTTTTCTGAAACTCAGCAGTATTGTAGAAAAGCTCTGAGTCACATCGAGAACAGATTCCAACTCCTCTTCGTCGCTCTGTGCCCATTACCACTGTCTCTACAGCACCGCACTTTGAACATTTTCCAGACTTAAAAAACAACTTCTCATACATTGGGCTTTTCTCCTTTTAGTTAATTGCCTCAATACCTTTTATATTATAACTCGCGCGTACGCGATTTACAAAACTAATACCGGCGTCGCGTGGACTTGCGATACCGCGATTTCCTCTTAAATTGATTCTTATTGGCTGACTTTTCTTCGTCGCTAAGCCAACAAATTTCTGCGCAAACCTTATTTCCGCTCTTGGCGAGAAACTTCGGCGCGCCGCAACTATTGCAGCAATCTCCAGTCTTAGCAGACTTCCAAGTGCTCCGCATACGTTGGTACATACGCTCAACAATATCTTCAATGTTTCCAGTTCGGTGAACTCGGGTCGACTTCACAATCCCCTTAGTTGATCCTTCCCTTGTGTTATAAGTCGCACAAACTCGAATCGCGTCTTTGCCAGAGCTTCGGACTTCTTGACCAACGATAGTCGTAAAGACGTTAACATCAATATTAGCGTCTGGAATAGCCCGAGTAAAGACTCGTTCTGAAGTACCACGAACAGTGCTGGTCTCCTCAAAGCCGCACTCTTCGAGTTTATTGAGAATGCTCATTGCTAGCATTTCTCTGAGAATTTGAAGTTCTGGATCGTAATCAGACATTTTTTCCTGGAGTTTGGGTTCCGAATCCTTATTCCTTATATTATTATTATACCACACTGAAGGACTTATTTCACAGATTCCCCCCACAAACTTCAAACTTGTCAGCACTAAAATCTGAAACGCACGTGTATTTATCGAAATACTTTACGGGGTTTAGCCACTTTACTCGACAGTGAGCTTTACCGTCAGAAGCTCTTGCTGTATAACTCTCGACAGTAGCCATTTGCCCGTAAAACCACTTAGCATATGAACCCTCATCAACAAACATTACCAAATCACCTACTTTCATTATTTCCCTCAACTTTACGTAATTTTTGTAATTGAAAGCGTAACCAGGCTCCTATAAAAGGAATAGACCCAATTAGCGCTAGTAAAAAATTCCATTCTCCATGGCAGTTTGATAAGTGTTCAAACATTATGGTCTCTCCATTATATCTTCCCACCACTCAATACACTCTTCGGGAGAACTCTTCCCATCGCATATTCCTGGCGGCGGCTGTGGGACTCCCCAGACTAACAAAAAGCTCATTACTCCCAGAAAAGCACCCACTCCGAATCCGAGTAAAACAGCATTAACATATTCTTTATTGATTTTCATTGACTACCTCTAAATGATTGACGTTTAGTGTTATATTATCTTCACCAAAATTTACCAAGCAACTGTTTCTGCTGATTTGAATGACCACACCAACACGCCCAGCAATCTGCTTTTGGATCCTCATAAAGTATTTAACCGCTGTTAAATTTGCTCCGGACTTTAGAGCTGCTTTGCTTGGGCTGAATTTTACTAGATCTCCACTCTTCACTTGGGCACCTTGTTTAAGATTCCGTGAGACAGTAAAACTTCTTGCTTATAATCTTCAAAAGTAGCAGGAGTCATTCCTCCTCGGACAGTCTCAAGTTCTTCCATGGTTAATTCTCTGTCAAGTTCAATAAGCTCTAGATAACAATCATGCTCTCTTGATACTTTTCCATCAGACCAATAAACTTCAGCAGAAAATCTCTTGGGAAAGGCTCCGGGATAGACTTCAAGTACTACTCCAGGGTTTTGATAATCTTTTTTTGCATTCTCAAATACCCAGGCATCAGTATGAAAATTAACCAAATCTCCAACTTTCATTCTGACCCTCCGTAAAAATACTCACTAACAAAATACGTTAATACAAGTATTGCAATTGACCACCAAACAAAATTCACTGCTCTATTTTCCTCACTACTCTCTTCAAATATTTTCCAACGACATCAGAGCCAAGCTCTATTCCAAAAATCCAATCTTCATTAGAGTCTACAACCAACACGGTCCTACTCATATATTTTACAAGGTCGCCTGCACTAATCATTTTCTATCTCTGCTTGTCCAAACTCAACAGCAATTTTTGCATAATGCCGAGCCATTTTTTTACAGTACGATTTTCCTGTTTCCTCGTATTTTCGATTCCACCTCAAATAAATTGTGTAGTAGTCAGGAATACCTGTAAGACTAGATTTAGCTGGCTTTACTTTCAATTACCACCTCTCTACAAAAATCATAAGCTTCCCTAGAGTCGCTACCGACTTGAATCATACATTCCATTACTTCATTTAGAAAGTAATATCTTGGAGAATAAAAAAGCCACCAAGCTGCGAAACAGATGCCGGTGATAACTAAAACACCAGACAGCTCGATACAAAACCGCTTAGTTGATTCTCTCATTTTATATCCAGCTCTCATCATTATCACAAATCTCCATAGGGGGCATCTCTCCAGACTCCCAGCCACCGTGGCGCTCAATAACTTCAAGAACAACCGCACTTGGTACCCATCCGTATATTGTACTAGTTGGCGTTGAGGGATTCTCTGCGTACGGCAGAAGGAGGGGATCGGATGAAGATGGGTATCCAACCTCAACTGAAAAGTATGGACCCTGATCGTCTTTTGGGGTGCAGTAAGCGCCCTCATTTCCTTGTACTGACATCGAAAAACCGTCAGCGCATTTGATTGGTGAATATTTCTTTTTCATCTATAAATTCCTCGTCAATGCCTGCGGCATAAAAGTTATTTTTTTAAATATCGGCCGTGGAAGCCATTCAGGTTTAACAGTAACAACAACCCGAACTGAGAAGTCGTTAGCTTCTAATACAACCATTGGAGTCTTATAAGAAGCTGCCCATTTGACTAGCCAAGTGTCATGTTTCGATATGTAGTTTTTCTTTACTCTAACAAAATCTCCAGGATTTAACATTTTAACACCCGCACAGTTCAGCACATTGGCTAGCGATGAACCCAACTTCGAAATACCAGACGCAGAAAATGCCGGTGATGACGAAAGCTAGTTGAAGCCCCGCGGCTTGAAAACCGAGACGAGACTGTTCTTTTTGTAGTTTAGCAATTTGTTTATCTTGATCGGTCAAAAAAACCTTCCTAGCTAAAGTTATCGATTTTCAAGGTAATCTAGAATCCAAACGTCTGGCTCGCCAGTTCGAGCTTTTGCAACTCCATACGGCATGCGGATAGGACCGTCAAATGCAAAGTATTCATATAGTTTTTGAAAAGCAGAACTATCATAAAAGTCTCTGCTAGAGTTAATGTATTGCGGCATTAGAGCTACCTCTTCTGGTGAGAGATTAGCATTGCTGTAAATTTCTTCTAGTGACATAACACCTCCAAGAGTGGTTTAGGGAGAAGGGTTTAGAGACCTAATCTTTAGCTCCAGACGGCCGTATCGGCGCGAACAGTGTATCCCTAAGATACCTAGCTTTAGATGCCAGACGACTAACTCAATAGTACGAGCAGTGTCCCTATCACCTTATATTAATATTATACCACACTGAGAAGGGAATTTCACAGATTCCCCCAATTATTTTTAACTAGAGTTTCTTTTTATTGCAGTCAAAATATTGGGTTTTTCAAAGCCAGCGAAACGAAGAATATTTTCGACTCCCTGTTCTGTGTTTAAGTCATCGACGTTAAAGATTTTAACATTCTCTGGATACTCGGCTTGAAGTGTTCTACAACGGTTGTAGTAATCAGTACAATACATTCGGATAGCTTCTTCTTGTGAAACTCCATTATACTTTGGATATGATGCATCCCACTCGTTAGTCACAAGATTTGGGTCTTCATGGTCTTGAAGCGGGTTGTTGTTGTTTTTCTTAAATTTTGCTAAATAGCTCGTAACAATCTCTTCAATAGGCCTTTCGAGAACTATAAACTTGAAACTAAATCCGTCTCTAAGGTGAGGAATAGCAGCAAAACTGTTCATCAAAAATGGTACCCACTGAACGTAATATGATCCTACGTCTCCCACAGTATTCCAAATCATGGATTGATGATGAAGCTGTTCCCACCTATATTGAATTGCTGCATTGTTAGTTGTATCCCATGGGAGGATTGGAAAAAGCTCGTGAGAAACTAGAGCTCCTTCTTGCTCATTCAAAAGCCAAGCTAAAGAAGAAGACCCACATCTTCCAGGGCCGAGTCCAAACACTAAATTTTTCTTAAGTTTCATTATATTTCCTTATCTGTCGTTTCTAAAGCAGACAAAAGTTGGAAATCTCAATGACCCATCTTCTGTTACTTCTTGATATCTTACTTCTACAATCCTGCCAGTAAATTCTTTTCGATCATTCCAGATTTTTTCTCGGAGATCATCTGAGAATCCGGATCCAACCTTTACTGTTACACCATTATAGTCTATTACAATTGCCCCGAGCTTACCCTCGTGTTTACCTGTGCCCTCTTCGAAACCCATTATTGGAAGGTCAACGTCATGGAAAGCTTTAAATTTCATGACTTCCCAACCTCGACCAAATTTATAGGGAGCGTTAGGGTCTTTAATCATAGCCCCCTCATATCCCTGTTCAACGTATTCGTCGTGACAGCTCTTAATTTCTTCATAGTCTCCAGAAATTAAACATCGTTCTACTGGCATCAAGAGATCCCAAGCAGTGCAGTTTTCATTTAACCTCTTAAGAAGCTCTGAATAGCGGGCACTACAGGACATGCTTGTTTTTCGACTGTCCCACTCCTCTAGGGGAAGATAGTCGAAAAGGGCAAGATAAGTTCCCGAAGCGTCTACGTCATCTTTTCGGTAAGCTTGACGCATGAGCGAAATAAAGTCTTCGCCCATAAGCTCTCCGTCGTAGCATCCATCCCCAAGCTTGATCAGCTCTGGGCCGATAGTTGACTCAAAATTTGTTATATGTTTGCCAGACCTGGCAAACATATTGACTTCTCCATCCCTCACGATCGAAAAACACCTAATTCCGTCCAACTTGGGCTCTAGAATAATGTCAGATGAACCATTCAACCGGTTTTGATGGAACTTATTAGCCAAGGAGAGCTCGAAGGTCTGAATTAAATCTGGGAACGCCTTTTTGAGGGTTTTTGACGAAACTCCAATTGCGAGGTGCTTTTTTAAGATTTTCCTCATCCAGAACTCGTCTTCTTCTTTTACGCTAGAGAAACAAGCTGAAATTCTGTCAATTGCAGCATTTCCAGTTACACTTCTACTGGCGCATTCATCAGCAATCTTAAAAAACTCTTTCCAAGACTCTGTTTCCCCCAAGGGAAAATCGATGCGAGATCTTGTCTTTGGTACCTTAACTACATGGAAAGGCATCATGTGGTCAACACCATACTTTAGGGCTTTTTGCAACCTGGCGTTTTCTTTATGAGACTTTAGAATCTCAAGCTTAGCATTAGAGCTTGATGTATCTTTAATTTGCTGTAGAATTTCTGAAATATTCACGGATCACACTTTTTGATAGAGAGTTCAATAGTCTTCTTTGCTTCAATAACGTATCCTCCGTGCCTGTATACGAACCTGCTAGAAGTTGTCGGGCCTGTACTTACAGATATTACGTTTGGATGGGTTTCGCACTTGTCTGTTATGAGGTCTCGCATTTTGTCAGTTACTCCAACTTCATGCAACTCTTGAGAGAATTTCCTCATAAGCTCAAGATATTTCTCTTTATGCATTTTCATTTTTCTTCTCGGTTTTTCTTTTTACCAACTTAAGCTTATACAAATCTACCCATCGTACCGTTTCATTAACAAGAACACTTCCGGTTATTGAACCTTCACCAACTTTATGGTTGATCTCTGTCACAACTCCTATAAAGGGCTTCCCCGTCACGTAATCATGACCAATCTCTACTAAGTCTCCTATTTCTGGCGGGTCATTACAGGGATTTTGTTTCTTGTTTTTCATCGCGAATAACCTCGAGTTCATCAGTGTAGTGCACATTAATAGTTCCACATTCCCACATAACACGAGCTCCTTGGGGTTCAGTTTCTAGATAAGACAGCTCTAAATCAGTTTCGATAAACTCAGCGCCATTTCTAAAAAGCTCTTCGGTTATATTGATGTGGGTTTCTAAAACCATACCATGGTTATAATCTTCACAGTCTACATTGTTTACTAATTGACCCGCTTTAATCATTTAATTCTCCATGTAGGGTTTGGACCAGCATCTCTTCCAGGGTGCGAACATTATCTTCTGCCTCTGTAATCTGGCTAGTCAAGTCGACAACTTCCTTTACGATATCCTTATGTTCTCCAATCCCAGAAGCAGAGCTCAAGTAGACCTCAAGATTTGCCCGGGCTTTAAGAGCTTCGCTCTCATAGTGAATCACCGCTGCACGTAACAATTGTTCTCTCATTATTTCTCCTTATACTTTGTATTCAAAGTTAACTGTTGTTTCATTCATCCGCAGTTCAACTGCGTTATTCTTCAAGTGGAAACGCCGAGCCATATTTGTCAGTGGCGAAAGCGTTACGACTCGTGCAACATCTCCAAGCTTTTTAGCCATGGAAATAACTTGATTAATAATCTCTTTTCCAGCTCCTTTTTCAAGGCTCCAAACCGTGTATGGAATCATAATGTTTCCAGTTGGGTTTGTGTGCTCTTCCAGGTCTGCTACACTAGACGGAACGCATGTTGTTCTTGCGTAGCAGAGAAAAGCCTTCCACGCGCCGTCATCACCCCGGAGTCCATAGACTCCTCTTCCTGGCGCGGTTTTAAAATCTGGGCCGAGCTCTGGCCTCACAGGATCAGAGTCAGACCATAGTTCTGGATGGGGTGTTACGTCTTCAAGGGTGTGGTTCATTCTAGTGTCAATCCTTCTTTTGGAAATTTAGAGCTGTCGAGGTCTAGGGACATCATCACCCGGTCTCCTTGAAAGAGACGGGTACCTTTTGGAATTGGCCGGTATCCAAGTGTGTCTTTGTTCCACCTTAATATCTTCCACTCTTGGCTTTCAAAAGCAAACCTCTTAAAGAATGAGCCGACGAAACAGCCCAACACAAATCCAATTATCCCTACAATATAAATCATATTAGTGTCCTTTCAATTGTACACATTATATTTCAAAAGCTTTTGGGGTGTGACGGAACACGAAATAGGGATAGTAATCATCCGTATTGTCGGTTCCAAACTCCAGCCAGACGTGTCCATCTTCAACGTCAACGAGCTGGTATCCCACGTCGTGGGACGAGTACTCAGAGTTTCGGCCCTCATAGACCTCGATCTTTACCTTTCCCAGCGGCTGCCGAAAAAAGATTGAGTCCGACTTTTCTCCATATTCAATCACGCCAAGGCAGGAGCGGTATCCATCATTTGGGTCCTCAAGGACTTTAAACACTATGCCATCGACGTTGAACTCTTTTGTCGCATCATCTGCCCCATAGTAGTCCAAGACGAGGTCCTTGAGGGTCGCAAAGTGCCGGAACACCTGTTCCCGGTATGGCCGCTCTTTTTCTTGTTCTTCACAGTCTTCTGATGTACTATAAGAGAAAAAATCCCGCATGTTTAGCCCTTTTTTCGCTGGCGTTTTAACCATCTGGATAATTGTGTTTTTAACTGCTTGTGCACCTGTTCATCTGCCCCGTGTCTAATTGCGCCCTCAAGGGATTCAAGGAGCTTTTCAGCTGCCTCTACCGCATTAACTGTATATTGCTCTTCATACATATTCATTAACAATCACCATCCTTAGCATCTTCGATAACACCCACACGTTTCCCCTCGGAAAACGCCTTGATGACCTGGCAGAGTTCCAACATACGGCCGCAGGCCTCGAGTCCGATGGACTCCAGCTGGGAGAGAGCCTTAAGCTCCATAGCCTCAACATCGACCGTGACCGGTCCGGTGCCGAAATCGACGATAATCTCCTTGACAACAGGTCCCGCAACAATCGGTAGCGCGGTTCCCTTATTATTATTATATGCCGAAGCATAGTCCTGCTGTCCCATGATTTCATAGGCATAGCGTTCTACAGCCTGCTTGGCCTCGCGGAGGCCAATGCACTTCTCCCCCTCTGGGGGAGTCGCCGCGGCGCGAAGCGCCTTGATTGCCGCGATTTTTTTGTTTGCAAGGATGTTTTCTCGCATCTCGGCAACGCCCTCGGCTGTACAGATGATTACTCCCATTTGCTAACCTCTACTCGACCTCGGCAGGCCTGTTTATCTTTACGCGCCTTGGAGCTGGATTCGTCCAACCGTGCCGCACGCCCCCGCCAAGTGGCGGGGGTTCCGCCCGCGGCGAAATGAGCCCGACGGCGAGCCCCCTGTTCCGCCTTGATGCGGTCAAATTTTGTTTTACGCGACTTGTTCATTATCTTTCATTTCTGCCTGAATGTGAGAGACGACTGCCTTCTTGAGCAGCCAGCTCGGGATCGTGTGTTCTTCCCCAACCCTGTCAATCGGAGTAACAATGTGGCACTTAACCCAGCAGGAGCGCCCGCGTCGGTAAGACTTCTTTTCCTCACTGTTCTCCTCGGTCTTGGTTTTTCGATACCGCCGCCCGCCGGTGGTTCGAAAAATCAATTCTTGAACTTCCATCATTGTGCCAGATGGAAGATGCATCCAACCCCACCCCGTCGCGAGACCGCGCTGCGCGCGGTAATCCATAAACTTTTCGAAACTGATTTCGTCGATAAGTACGACGTCGTTTGTTTTAACGTATGCCACTTTTTTCTCCAGGGCTGGGGTTTGTGTGTTCCTTGATCTTTATAGTTATATTATACCATATCTGAAGAGCTATTTCACAGAAACACCGCAGTTTATGTAATTGTTTGACAATTAAAATAAAACCACCACATTAAATCTGAAGGGGGCTGAGTTGAGATGTACCCTCTCCAATATAGTCCGGCATATTCGATAATTTGAGAGCACGTATGCAATTTACTCTCCTTCGTATTTGGTCATATTTGAAACAATGTAACCAGTATAGATATAGCCATTGTCATGCTGGACTTTAGCCATGGTGCCACCGTAGTAAAGTTCCACCACAGTAAATTCTGGCTTAGAACCCTTTTTGCGATCTTTGATTCGCGGGGCTCGGTAGTAAACTCTATCTCCTACTCTAATTCTTGCGGCCATCTCGGCCTCCTCTCTTGTGGTGGGGGCTGTGTATCCCCTATATTATTATAATACCACACTGAGAAGCAAATTTCACAGAAATGCTTAAAAAAATAAAAAAAGGGAGGGGCTTGCGCCCCTCCCTCCCCGAAGGTGTCAAGCCTATGGCTTAACTAGACAGAAGGTGAGTCTTCAGAAAGTTCTGCTGTGAGAAAATTCTGTAGAGCTCGTGCTTCACGAACGGACATCGTGAGTCCTACGGTTCCGGTAGAATACTGCCCATCTACTGGATTCGTACTGATCGTAACAGTGTTGGCACCTGCTTGGTGGCTGGTGGGGTTAAGGCTTACGCCGTATGTGAAACGCTTGGTTGACTTCTGGTTAGTGTATGACATGCTTTTTTTCTCCTTCATTTTGAATAAGCAATTTGTTGGTTGTTATTCCTTCCAACTATGATATTATATCCACTGGTTCAGGGTGTACAAGATATATCAAATAATTTTTTATTTTTTTAGCCCCCCCCCTCGCGAAAAACCGGCTTCGCCGGTTTATTAGAAATTCGTCCGGCATTGAAGGAATTCATAGTTGGGATGTGTGCACTGCAGGCTTGAGGTAAAACTCTCTAAATCATAAGATTGAAATACTTCGCTTGGACAAGCGATATAACAGTCTGAGAGTTCACCAATTGGAAAGCCAAGATAAGAACACTCAAAGGGGATAAGGTGCAAAGCTGGAGTTGTTGCTCCTGCATCGACCTGTTGAATTTCTCGAGGTCCAGAACCACAACACCCAAAGCTAAGAATAAAAAATAAGAGCACGGTATTACGCATGATAAAATACCCTTCTTATCAGTAAAGATAAGTAGACAACATGTTCCCCAACTTCATTGTCAGAAAAAAGCAAACTCCAAATATCGTAACTGATGCGGTGGAAAGAATTAGCCACCTTTTAATTGATTCTTTATCCATGATGGTATTATAAGCCCTTATTGCAACTTGTTTAGTGGTCTAATATCTGTAATCTTCAGGTTTATAGGGTCCATGAATTGGTACCCCAATATATTCTGATTGATGTGGTAGCAAAGTATCTAGACGAGCATTAATATGATTTAAGTGAAGTGAAGCAACTTCTTCGTCTAGACGCTTTGGCAAAGTATACAGTTTGTTCTCATATTTTTCACCATGGTTCCAAAGCTCCATTTGAGCTAACACCTGGTTTGTAAAAGAACAAGACATAACAAAGCTTGGATGACCAGTAGCACAACCTAAATTCACCAGTCTTCCCTCTGCTAAGACGATAATATCTCTGCTAAGTTGGCCGCCAACAACACTTCTGTGAGGAATTTTATAGAGGTCTACTTGCGGCTTGATATTAACTCTTTCTGTCAATTTATTTAACCATGCCATGTCGATTTCATTATCAAAGTGGCCAATATTGCAGACAATGGTTTTGTCATTCATTTCAAGAAAATGTTCTGCACGGATAACATCGCAGTTTCCCGTAGCGGTAACAACTATGTTCGATTCTAGAATCGCATCTTCCATGCGCATTACTTGATAACCGTCCATCGCAGCTTGAAGAGCACAAATTGGATCGACTTCAGTAACTATTACACGACAACCAGCAGCAGAAAGAGAAGCAGCGGAACCCTTTCCAACATCTCCATAGCCAGCAACAACGGCAACTTTACCGGCCATCATCACATCAGTCGCTCTTCGAATAGCATCTACTAGACTCTCACGGCAGCCGTACTTGTTATCAAACTTACTTTTAGTAACCGAATCATTTACGTTAATTGCCGGAACTGAAAGAACGCCATCGTTTTCATACTCTTTTAATCTAAGCACTCCCGTTGTTGTCTCTTCTGAAATACCAGCAATATCTTCATAAAGATGGGCGTGATTATCAAAAATGTATTTTGTTAAATCACCACCGTCGTCCAGTATCATGTTTGGCCCAAGTTCTTGATTAGGAGCAAACCACAAAACACTTTCTAGTGCTTCATTATATTCTTCGTCAGTCATTCCCTTCCAAGCAAAAACTGGAATGCCTTTACTTGCAACATAAGCAGCTGCGTGGTCTTGAGTTGAGAAGATATTGCAAGTCATCCATCGCACGTCCGCGCCGAGATCGACCAAAGTATCTATCAACACTGCAGTTTGGATAGTCATATGCAAACAGCCAGCGATTCTAGCTCCCTTAAGAGGTTTTTCATACGAATATCTCTCTCTTAGAGCCATCAACCCAGGCATCTCGCACTCTGCTAGCATTACTTCTTGCTTGCCCCAATCAGCCAAGTCAATATTTTTTATCTTATAGTCCATGTTTTTTCCTTTGTTCATCGAATAAATTCATTAATTTATCTACAGATTTTTTGTAGTTTTTCTTATTTCTCCAACCGTTTTCTGGAATCAATGTATTTTTATCGATCAGGGGGTGAAGAGGTATTGTTTTCCCAGTCATAGAATGATATACGGTATCTTGAGTGGCTAGAGAACCGTCTAGAATACTATCAATTATATGCCTTGTTGTCTTTATTGATATGCGTTTACCTTCCCCGTACGGGCCACCGGTCCACCCAGTATTGACTAACCAGCACTGAACTCCGTGCTCTACTATTTTCTCTCTCAGAAGATTCGCATATTTTTCAACTGGTAGCGGCATAAAGGGAGCCCCAAAACAGGGAGAAAACGTAGCTGATGGTTCGGTTACACCAGACTCTGTACCTGCAACTTTCGCAGTATAGCCAAGAGAAAACTGCTCTACTGCTTCTTCAGTTGTTAGTTTAGATACTGGAGGTAAAACGCCGAAAGAATCGCATGTAAGCATAATAATGTTTTTAGGGTGCTTATGAACGTACCCTTTAGAATCAGCGTTGGAAATAGCTGATGTTGAATATGATGCCCTTCCATTCTCTGTATATCTGGAGCTTGAAAAATCAGGAACCCCATTTTCTAAAAACACGTTCTCTAAAATAGTGTTTGGTAATTGACAAGCGTCCCATATTTCGGGTTCGTCTTCTTGAGACAAATTAAAAGTCTTTGCATAACATCCGCCCTCGAAATTTGTTAATCCACTTGAAGTCCAAGCGTGTTCATCGTCACCGATTAAAATTCTATTAGAATCTGAACTTAAGGTGGTTTTTCCTGTACCGGAAAGACCGAAAAATATAGCTGGATTCTCCTTGTTCATATCAGTATTTACTGAGCAATGCATTGGTAAAAATCCAGCTTGTGGAAACTGATAATTCAAAACTGAAAAAACACTCTTTTTAATTTCTCCAGCGTAAAGAGTGCCAGAGATTAAAATCTTTTTCCTAGAAATTGATATGAGAACTGTCGGCTCTTTTAGTAAAGAGGGAAAATGAAAAACTTCATACCCATCTTTAGCTGCTAAAGAATCTATCGGCACAAACATATTTCTAGAAAACAAGGAGTGCTGGGGTAATTCTGAATATATTGAAACTGGCATAGAGAATTCTGGATCCCTAACAGCCTGAACTGTTTGTAGATAAATGTTTTCTGAGTTTTCAGCAAAAAAATCTCTGAAAATCTCCCAATATTCATCAAACTCTTTAGACTCAATCGACTTGTTATTTTCCCAGTCTATTTTATTAAGACTAGAATAGTCAACTTCATATCTTTTTGCATTCGGACTACGGCCTGTAAATTCGCCTGTCCATGTGTATAAAACACTATTGATTACTACGTTCTTAGAATCAGCTTTTGCTTCTTGTAAAAGTTGAGCTTCTCCGACGTTTACTTTCACCTATAACCCCTCACTTTTTATGGCTCCCCCGGCAGGACTCGAACCTACGACCCGCTGATTAACAGTCAGCTGCTCTACCAACTGAGCTACAGGGGAATAATATAAGAAGATTATAATTTATAAATCTGGGATGTATCAGCTATTATCGTTTTTCTTTTTCAAGCTGGAAACTGCTGCCCTTATTTCAGACTCATCAAGGCCTAATTTACCGTTCAGTTCCCACAACGCTTTTTCAATTTCATTAGTGACGTCTGGCATTTCAGCTAAATCTGAAACATCATAAACTTTCGGTTTTCTAAAATACTTTGCAATTTTCTCTCTTAATGACATACACTGCGCCTCCTGCTTGTCGCCCTCTATATTAATCTGTCGCCCTAAAAAAAAGAGGAGTTACAAAAGTAACTCCCCTCCTAAATATAACAAAGGTTACTAAACTAAACTCAAATCGAATCTGAGAATTTCACCTGTAACATATAATTTACTCAAATTAATATAGGCTTAAAGCATAGCCGCTCCTTAAAAAAATGGTACCTGAGGCGGGACTCGAACCCGCAAGCCCAATGGGGCGAGAGATTTTAAGTCTCTTGTGTATACCAATTCCACCACTCAGGCATAATCTCTATCAACCTCTAATACTTAGATTATATCAATAAGCTCAAATGTTTTCATATCTAAAATCTTTCTTTCTTATCCTACGGTACCAACAAGAACCGGAAGAATAACATAATCATCAGGATCAAGAGCAACAACACCTGCATCCGGATCTGCTAGATTACAAGGAACAAAAAGTGCTTTACCACGAGCATCATTTGGTCCCCAAGCATTAGTAGCAACATCAGCATCAGTAACAACACGAAGTGCGCCTTCACCAATACGAACAACACCACCAAAAGAAACATCACGAATAATACTAATAATTGCCATTTGTCTATTTTCCACCGTGATTGGGTACCATCCCCAATCAACATATAGATTATAACATATTAAGAGCAGTATTTCACGAATTGTCCGCAATTAATATTGAAAAAATTCCGTGCATATCTGAACAAAGAGGTTGGTGCCGCAATGGAGGGGGCTCGGTGTTATTATGATAGAAAATAAAAGTAGAGCTTGTCCAAGGTGATTCATCTTCAAGTTCTGAAGTACACCTCATCTCAAGAATATTTCCTGGCAATTGTCTCGAAGACCACTCTTTACAGCCTGCTGAAGCAGAGTTAACTGAAAATGCATCGATACAAAAAGATCCCGATGGATTAAAAGAGTCTAACCAAGTAGTTGTTGATTGTACACGCGTGTGAGCGCACCCAGCAGTAGTTAATAACAGCAAAATTAAAAGTTTTCTCATTTTATTCCTTAATCATAGCAAAAGTCGAGTAGTAGTCTTCGGGCTTGTGCTTATGTTTGTAAGCATTTATTTCTCTATAACCAAGATCCCAAAATGCAGTATTCACAGCTTCAACAACTCCGAAATTTTGTGGACGGTTGTATCGATTAGTGAAGTCATCTCCCGCGATGATTCCACCCGACTTAACTTTTGGATAATAGAGTTGAATATCATTTAAAACTGACTCATAATCATGGGCTCCATCAATAAATATAAAGTCTAGCTCTCCATCTGGTATTTCGCAAGCTGCCAAACTGGATTTTTCTCTTACCCAAATAGCGTTGCTTCCCCTAACATGATTCTCCACCCTAGATCTTGTCTCTTGATAAAGCTCTTCATCTAGATATTTGTTTACGGTATCAAGCTTATTTGAGTCGTCAGCGGCTTCTTTGCAAAACGGGTCTATGAGGTATATTTTTTTCACATCCCAACACTCTAGCATAGCCAGCGTGCTTTTACCTCTAAAGACTCCGATCTCTGCTGCGACAATATCTTTCTTATTCTTAAGAAGATGTAAGACCGGAGAAACAGACCCATAATACTTTTCTTTATCTCTGTCAAGTAAAAAACTCTGCCATTGATGGTATTTAATGTTTAACACATTTCGCTGGTTTGTTCGTTGGTATCTCTTAATCAAAGCTCAAGCCTTTTAATATCTCTTTAAATAGATTATATTTAGAATAGAAATTTGTATCGGCAAAACATATATAGATTAAAGGGAATGTTATGTCAATAAGAAAACTTATAAGAGAAATCATTGAAGAAGAAGAAGCAAATAGAGCTGCTAGCGCTACTATGCCAATGCCACAATTCCCAAAAGGGAGTTGGCACGCAGTAGAGCCTGGCTCAGAAGAATTTGAAGCTCTTCAAGACCACATATACAACTTGGTAAATACAGCTTATGCTGGAATAGGTGGCCACATAAAAATATCCTCTCCCCAGAGCTTAGGCAGATATAAATATTGGGTCGTAAATGATCATGATGATGATCCCGAAATAGACATTGCTATTTTTGGAAAGCCAGAGTTTGGTACTAAATCCGGGGGAGTTGGACATGATGGTAGCGCAGAATCTGTTAGTTTATACAAAAATAAAAGCGCTGACCTCAGAAAAGGTGGGACAATAGACGGTATTGGAAACTGGTGGGGAGAAGTTAGCGGAAAAGCTGCTTACGGATTAATATCACGAGGAGCTCCAGCTGTAGAAGATGAAGCAATGGTAGCTCAATTACTAGATGGTGACAGCTACACTTGGCATGGAGAACACCCTAGCCCAAATGCTCCAGAAATGTTTAAGAGTAAAAAAGGGTGGTACACTAAAGATTTTGGTCCCGGTGGTAAACACACTAAAATAATCTTAGGAATCCCTTCTTAAACTACGTTTATCCCTGATCAGAAGCCTTTCTTTTTTATCTTTAAACGTAGTTTATCTATCTTCAGGGCTGCAATATCTGTCATGAAGATTCGCGAAATATGCAGCTGTTAAAGCTCCAGCAGAAGTACCTGTCAATAAATTGATTATGCTTCTCTCTTCTCTTGGTATATCTATTACGTTTGCCGGCCTAAACTGGTGTATTGAATCTAATAAAGCAGCTACATAAGACACTTCATCAACAGCTGCAGCACCTCCGCCAGAAACACAGCACGAAATTCCTTCGTGGCCCATCCGCACTAAATCTTCATCTGAAAATAACCTTGGAACATTATTTTCGGGATCCCCGATATGAATTCTATTCCAAGCCTGATTATATGATTCTTCAAAAATGTCGTGAGTGGTATCATAATCATACTTATTGAAAGCTTTCCAGTCTGGATATTTTCTATTGTTTTTTTCTTCTAATACCTTACGAGTTTTTCCAGCATCTATTGCCATAACCGTAGGAAGATAAAATTCTTCTTGGCCATTTTCATCTTCAATTTTCATATAAAAATTCTGCATTATCTGCTGTTTGTCTGCAGTAGAATCTGTAAATAAAAACATGCAAGCTTTAACTAACTGATATCCCACCCCAACAAAACCTTTCCATTGAGCCCACCGAAAACCATCTTCAAATTTAATTTCTTTAGCTTTTTTCACTGGATAAACTGAGATTATTATCTTGTTTTTATCTACTGTAGCAGCAACTGCACCACAATTTGTAGTAACAGCACCGTCAGTGACCCAAAGACCGTTACCACCAAGCATTCCTTGCAGACCTTTTCCAGTTATCTGCCAAGCGCGCTTTTCGTCTCCGTGTCCTTGAAAGTTAAAGATGCCGCAAGAATTACGGCACGATTCTAAAACTTCGGGATCTAATGGAAGAAGAAGTGGTACGTTAAAGAAGTTGAATGGGATTGCAGAAGACTGGGATGTTAAAACCCAGATCGGAGTTATCGGATCATAACGATAGTTATCATGTGGCATCATTTCAGGCCGAAGAACATTTTTTGGTATTTGATCTATTGGAACATTATACGAAATAACACTTTGGTCTGTTGTCGGTATATAGGCAGTTATAGCTATCGGAGTTTTAAGATCTCCGCCCTTAAGTTCAGGGTCAAATAATTTCTTAAAAAGCTTTGACGAATCATATATACCATTTTCTATGGGAACGTTAAAGCCCCAAATTTTAATCTTAGCTAAAGCTATTTTCCACCAAGGTAAATGACACCCATCTGGCAACATATGCGCGAGTATTGGCATCGAGCTCGCCACCATTTTTTTAAAAGGTTTTTCTTCTATTATAAAATCTTCCATCGCTTCTCCCGCCTATCTATTACTAAGTATATTAAAAATTAGTGCGATTGGCAAAAGAGTTTTATTTTAAGCTCACTATGCTTAAGTCTGATATTTCATACCATTTTGGCTCTTTAGAGACAATGACTAGAGCTACATGCTCCCATCTCATACCAGACATTTCTGCTACTTCTCTTACTCCAGATTTCACTACAATGCCAATACCGTCTGGAGTATTAACTAGAATTCCGGGAGCTAATTCGGAATATTTCATTGGAAGAATACCAGTTTATTTTGCCGTTTATCAAGACACTTAATAACGCTAACGAAGATAAGTATTCCTCAGGATAATCTTCATTACAAGAATTGACCTCAACAATTACACCGTACCCAGTTTCAAACATATTATCTGAATAACAACTGGTGTAAGAATATAAAGAGTTATAGTGGTTAGAGACATAAACAATATCTCCAACCTTAAATAGAAATTCTTCTAAATTATTCCCTGATCCAACTAGCATATGTATCCATACATAATCCAATCATAGAAATAGCTTCCATCTTATCTCTTTGTTCTTCTGTCGCTTGATGCCAATTGATGCCAGATTCTTCCATATCATCTAATATTTCTTCGACATTGTCAACAGCTTTAGACAACGTTAAAGCATAAGAATTAATTTTCTTTTCAATTTTTTCGTACTGGAGATTCTCTCTTGCTTTGCTTAAATCTATTAACTTCATTTATTCCTACTTAAAATATGAGTGCTACTTTCATAAGCGCCGGCCGAAGTTTGGCCAACAAAGCAGCTAGTTGCTTGAAACATTGGAATAGAAGTGCAGCCAGAATAAGAAAGCCCGCTTCTAATACCGGTACAGAGCTCTTCTAAAACTCCGGAAACGTGGCCCTTAAACGGAACAGTCGAAGTTACGCCCTCAACTGAAGCTGTATGCCCTCGCCAGTTAATTTGAGCATCTTTGCTAGCCATTCCCCTATATACCTTATATCTCTCGCCATTCCTAGACCTAACATCCCCAGGGGACTCAGAAGTTCCCGCCAACAAAGACCCAAGCATAACAAAATCTGCTCCAGCAGCAATAGCCTTGACTATATCTCCGCTGTTTTTTATACCGCCATCAGCAATAATTGGAACTTCTCCAGCCAATTCAGAGCTCGAGCAATCCATAACTGATTGTAGGGTCGGCATACCATGACCGGTTTGGATTCTCGTAGAGCAAATAGACCCACCGCCTATTCCCACCCTAACCGAACTTGCACCCCACTCAGCCAAGTCTTCGTACCCTTCTCGAGTAGCTACATTTCCAGCCATTATGTGAATATCATATCCAAAAGTATTTCGAAGATTTTTTAAAGCTTGGCGCATAAGTGCGTGGTGTCCATGAGCGATATCAACACAAATTATCTCTGCTCCAGCATCAAGACATTTTCTAGATCTTTCTAGCATGTCATCCCCAACACCAACTGCAAATCCCACTTTAATAGAATTAGAATTTTTGCTGCTTCCCACAACGCTCTCTACGAGTGAAGCTTGCACGTCTGGAGAATTGTACCTATGAATAATGCCCAATCCTCCAAGTTCCGATATTTTTACAGCCATATCAGCTTCAGTAACCGTATCCATTGGAGAAGAAATAATCGGGAGTTGATATCGAGTATTTCCCAATTTGCTTGATATGTCTATTTCTTTTCGAGAAAAGACTTCGCTGTATTTTGGTACTAGCAAAACATCATCAAAACTCAAACAGTTCTTCATTTATAATCCCTTTAAAAGTCTATGATTAATAATATTCTGGTTATGCAAAGAGTACAATATTTAGTTAAATGTTGGAAGATATTCACATAGGAGATGTTGTTAAGCTAAAAGGCCGGTATAAAGACGCGGGCAACATTGGCTTAGTGATCGACATTAACAAATCAGAATGGATTGCTAAAAAAAGCGGATGGGTCTCATTTGACTTTGTTATCTTGAATGAAAGAGGAGAAATCATGAATGTTTCTGGTAGTTGTGTATCAGAGATAATAAACTCTAATCAATCTCCATCGACTTGGCTTCCTGCAGGCTGTTAGTCATATTTATTATGCTATCCATACCAAGCTTCCTTGGTTTTCTGATTACTAAGGATAGCTTAAGAGTATCTTTGTTTGGCATTGAAGCGTTGAGTTCCATAACCTTGACTTTCTTTCTCTCCAGCATTTCTTTAATTTCATTTATTATTCCCGGGCGATCATCCAAGGTTACTTTTAACGTGTGTGTCTTATAAGAAGTTAAAAATAGACCTTCAATCTTGTTAATTATCGTTAGAATAATAAAAACCGTCGCTGTGGTTATAGATGCCAGTTCATAATAGCCACTACCACATGCGATCCCTATTATAGCAGTTGTCCACAGAGAGCTAGCTGTGGTTAATCCTTTAATCGTCAACCCAGCCCTTAAAATGGCACCTGCACCAAGAAACCCAACTCCACTCACAACCTGCGCAACAATTCTCCCAGGATCAGAAGGTAAGTTTGGACTTGATATAAATTGCGAATAATAAATAGAAATAATTGCTGCTAAAGCTGCACCAACAGCAAGAATCATATGAGTTCTTAATCCAGCTGGTTGCCCGTTAATTTCTCTTTCTAAACCTATTAAAGAACCGAGACCAGCAGCAACAAATATTCCGTATGGAATCTCCATTATTTACTCCTGCTAAAACTTGAATTGGCTGGGGCAGCTGGATTCGAACCAGCAACGGCCGGGGTAACAACCCGGTGCACCTGCCTATGGCGCTTCACCCCAAGCATGGAGCCATCGATAGGATTCGAACCTACGACCTGCTGATTACAAATCAGCTGCTCTGCCAACTGAGCTACGATGGCATTACTCTTCCAATTCAACAATCTCAATAGTAAAATTCAACCTTTGACCAGCAAGCGGATGATTGAAGTCTAGAGTTACATTCTCATCAGACTGCTCTACAATTTTTGCAATAAAAGGGAGGCCATTCGGAGCTTTGCCCTGAATAGAGCCGCCTATTGTAAACTCAAAATGTTCTGGAAACTGGCTTCTTGGAATTACTTGAACCGCTTCAGGGTTTGTTTCTCCATAACCGTGTTCTGGATCGATGTAAAACTCTTTAGTTCCACCAACTTCCAAACCAACGCATGCAGCGTCAAATCCTGGAATCATTTCTCCAGAACCAACTTCAAAAGAAATCGGGTCTCGACCTCGAGAATTATCAAATTCTGTTCCATCGTCAAGAGTTCCTGCGTAGTGGACTTTAATTTTGTTGCCTTTTTGTACTGTCGTCATTTTTTATTTCCTTATTGGGTTAAAGTGGTGAGCCGCCCGAGACTCGAACTCGGAACCTGCGGATTAAAAGTCCGATGCTCTGCCTATTGAGCTAGCGGCCCTAAACATGTTCATACCTGTTTAAGTTTTTTCCGCTCGGATTTAATCAACATCACCTTGCTATCCTTTCGATATATTAATTTAATCAAAAACTAGGGGATTGTTCAAAACTTTTTTGCGTAAAACTTTTGGCAATCCAGGATTCACTCTGAGAGCTCTTGGCACGACTTCATGTCGAATATAATTTCTCATGTAAGAATCGTCTAAATTACTAGGGTCTTCAACGTATGGAACGTTTTTTCTGTCGCACCAATCTTCTAAAACCGCTTTTCTAGTGATAAGAAAGGGTCTCAGGTATCTACCTCTTTGCGAGGGGATAAGCTTTGGATCTCCGTGAAAAGACGTGAAAAGCCAGGTTTCAACGAGATCATCTAGATGGTGGCACGTAATAATTGGCCTATGAGAACAAAAAGGCATCTCAGCAACCCTGCTGAAAAAACCATATCTTTGATCTCTCCAAAACTCTTCTGTAGAAACCCCAGGCGGCTGTTTTTCTTCTAAGTCTCCAACAATGCATGGAATATCTTTAGACTCGCAATATTCTGCGACAAGATCTTGCGCTTGATTTGAAAATGGAGTTCCGTGATTAAAGTGAAGAACAACTACGTCTTTATTTTTAGAAAGAAAATCTAAAGCCGCCATAGAATCAGCTCCACCAGAAACCGCAATTGCGATTTTATCTGGAAGCTTCACGGACATTCTAATCATTGCGTTGCGACTCTCTTAAGAAGAGGCGTTACTTGACTAAGAGAACCCTCTTTGTGTTCACGAAGCTCAATGAGGTTAGAGTTTAGTTGGGGGACAATAATCCTGGTCCATTCTATAATATCTTCAAGCTGTCCTTCTGCAAGATTCTCTACGTCTACTGACTCAGTAAAGTAAAATTCGATAAATTGCATTTTTCGATTTTCTTTCATATAGAAATTACAATCAAAATCAACTTCAATATCTTTTTTCAAAACATCTTGATTTCTCTTTAGATACTCAAAGTTCTCAATCACTTTATTTGAATCTTTATCAGAAAGTTTAATTTGAACTCTAAAAGACTTTTCGCCTCTTCCATTTTGCCTAAAAGCTGCTTCAATCTTATTGTTTCCTCCGTAGGGAGAAGGCCAATCACAGTGATAATTTGGGGTACCATGGCCATGAGAGTGACGGCCTTTGGATACACCTGCTCTTGAAAGATGCTCGATCAACTTTGGAAAAAACTCTCCATAAAAAGACTCTTTAGAAGAAACCATTCTGGAAAGCTGAGCTTTTTTCTTTACTCTAGACAAAGCTTCTTGACTGGCTGGAATTACTTCAAATGTGACAGCTGGAAGTGAATCGTCAATTTGGTATACCTTGGCTTGAACTCCGATAATGTCAATATCTGGGTGGTCATTTAAAAAGCTTATGAGTCTTTCGTCATCAGAAGAAATGTCTTCAAAAACCCAAATTGCAATTTTAGCACCAAGAGCAACAGAATAGTGAAGAGTTCTCCATCCATGGCTTGGATCAGCTTTGCCATACTGGTTTTCTACAATCGCCAAATGTTTACCATTTAGCTCTACTAACATATCTACGTGACGCTGACCGTCTCCTGCCTGAAGTTCAGTGTCCAAACACTCCATCTCGAAACCTAGCGCATCTCCCATGACATCCATGTTCTTTGATAGCCATGGCGTAAAATGCTTTTCTTCTAACTGCCAAACACTTTTAAGAGACAGCTCATTAATAGTTCCAAGATTGATTTTCATTTGTTCTCCCCGAACATTAAGTAAATGGTCGGCTGGCCGGGACTTGAACCCGGAACCCTCTGTTTATGAGACAGACGCTCTGACCTGATTGAGCTACCAGCCGGTATTTGTTAATTCCTTACTATTAGATAATAACAACTAATAGTCAATTTTTCATTATTTTTTTTAATGAATTGACATTAATTTTCAGGAGGTAAGCACAAACCCTCTAAGATTTGAACTAAAGAATTATACATTGAGATTGCGTTATCTGAAAGCTCGAAATAGCTACCGCTTGTCGCATCTGATATTTCATCCCAACCATAAGATTCGTTGGTTGAGAATGTAAAGATTTTAAGCTGGGGCGTGGCCACAGCGGCTTCAATCACAGTTTGAGTGTTTATTTCTGGATCTAAATAGCTTTGCTCTTCTTCATCAGAAAAAACAATTATTATCTTATCGACGCCGGCTCGCCACGATACATCAAACTGGTCCTTTGGTGGGTGAGATTCTCCGACATCACCAGTCCAGTTAGATTGAGAAACATCTAAGGGGGCATTTCCTGAAATACTGTCGATAGACATATAAATCGCATCTAGTAACATTTCACTACTCGTATCCATTCCGTCGTTTCCTAAGCCCGCAAAAGAAGCTAAGAAATCTGGAAATGGCGATATATCAGATATCATAAACAACCGGTCTTCATCGGCTCCTGGGAGATTTCTTGGTCCAACTATTAATCCCCACTGTACAGCTTCTTCTGCCTCAAAATTAATCGCAAATTGATTAAGAGCAGAGAGAACAGCGTTGATTTCTTGATCCATTGATCCAGACCAATCTACTATAAATAAAACATCTGTGTCTGGAATCTCATTGCCCCAGTCTACTACTCCGTCGCAGTCGTCGTCTGCTCCATTGCAAATTTCGGCTGAAGGCGTCGTTTCTCCGACACATAATCCGGGCTGGAATTGATTTATTCCGTTTGTATTTCCCCAAACTCCTTCTATGCACATAAACTCTCCAGAAGAACAGATCCCGACATTTAGAGTTTCTGGTGGACCAGTATAACATTGAGAAAACAAATCTTCATCTATATCCCCGTTACAGTTATCATCATAATTATTGCAGTCTTCTTGTTCAAGAGGAATTCCAATAACTGGATCGCAAAATTCATTAGGGTCTTCAGGTAAATAAGCACACATTGCTTGACAATCGGTAGTTACTATTTCTTCGCAGCTAGGGTCTACGCAAACGCAAGTTTTATAACCTAAACCACACACCATTGGTGCTTCTAAACAAGGGAAAAAAGCCCCAAGGTCATCTATACTGCACAGGCACTCTAAGCCCTCATCTATATTTCCGTCGCAGTCATTGTCGAAACCGTCGCACACCTCTTCTTGTGGCTGGTCTGCTGTACAAGAAATCCAAGAACCACTTGAACAAGTTTCAAAACCTGGGCCGCAAATAGTGTTACATTCTTGAATTAGGTCTTCATCTATAGCGCCATCACAATTATTATCAATTCCGTCGCAGATTTCTTCAGGGACTGGGCCGCAAGATCCGCACTCATTTGTTTGACCCTCATCAATTAAGTCATCGCAATCGTTGTCTAGGTAGTCACAGATTTCTTCTTGGGGTTCAGGGCCAAAACAAATTTCTTCTCCCTGTACACAAACAGCATTTCCAGAACCGCACTCGTTTTCGCATGGGGTTACCCCCAGATCTTCGTCTACTACGCCGTCACAGTCGTCATCCGACCCATTGCAGACTTCTGGACTGCAGGGTTGGCATGGGCCGTGAAAGAGTTGCCCTTTGTTACACCAAATCTGTTGTTTTCCAAAAGTGCCATCTTCTAATTCACAGTCATACCATTCTATAAAATCTGCTGGGGCTAAAGGATTACACTCAAAAGCTAATTCACATTCTCCTTGACTTAATATCTCAGGAGGCGGGCATCCGTCATCTTGTCCATAAATACATGCATTGTTGTTCTCGTCACAGACATCGACCAAGACAGTCATAGTTCTTATGGAGTTATCTGGTGTTGGAGGGCAATACCATTGTTGGGATTTGCAGCATTGAGGGTTACAAGCGCACCAGCCTGAATGAGAATTCGATTCAACTGAATCACATGGATCAACTTCTACATCTGGAACGTCTGGAACTCCTATTTCTAAAATAGGGATATCAGCATCAGGGTAAACATGCAGTCGTGGGCCTTCGTCAAAATCGCCCTCTCCGTTGCGTTGATCTGAGCACGACCAAATCAATGGGAGCGCGATCAGAATTAATCTGGTCCAGCGCATCGCCATATTTTTAAGTATATGATTTTTTTAAAGACTTGAAAATATTTTTTCACTCGTGATACTATATTTAAAAATATGAGTATAGAATCAATAGGCAATCAAGCCACAACATGGGGTGTAGGAGCGATCAAATCTTCAGCTGCTCTAGGCACCGAAAAATCTGAAGAACAAACTATAAACAAGATACAAGAAAATGAAAATAAAGCTGTAAGCAACGATAAAGTATCTAAAATACAGCAAGAATTTACTTCTTTAAGTACTCAAGATTTTGTATCTCTAAGACAGCAATTTTCTCAAGGCTCTTTCGAAATTTTAGATGAAGTTATTTCTGATATGAAAGAAGATACTGAAAACGTCGGGAAAGCTATAGAAGCTATATCAGAACTCATTAAGAAAACTTCTAAAGACCATATTGGTTTAATGGTTTTAGAAAAAACTCTTGAAGCTCTAAAAGAAAACGAACCAAAATAAAAAAGCGCGGGGGATAAACCCCCGCGCTGTCAAATTATTTCACTTAACTATTTACTGAACGTTAGTACCAGCATCGACTTCGTCATTAACGTCTTGAACCTCTGTAGCAGCATTTTCCGTATTAACAGTATTTGTTGTAACAGAATTTACTTGGGTCGTCTCAACATTATCGACAGGGGCCGAAGCAGTATTTACTTCTTCAGTTTCTGAAACTGCTGGATTGTAGTTATACACTCCATACGCTCCAAAAGCTACGAGCCCAGTGAAAATTGCGAGCTGCAACTTTTTTTCAGCCCACACGGTCTTAAACCAATTAAACATATCAAATAACTCCTAGTTGATTGTAGGCATCTATAAACCCATGCCTTCCTGCGGTTTACGATTACTCTTCTACTGAAGAATCTTCGCTAGAGCCAGAATCTGCTACCTCTGCTGAATCTGACGCTGTATCTTCTTCTTTGTCGCCGCATGCAGCTAAAAGCAAACCAGCAACTGAAAGAAAAACCAAACTGCGAATTAACATAAAGTCTCCTTCACTCGGTAAGAGTGGATTATTCGCTCAAACAAAAAAGGCACTCCAAAGGAGTGCCTTTAGATATAAAAAAATGAAACCCTCAGCACTTCTCGGTTCCACCTCGTGACCATCAAACCTTTTGAGTCTGTCCCCTTGCGGGTTAGATGTAAGCACACGGAATAGTTAGTTCCTTCACGAGCTTTCTCCCTGTTCTTGATCGGTAAGGATCACGGAACAGCACGCCCTACTATCGCCATAACATTCTGCGCTCATTTGAGTAAGCTGTACACTTCCCCTCTAATTTGCGCGCCACATTTCCAAACCTTGGGTGGATGTCCATGTGACCCCTTTCGGGACGGTAGTTTTGTTGCCAATTCTACCAGAGAGACTTCTGTTACCGACAGTTGAATTCTAGAGGATCTTAATGGAAACTCTTTCCCAAGCCTTTCAGTTTGGTTATTGCCCTTATCCCGTTTTCGCGATGAATTCACAAGTCCGCGAATATCTTTGGCAGCAATTCCTCAGTGGTATGAGGACTCTTACCTTAGACTACTGGATGATATTCAGAGGTACCACCCCCTTTAACTCATCCCCTCTCTTAGTTTGGCGGCATGCCGTAAGACCGACACCTTCCAAATCGAGGTTTTCTCTACCAACCGCTTTCGCCGCTTCTCAGGAGCCAGTAATTCCACCTGAGTTTTGAGACCCGAGAACTAGGGTCTATACCTTTCTAAGTTTTTAAAGATCGAATTAATTTATTAATTATCTGTATTATAATGATGATTCATGCAATGTTCAATAAAAAGTTAATTTTTATTTTGTGTGAGAATCAGCAATAAAAGCCGCCCATGAATAAGGCTTAACTCTACACTTAAAGCCTGCGCCTTTTACCCATCCATTAACAGCATCGACAAAAACTCTAGTAGCTGATCTATGAGTTCTGCCGATATCTACATGGACCTCAATGTCTGCTTGAGGATATTTTTCTATTAAATCCATAGCAATGTCGATAGAATTTTGCACTTCTTTCATTATTCTCACTCTTAAAACTGTATATTTTTCTCTTTTCAGTTTTTGTCTGTTGAAAAAATATGTTGCATAAAATTTATCTACTTGGCCGTGCAAGCAAATAGTTGTTACAAAAGTACACCTATCACTCTTAACTTGGCTATCGGTGCCTATAAATACTTTCCCACCGCCAACAATATATTTGTCGATCCGAGCCATCAGATCTGTAAAGGGTATGGGATCTCCCGATCCTGTAAACCATCGGTCTTTCATTAACGCACCATATAACTTTAACTATTTGAGTATTAAGTTTTTTTCATAAATTGTCCAAAATGGTCGGGATGGCAGGATTTGAACCTGCGACCCTCTGCTCCCAAAGCAGATGCGCTGCCAGACTGCGCTACACCCCGTAAATCTGTCGAATTGTTTTTAGTTATCCCATATCATATTAAAAAGGTTACTGGAGGTGGTGCTCCCTCTGTTCACCTGCTTGTATTAAACCAAAGCACCTTAGCTAAAAACCATTCACTGATTTATAAAAACATTTTAATCTCTTTTTTTTACTATCTCTACACTTCCATCTGGTCTTCTAATTGTTATACCTTCCCAATCGCAAAAATCTTTCAAAGTCCCACCTGGCTTTAAATTGCAAGTTGATGTTTCTGGATGATTTGAACACCTTGCAAAACTTTTGGACCCCGGTGCTGTATTGTTGTGAGACCAAACAATGGGCTCAGAACACTTGGGACATAATTGTAGTTTTTTTAATCTAGCCATATTCATTTAAATATATGGAGCGGGTGATGAGACTCGAACTCACAACATTCAGCTTGGAAGGCTGACGCTCTACCAATTGAGCTACACCCGCATATAAATCATTCAACATGACCAGTTCCTATAACTTCCCACTTCATATGACTCTGAAAGATTCCTCCTAAATCTTGGGAACTAATTAATTCTATTCTATGTCTAATAAAATGTACAGCCGCAATTGAATTAATTGGAAACTGCTGTATGTAAGAACCCGGAATAATCATATATCCAGAGTCATCATCCATGCAACTAACTGCTCCTAAAAAAGTCGAGCCATCTGAACTATAAACAGCAACTATTATTTCAAACTGAGAATTAGGGACTGAAGGGTACCAATTGAATGTCGTTCCAGATTTACTAATCACTGCTTCATACGCGTAAGATGGATCAACCCACAAAAGCGTATAAGGTTCTATAGAATCAAAACCCTCTAGAGTTTGAAAAGCATTAACTATCGTGCCATTTTCACTGGACACCGTATGAAAAGTATTTCTACTATACTCATGCTCTAATAAATTAGTGTTAGACCAAGAACCATTTCCTGAAGGATAAAGGGGGATACTGTTAAAGTACGCTGGTTGTGTTGATGGCATTCCTTGAGAAGAGACATAAGTTTCGTATATATCGGTTTTACATGTCCCAACTTCTGTCAAATGGCTAGTATAGTCAGCAGCTGTTGGCAAATGCTGTTTTAATTCAGCAACAACTTGAATTTCGCTGCTAACTCCTAAGCAAGCTTGACAAGCTACTTGCTTAAAGTGAATTTCTGCGAATCCCACCAGTAAATCCGAAATAGAATCATTTGTGTCAACTGAACTGCTCGTATCAGTATCTACCGTTATATTATCTTGCTGCTGCGCTGTGTCATTATTTGGCAGCTTCATTATACTAACATCTTGGCTGCAAGCCAAAAACGCTAAAGACACTATGATATTTCCAAACATAGCGCTTACACAGATTTTAGAAAATTATAAAAACAAATAATAGCAAAAAAAGATCCAAGAAGGCCCCAACCATAATTGCCGTGATAGAAAGAGTTTACAGCAAAACCGCAATTAAAAGCTGCACAAGCAAAACTAAATGCGGAACTATTTAAAAAATTAATCAATTGTCATCCCTCAAAAATAAATTAAAATGGCACGCCCGACAGGATTCGAACCTGTGACCCACGGCTTAGAAGGCCGTTGCTCTATCCAGCTGAGCTACGGGCGCTCATAATATATTCTATACATAAAAAGAGAAGTTTACAATTTATCGATTAAAGACTTTGCTATTTCTTTTTTAAATCTCGTAGTTGACCACTGATGGTCCCTTTGGTGATAATGAATAGGAATACTCAAATGATCTCCAGTGAACCCTCTGCCTATATAATCAGAACCAAGAATACGGACGTCTGGGCTAAGAGTCTCTAACAGTTTAACAAGATCTGATTCAGTCCAATAAGGCTGGACTTCATCAACATATTTTATAGACATCAATAAATCGTGTCTTTCTTGAGCTGTCAAAATCGGCTTCATTTTTTTTGAATTTTCTTCAGATGGATCTACATGGAGACCAACAATTAGCCAATCGCAGACGCTCTTTGAATCTTTGAACATTTTGACATATCCTGGATGAATAACATCAAAATTACCTGCTAAAAAACCTCTTTTCATTTTTTACACTTCACCCTTTAAAACTATCCCAAAAAGAAAGAAAGTCTTGCCGAGAATCTTTCGCCTTCTTCTTGTCGAGAAATAAAAACTTGATTGGAACTGTTCTATAGCCACCGCCAGTTTGGTCCCACAAACACGCGCATGCTGCGATTTTATCATCTGGATAAAATCGTTTAATAATCCCTTCGTGTGGGGCAGCGCTATCCACCATTGGAAACCAAGCCTTTTGCTCCAGTTCCCAACCCTCGAATTCTAAAAGTCCGGGATCAACTTTTTTTACTTTATTTTTCTTTCTTCTAGCCATAATTTAAAACACACTGAGTAATACTGTTAAAATAATACTAACCAAGAAACAGAAAGCTGAAAACATTAAACAGCCTAAAAAGAGTTTCAACAAGAAGTCTAAGACGTCGCCGCCTTCACCGTCGATGTCATCTGCAACCATAAACGGAATCATAAAAAAATCAATGATAACACCTATACCGCAAAATCCTCCAGTGCAGAGATAAAGAATGCCTGTGTAAAATCGCCCTAAATAAAACCTATGAGCTCCAGCAAAACCAAGAGCAAATAAGAAAGCATAGGAAATTAGAAGTTTACGCATTTTTTAGCCTCTCTTCGATAGATTTACGAATCTCTTCGTGGACAAGTCTTCGACGAGCCCTCTTTTGTTTTGAAGTTGGTTTTGGTGAGCCAATACCATAAACTTTCTTCCATCCTTCAGTGGGACGTTTAGAATCACTCAGGGCTCTTTTCGAGATTTGCCGAAAGATTTTTCGAAACTTTCTGTTTACTTTTCTCCTCTCTTCGGGAGACATCTTTGATAGCATTTCTTCGAAATTTTCAATACTTTCCGGAGCAAATCCATTAACTGGAATCAATCCGGTCTCAAGATACTCAAGAAAAATCAAAGTTTCACGCAAGGCCAACTCCTTATAGTACTATTATACCATACTACGAGCTTTTTTTCACAGTTCTTCCGCGTTTTCTTTTTTTATTTAAGGTGTTTGGTTTGGGGTTTCTTGGTTTTTTTATTATACATCTGTCAAAAACAAAAGTTTTGTCTCCAGCAGATTCAAAAGGAATTTGCCAGTTTTTTCTTAAGTAATCTGCTTCTTCTTGGAAGACTAGCTCTGCCATCCAGCCAGAGTATCCGGGCCAATCAAAATTATTGCCCCTTGAAGGTTTAACAAAAACCCTCTCAATCAATCTTACATGAATATGGGGAATCGCGTCTCCAGCAGGAGATTTCACCAGCACAACATCGCCAGCTTTTTTCATTAATTATGTGTTAACCCAATCAGACTGAGTGTTGATTCTCTTATTAAACCTTTTGTAGAGTTCTTCTGCTTTAGAAGAATCTCCGGCAACGGAATCGTCTATAAGATCTAATAAATCTTCAGCTTCTTCCGAGGAAAAGAAAGCCCGAAAACCTGAAGGAAGACTCGAAACACTTTCTAAATAATTTGTCATATCAACTAGTAGTCTATCTTGCGGATCTGCTGCTAATACTCTGGATTTTATTTCTGTTTTACTAACTCCACCCCTGCCGCTAAACATCGCGTAGAGAGGTGACTGAAGTCTTTGAACAGACGAATAATCTGGGTTTGGAATCTTGAAGACTCTATCTGGAGTTTGAACCATTAAACCCTCTATTGGGCCGCCAAGAAGACTTTGGTCTACAGAATAAGCTATAATACTAGAAACTAAAGATCCGTAATCTTTAAGTTCAGACCTTTTAAGCTTTCCAGAACTAAGATTTGTTTTTGCGTCTTCTAAAAGCTCAATATCTTCTGGAGAAAGTTCAAAAGAATCATGGGAAATTTCTTCTAAAGAAACAAACCTGATTCCATCTTGAGATTGATTCAGCATATTTGTTTCCTCTGCTGTCAACTCTCCAGTATACTCTATAGCAGCCGGTTGGTCACCAATCAAGTAGTTTATATAGTCTGGTCTTGAAACCGCGTCTATAAATTCAAAAGCAAACCGTCTAGAAGAAACAGGCGTCTCTAAAGCTGATAGTGCTGTCGTTATTTGTTTTGCTTTTCCTCTAGGTTCTCCCCATGAGCTTCCAGCTTCTCTACCGCTTTTTGTCTTAGAAGAAAAAGAGCCAGTGTCAGAGCCGTGAAGTATCTCTGAATGGCTTCCAGCGAATTTTTCTGAAAAATCAAAAACGCCCTCTCCAGTCAAAACATAGTTTATAAGATCTATTATCTCTTGTTGAGAAAGATCTCCAGGTTGTTTTGTACGAGCCTCTTTGATGACTTGCTTTATTAATTTTCTCAGCTCTTTCATTCTAACACCGCAAAAATAAAGTCTCTAACTAAATCTTCACTCAAGTTAGATCTTAAAATATTATAGATATTTTCTCCATTAACACCAGGAGGCATGTAGCTAGAAAATTTTTCCAAGTTGCCAACTTCTAAATAGTGGCGCAGTTTTCCACCACTTACGTTGGGGGTGCCTTCTCCACGAGTGAACCTACCAGGATCTTCTTCGGCAGCAAAAATTACCCTACCTAAACTGCACATGGGCTCCATGTACTTTTCTCTAGAGACTTCAGGGTAATTTTGGGACGTATCTTCAGGATCTGAATAAACTGTATAGATATCGTTTTCATCACCGGTTGAACATGCTTGTTCAATAGCTTGGTAAACTTTTCTTACGGGAGACCCTCCATATTCAATGCTGACGTTTGAGGGCATTATTGCTTCAAGCTCTTCACTCCATATTCTCTGCATAGCGCTCCCAAGAACAGGAAACTCACCCTCTCTTTTTCTGTCTGAAGTAGAAACAAACAAAATTACTTGATCATTTTCTTCAGACGCTATCATTACTAGAGAATGGTGACCAACATGATATGGTTTCGCTGATACTGGAACTAGACCGATTCGCATTTAGAACTCCCAAAAGATTTTTTAATTACAACTAAATATATAGCAGAGCTTACAATTATGCTAACAACGACCTGCTCGATTATTCTCACTGCTCGGCTAGGTTTTCTAAGATATTTCTTTTTTCTTCTCAAACACAAAGATCACCTCTGGCATTTACAATTACAATTAGTTAACAGCGAATTTTTTGGTGGTAAATCATGAGATTGAACCCACCACCAAACAAAAATTGCTAACACTAAAGAGATCAATGCTAGTAAAGGACTTTGCGGGATTAAAGAATGTAAGTGAAACGACTTTTTTCTTTTTTCTCGCATGTTGATCTCTTGTTTTATGCATAAGAGATTATATTAAAAAACCAAGCTTTTTTCAAGAAGTAGCAACAAATAATTCTAAATCTACAGCTTCAGAATTTGCCTTGGCTTTTAAAGAAGTAAAATCGACGTATGAGTCGAAAGCACTTCCTGCAGCAGATCCAGAAATTTTAGCATTACTAAAAATAAAAGACTGCCCAGCATCTAGCCTCACATCGTAACGATTGAAATCTTCTGGAGTATTTGAGGAAGAAACAAAAGAAAGCCTAACCCAATTAGAGTTGTCTAAGTTAGTGACTCTTCCGTATTTAACACTATCAATACCAAAAGTTCCAGGGCCTACACTACCCGAAAGCTGTAGAAGCGTAGTCGTATCTGCTATCGGAACTGAAACAATTCTTTGAGACACGTCAGCCACGCCTTTTATTTTGATTTCGTTTCTATTACCGAAATCTTGATTATTTATTTTTACTTCTTCGCGGAGAACTACTGTTAAAGTTCCCGGATTAATTTTTGATCCCATATGAAAACTCCCTACTTTTTCTAATTATTCAGGAGAGAATCTATATTTCGGCTCTATTTCAAACATTTGCGGTTCTACAGAATCATCAAGAGTTTTTAACCATTCTATTTCTTCAGAAGCAGCTTCTGGATTATTAAACGCTTTCCACCAACATGTTACATTTGGATCCCATCGATACCTTCTTTTCTTAAGCTCTGAATTTTTATCTCTAGGGCTTCCCATTGCAAAAACTCGATAGTCTGGACTGGATGCGGTTTCAACCAATTCTTGAATTTTATTATTTTTTCTCAGAACATGAATCATAGCATCAACGTCATTTGCTGCTTGGTGGGAGTCATACCAGAAACCCGTCCAAGCACACAAAACTTCTAAAGCTCTAGATGGACGGCAAAACCCTCTCCAGAATACTTGATTCATGGAGCAAGCCCAAACGCTTTCAGTGTTTTTAAGAGAAGCCCTGTTTAACTCTTTTTCAATAAAGCCTCTGTCAAAACTCGCGTTGTGACACACTACAAAATCTGCTCTATTAAGAGTTGAGTGAACCCAATTCCAGTCTATAGATTCTCCTGATACATCTTCATCAGAAATATTTGTTAAAGACTTAATTTCTTCACTTAGAGGAAAACCGGGATCATTATAGTATGTTTTGCTTTTTGCTATAGCAGAAAACCCAAAGGTATTTCTATTGACTAAAGCAGGCCTGATGCAAATTTGAATCACTCTATCTACTTCAGCGTTCAATCCAGTAGTTTCAACGTCCAAAAAAACTACCATATAATCATCTTCGCTTCTCTCACAAGAAGGAGGATCTAGTTTTTCAAACTTATGAATCGTTACTGTTTTTTCGCCTTCAACCGCTAAATGCTTCAATTTTCATACTCCTCGTCTAGTCTAGCTTGTTCTTTAATCCCCATCAGTAGTGATTGTTCGAGCAAGCTAAAAAGCTGTTCTCTGTTATATTCTGAAATGTATTCTTGGCCGTCGCAAAATCTTTTCAAATTTTCAGTTAGAGAAGAATCTAAATCAATTAAAATATTGTTCAAATTCTCTACTAGCATATCTACTTTTTCGTCATCCCAATCACAAGCTTCTAAAATAGCAGTTTCGTTGTGAAGCATCGATATTTGTGACATCAAATATTGTATGGGATTCATTTTTACTCATGCAGCGGCATTAAAAGGTTAATCGATATTGTTGTTTCAGTTCCATCATCAAACTTGATGTGGGCTTCTGTTTTAAGGTCAGAAGTTCCGCCAACAAACCAAGCTTTTGGCTTTTCTCTATGTAAGGAGAGAACTGTGGCTTTTACCCTCATGTCGCTAAAAAGCGTTACTCTATCACCTGGTTTAATCATATTAATATCCTATAAGTTATTTTAAGTTTGTACAAGAAATTGTCAAAAGATACTCAAATATCTTTCTCCGCGGTCGCACAACATGGTGACTACAGACTTGCTTGGCTTGTTTTCTTTAACCCACCTTTCACTGGCAAGTATGTTTGCTCCGCTACTAATACCAACGAGAATCCCTGTTTCTCGAGAGAATTTTTTTGCTCTGTCGATTGCGTCTTGAGTTTTTACCACTAAGACTTCGTTCATGTCTTCAGCTTTTGCTAAGAAATCTTTTCCATCACTTATTCCTTGAATTCCATGAGGAGATTCTGCAGGTACTACCATGCATATTTTAGTGTCTGGACACTCTCCATAGATGTTTCTCTGAACATATTGGCGTACACCTTCAATAGTTCCCCCGGTGCCAGAACCATGAATAAACGCTCCCCACTCTTCACCTAAGTTCTCTAGTTGGCAACTTATTTCTCTAGCTGTAATTGTTCTATGACACTCTATATTATCAGGGTTACTAAACTGGTCAGGACTCCAAGCATTTAAGTTTGATTTCATAAAATCATCCCGCATTTCGATCGCTTTTTCAAAATCGCTGGGCGGGGCATCGATTATTTTAGCACCATAAGATTTCATCATTTGACGACGTTCTTCTGACATATTGCTCGGCATAAATATATAACACTTTAATCCAAGAGAAGCAGCTATAGCACTAAGAGCAATTCCCGTATTTCCGCTAGTTGCTTCGCAGAGCACAGTATTTTCTCTTATTTCACCATAGTGCTGGGCTTTCTTTACGACATAGAAAACCATCCTGTCTTTCACAGAACCTGTAGGGTTATATGTTTCTAACTTAGCATAAATCTTATCTGAAATTTTTATGAGAGGCGTATTGCCCGTAATCTTCTCAAACATTATTCCCTCATTCTGGTATTTTAATTCAGTGTATAGATGATTGTATGAATTAAACAGCAGAAGTTAAGAGCTAATTTTGAGTGTCAGCAATTTCTGAATCGATAGCTTCTTGAATGGCTTTTTCTAAAGCCGCTGAGCTCCAACCCCTTATTATTTCTACAATCACTAAATCGCTATTCAGTATATAAAAAGTCGGAAAACCCGTAATATTCCAGTATTCAGAAACTATCATATCTCTGTTTCCAGCAAGAACGGGCGCGGTGATGTTATAATGGGTACACCATCTTTCCTGAGCTTGAAGTGTTGGTGGAGAGTTTCCAGCCATATCTTCAATTAAAACAGTTACGTAAGAAAAGGGAGTATCTTTTGATATTTCATCTTGGGTTGCTTGGGTTTCTTCAGCAGCTACATGGCAATATCCACACCACTCAGTAGCAAAGTCTAAAACTATAACTTCGCCATAATGGGAATATAAATTCCAGTCTTTACCGTTTTGATCTTGGAGCGTGAAATCGCAAGCATGATCACCAACTTCGAAACCACATTCTGTCCAGTGGATTGGATCTGGTTGGCTTGTCTCTTCATCTACTGATTTTGATCCACAGCCTGGCGAACAGCCAAAAAGAATCATTGATAATATCAGAAAACGAATCATTGCGTAATACCGCCCAGTAAAGCTAAGTATTACGCAATGAGGTTTTGTAGACTAAATTTTAAGAATCAGAAACGTCTTCGAATTCTGCATCCACCACGTCATCATTAGGCGGAGGGTTAGATTCTGAAGTTTGAGCACTTGAAGCATTGTATAATTCTGAGCTCAGTGCATGGAGCTTAGATTCTAGATTTTCAAATGCCGTCTTCAAATCTTCTCCTGACTCTAAAGCTGATCTTCCCTCTTCTAGAGCTTGGTTAATAGAAGACATTGTCTCTTCAGAAACATTTTCTTTATTTTCATCAACCATCTTTTGAGTCTGGTAAATCAAAGAATCAAGCTTGTTTTTAGCTTCAACTTGTTCAAACTTTAGCTTATCTTCTTCTGCTGCTGCTTCTGCATCAGCAACCATGGATTCAATATCCTTATCAGATAATCCTCCCTGCCCTTCAATTCTAATGCTTTGTTCTTTTCCTGTAGCCTTATCTTTAGCAGCAACACTTAAAATTCCATTTGCGTCTAGATCGAAAGTAACCTCAATTTGAGGAATACCTCTAGGAGCGGGTGGAATGCCTGAAAGCTGAAACTTTCCGAGGGTTCTGTTGTCTTTAGAGAATTTTCTTTCTCCTTGAAGAACATGAATATCGACAGCAGATTGATTATCTGCAGCGGTACTAAACACCTCTGTTTTTGCTGTTGGAATAGTTGAATTTCTTTGAATTAAAACTGTATTCACACCGCCAATGGTTTCGATTCCCAAAGATAGCGGTGTTACGTCTAGCAAGAGGATGTCCGTAACATGTCCAGAAAACACCCCGCCCTGAACTGCTGCTCCAAGTGCGACTACCTCATCAGGATTAACTGAAGAGTTTGCTTCTTTTCCAAAAAAATCTTCAACAGCTTTACGAACAGCGGGAATTCTAGTAGAACCACCCACTAGAATTACTTCATCAATATCACCTTTAGATAGGCTGGCATCTTTCAAAGCATTTTTAACTGGAACAAGAGTTTTTTGAACAAAGGAATCAATCATTTGTTCAAACTTAGCGCGAGTTAAAGAGTGAACAAGGTGCTTTGGACCACTAGCGTCTGCAGTAATAAAAGGAAGATTAATATCAGACTTCTGCGCAGAAGACAGCTCAATCTTCGTTCTTTCAGCGGCTTCCTTTACTCTTTGAAGTACAATTGCATCGCCAGAAATATCAATCCCGGTGTCTTTCTTAAACACAGACATTAGGTGCTCAATCAAAATTTGATCGACATCATCGCCACCTAAGTGGGTATCGCCATTCGTGCTTAAAACTTCAATAACCCCATCAGCAATTTCTAGAATAGAGATATCGAAAGTACCACCACCGAGGTCAAAAACAGCTACTTTTTGCTCTTTTGATTTGTCCATCCCATAAGCAAGAGCAGCGGCTGTTGGTTCGTTAATAATTCTCTTGACGTCTAGACCCGCAATCTTTCCAGCGTCTTTTGTGGCCTGTCGCTGAGCGTCATTGAAGTACGCAGGTACAGTAATTACTGCTTCGGTTACTTCTTGACCCAAGTATTTTTCAGCTTCTCTCTTAAGCTTCATCAAAACTTGAGCTGAGATTTCTTGAGGGGATAACTTTTTGTCGCCAACAATAATCCGGCAATCTCCCGACTCACCCCCAACAATCTTATAAGGAACCTTAGAAAGTTCTTCTTTTGCTTCGTTAAAGCGCATTCCCATGAATCGCTTCACCGAGTAAATTGTTGTCTCTGGATTTACAACTGATTGTCTTCGCGCAGAAGCTCCAACTAACCTATCTCCATCTTTGGTATAAGCGACAACAGATGGGGTAGTTCTGGTACCCTCTTCGTTTGTAATAACTTTTGGATTTTTTGGATCAACAACTGCGACAGCAGAATTAGTAGTACCCAAGTCAATTCCGATAACTTTTCCCATTTTAACTCTTCTCCTTTTAGAATTAAAATCTGGCCCGAGATATTACTCGGGCCAGAAATAAATTTTTACTGAATTTCGATTGAAACTGGCTGAACTTCTGGGCGAGGTGGTACTTCAATTGTAAGAAGACCATTTTCGAACCGAGCGGTAGCAAGAGTCAAGTCTAGGTTATTGTCATAATTGACAAAAGTCTTTGTGAAAGACCTGCGAGCAATACGCCGGTCATTGCGACCGTCTTCCCCAGACTCTGCAGAAACTGTGATACTCTTCTTTTCAGGCGAAATATTCACAGTAAGTTCAGATCGACTAAATCCAGCCAAAGCAAATTCCAAAATAGTGGAACCCTCTTCACCTCGATAGATATCGGCTACTGGATATCCCTGTGTCGATTGACGAAGATAAGTGGGAAACTCATTTGAGAAAACATCTCCAAAGAGATCCTCAAGAACTGAGCGGCCCAGAAGGCTTGGACGATAAGTAGTAAGTTGTCTCGTAGTCATATTAATTCTCCTTTACTAAGCGAGTGTAATTTACTGAGGCTTCAAGATCCCAAACGGCAATCTTTCCGCCTGATTAAAAGATAATCACGGTATCAATAATGTACATTATATAAATTATTTTTTTAGACAATTATCTAAAATACAAAGAAATGAGGCACCTATTCACTGGTCCTCGCAGAATCAAGTTAAGAAACCGCGTCTCGGTCGTATGTCCCGTGCCTCCCTGCGGACTCACGACTTAATTATAGGCGATTCTTAATAATATCACCCAAATCTAAACCATGGTTATTACCGCGCTCTACAAAAGCATAAAGCTTTTCAGCCACAATAATAACATCTTCGGTTGCATAGGGATTAACCGGCTGTCGGTCAACTTCTTCTTTAAAATGCTCGTTCTCAAACTGACGAGCACCACGGCTTTCTAAGATACCAATTGCCATACCCAATAGGTCGGCGCGGATGGCATACCCGCTCTTCTTTGAATCACTCATTTTATTCTCCTTTATGTGTGTGTGTAAATGAGTTGTGGGTTAATCTCCACTATAGAAGAATATCAATAATTTTGCAAAGATAAAATGTCATACTGCGTTTTTGAGATTAAGCCTAACTCAAACAGCTTGTCGATACACTCATTATCTCTAGATAAATGCTTTGAGAAGTGGTGGAGGCGGCGGGAGTCGAACCCGCGTCCGCAATAGTCTAAGTTTGAGTCATTCACAAGCTTAGTTGATTAATTCCCTAACCAACAAGGTATCTCGAAAAAATCCATCCATCCGCATCGAGAATTAGGATCCACCTGTTAAAACAGGGTAACCGATTTTTGATCTTATTTATTTCAGTGAGATCAACCACTTATCCTAAATTGGTTAGATGGCCTTAGGAAGCCACCCGATTAAGCTGCTAGAGCGTATTCGTAATTGTCGTTATTGTTGGCAATTATAGTTGTTGAACTTTTAAGGTTGTATCTTACCTACTTGCACTCTCCCCCGGATTCTACCCCGTCGAAACCGTGACGCCCCCTTAAATTAACAGCAACTTTTGCATTCGCATGTGCAACATTCGCAGCACTTACAATTTTGATTTTTCATATCAAACTCCTTTTAAGCCGGTTGTATTTCTAACTATACTCTGATTCTCCAAAATTTTCAACTAATCAGAATCGTTTTTTATTTTAACTACGTCGCATTCCATCATAGAATATGCTACACCAGAAGCAACAATGGAGCCGTATATAGTGCCTGCTCCAAAAGCTAAGCTAATAAATCCTACTTGCATTAGCCATAGTTTCATTTTATACCTCGCACGCTCAAATTATAAATAAGCGTTGGTATAATTATAATTCATTAGAGTTGGATGTACAGAGTGAATACGATATTTGTAAACGACAGCCCAGTAGAAGTAGAAGTTGCTGATACTGACTTTAAGAGAGGTCTTGGGTTGATGTATCGAAGAGAACTTCCGGATACGCAGGGGATGTTTTTTATTTTTCCAGAAAACAAAGACCGCTCTTTTTGGATGAAAGACACTCATATACCACTCTCTATTGCATACATAAATGATAATGGGGTTATCATCAACATCGAAGATATGGAACCACTCAGCCTTGACAGCGTGAACTCTAAACAGCCTTGCAGATACGCTTTAGAGATGAATAGAGGCTGGTTTAAAAAAAATAACGTCTCAGTAGGCGATGAAATTAGAGGTTTCCATGGGTGGTGATTATAAAGTCTTGGGGTATATAAAACCAACTTCTTCTTTTCACACAATTGAAGATTGGCAAAACGCTGCTTTAAGATTACTCGAGCTTCAAAAATATGGAATGGATACTAGGGGCGGCGAAATAAGTTGCAAAGATATGAAATTTTGCAGCGATGAAGACTTTCAAGAATTTGTATCCATAGTTTCTAAGTATTTTGGACACTTACTCAAAACAGAAGTTCCAAGATACGATCTCTTAACAGAGAAAAATGTTCTTGATTTTATAGAAGACTTTGTCAACCACAGAGTCTGGGGATTAGAAAATGAATTCAACAGTTATTTTCCTGATATTGACGACTTGCGCTTTAGCTACTTTTATTCTCGTGGGGACATTGAACCGTATGTCCTCCTCGATGAAACCTATACGAATCAGATCTACGGATCGACGTGGAACCCGAAAATAGTAAATCACTATACTAGCGAAAAGGGCTTGGCAAACTTACAAAACTCAATAAGCTCTGGAGAAAGATATGACATTTCTTCTTTCACTTACATGGAAAGACCATTTTTTAGAAAAGAGTCTACAATTTGTGTTACGCTAATTGGTAATGTAAGAGCTGCTTTTCGAAGTGATATAAAATCTCTATCTACTGACAGTGGAAGAAGAGCATGTAATCTTTACAGACTTGAATATCCCGGGAAAGACATAAACAATATTTGTTTTGATTTAGATAGATGCGATAAAACAAAGAGAACTCACTTGTGGAATGAGTTTATAGTTACGCCAATCGAAATCTTAAAAATTCAAAAATAAACTTGAATCGCTAATATAAGAAAAGACAAGAGGATGCAAACCATTGTTTTTGCTGTCCACATAGACTCCCCCAATAGTGCCCAAGTTAAAATCGGAAAGACTAGATATGAAAGGCCGAAACCAATAAATCTAATCTGCCAAACACTGCCGCTCATTGCTTCATAGATAAGTCTAGAACCATAATAACCAAGCGCCCCAATTAGAGGTCCAATTACCATCGCAAAAGCTAACCCATGATTAGAGAAAAAAGATTCTAAAGAGCTATCTTTAATGAATTGGCCATTAGCTGAAAACCACACCAAAATGTGCAGCAAAACTATAAGGGAACTTCCAAACAAGAGTCCAGTTAAATTCATAATACTTCCCTCAAAGCTTTCATTGCTTCTTCCTGCTGTTTGTTTAGTTCTTTTGGTATCTCTACTTCAATATTTACGTAATGAATACCCTTATCACCCTTATGGTTCTCTACTCCAGCGCCTTGAATCATGAGAGTAGAACCGGGCTGGCATCCGCGAGGTACTCTTAACACCCAAACGTCATTCACAGTTTTTACTTTAATCTCTCCGCCAAGAGAAGCAGTTGTGAAACAGATTTTTTCTGTAGAATAAATGTCGCTATTTTTTCTAGTAAAACCAGAATAAGAAGAGGGAGAAACAACCTCTAAATAAACATCGCCTGGGGGTACTGTAGAATCTATAGAGTGACCAGCCTTAGAAAGTCTAATTTTTTGACCGGACTTTATCCCCTTTGGAATCTTTATCTTTGTGCTTATTTGTTCTTCAGTTACACCTTGCCCCCTGCACGCAAAACAGGCTGGTGGTGGCTCTTTTCCAGAACCTCCGCAAGCGCGGCAAGTCGTTTGAATAACCATAGAACCGTGTCTTTGAGTTATTTGTCCAGCTCCATTACATTGGCGACAAATAGATAAATCACGCTTGGTATCGAATCCAAATCCATCGCATCTTTGACAAGTTATTTGTCTCTTATATTGAACTTCGCTTTCACCGCCACTTATACAATCCATAAAGCTCAATCGAATTTTCAAGTGAAGCGGGGGATTCTTTTGGCGTTGGCTTCTTCTTTCTCTTCGGTGACCAGAACTTCGCTGCTGAGATCCGAAAAATTCACTGAAGATGTCTCCAAATCCGCCAAAATTTCCAAATCCACCGAAGGGATTTCGGCCATGGTCTGAGCTCATGTTAGAAAATGGATTAGGGTTATCATATTCAGATCTTTTCTGTTCATCAGAAAGCACTGCGTAGGCTTCAGATATCTTCTTAAATTTATCTTCCGCTACCTTGTTTCCAGAATTTTTATCTGGGTGGTATTTAACAGCTAATTTCCGATATGCTTTTTTTATCTCACTTTGAGTGGCATTCTTATTAACCCCTAAAATAGTGTAAAAATCTTCCATCACACAACTCTCTTAAGATATTTTGCTGGGACTGCTTTATACAAAGTGTTTTCAAACAACAGATCAACACAAAGAATCAAAGAATTTACTATAAACATTCTTCCGTGGCGATTATTTTGGTGAATAGTAGGTTGTTCATGTTCATAAGGAGACGTCATGACAATAAGAAAATCCCCCTCTTTTAAAAGCTTAAGAGAAGTGAATAATTCTTCTTGAATTTCTGTCGCGGTCATAGATTCAACTGATGGTAAATTTAATTGAACCAAGTCCCCTTTTTTAATAGCCATTTAAAACCTCAACTCTTCCCAATCGCCATTCCAATTGGTATACTTTACTTTCTTAATACCAGACTTGCGGAGTTCTTTCTCACAAAACTTACATGGCTTAGCCATTGTAAACTCATGATTGCATTTATTAAACCGCATAACTTCAATTTCATCTCCCGGCTCTGCAAATCGCAAAACATTCATTTCTGCGTGCATATGAGATGCCCAGGTGCCGTCAGCGTAACGCCTCTTGAACCTTGGGTGAGTTTTATCAGTATTTTCACCAACCCTCACAACCTTTCCGTTACGGCGCAAGATTGCTGCTAGGTGATAAGTGCGACCATTATTGATAGCTAAATCTTTAGCTCGATAATACACTTGGCATAGTTACCTCCTCAATTAATCATATCAAAAGAGAAGGAAGTGTTCAACTAAAGTTGGCATCCGGAGGTGGAATCAATTATGTCTTTGACATTTATTAGCTGATCGTCTATCATCATTAGGGGGATCAACTGAGTATCAGAGTGTTGGGCAGGGCCTATAACTTCGATAGGGTGTTGGATTTGTTTACCATACACAAAAGAATTAACTGCCCAAAGCAAAATAAACGTAGACAGCAACATAGAGACTTTAAGAAACTTCATAACTAGAAACCCTTTATAATATTCCTATATATTACTTACAGTTTAATTCTATCAATAACTGGATTGTAAGAATAACTAAGTTCACGATAAAGTTTTTTGATTACTTTCTTAGTTATTTCAAGAACGGCTCCTTCGAGCTGCTTTCCTTTTAATTCACGGCCCATTTCATCTTTGGCCATTTCAAGAATCATTTTTTGAAACTTAGAAGACTTGAGCTCTTTTTGAAGATTTTTTTGAAAGTCTTTGTTTTGTTGGACTCTATCAGCTTCGATTCTCTTTACGATCATTTTTTCGATTTCTTTTTTATCAGATCTTGTGAGTTCTTCATTTATAAGCTGGAGGAGTCTTCGAGATCTTCTCTTGTTTTCACTAAGGATAACTTCCATTGCTGCTTTATTTTTAACGCCATTTTCTACAGCGCTTTTAATCTTGTTTAAATCAGATAAAAATTCCATAACTGTTAGGCTGGATCCAATTTGAGATAAAACGTGGTTTTTTGCTGTGTTTGAGACATTTGAAGCTTCTAGAAATTTAATAAAAGCTTCACCTCTTGCTGGCCAAGAAGAAGGGTCTAGTGGTTTAAGAAGATTTTCCCATGCAGCATTAACTCCTAAATCATCAGCTCCAATCGCATAACTCCTAGCTTCTTCACCCCGGTTAGCATAAGCAGATTTAAGAGCATCTTTCAGGCTTTTTGAGTAAGGAAGGCCCGGGCTTCCAGCTATAACAGAAGCTATATCTACAATTTCTCTTTGTTCTAAATCAGACTCTCCAGCTTCAATTTTTATAATCTCTTGCACAACACTTTGAGGAGAAGCTTCGATTAAAGAAGGGTAATTCGCTGCTGCAAATTGGGCAGGTCCCCCAATTTGAAAATTATACGTTATTCTGCCGCTAGACTGCTGGCTGTTTGGATAAGGTGGTAGTCTTAAGGAATTACTACTCAAATTTTCTACTTGAAAATTTCCGTTGCCCGTAATCAAAACTATATATTTTTCATCACTTCTTTCTCCTCTGACAAGAGACATTTTAGCAATATTAGCAACATACCAGCTGATTATGGCTTTTACTTTATCATAGTCTTGAAAATCTACGGGGGATTGGCCATCTAACGTGGCGTCTATCAGTTCGTTATAAGTCCCTTTTCCTCCAAAAACTTCTGTCACTGAGTCTTGAATAAAGTTAAAGAGATCAGATTCTTCTGGAGGGGTAGTTTGAAATAACTGCTGTATGTAAACTGAGCTGTTGGCGTTAGTTGGACCTTTAATTCCCTTTGAGGTATCTGCAAAATATTTTACGTGATACTCTGTAGAACCTTTTTTCAAATCTGCATCTTCGGGCCCACCATCTCCCGGATCTAATCCATGGAGAAGGCCAAACAAAAGCTCGCCTCTACCAATAGATGGTTGGGGTCCTCCCGCTATATTCATCACCCAATCTGTACCAGGAGGGGCTTTAGATTTTCCAACTCCGGGAGCTCCCATTCCTCCCTTATTTAAAGTATCGTATAGAGAAGGATTTTCTATTTTTAAAACTGACCACTTTTTAGCAAAATATTTTGTAACAGGCCCCTCAGCATTTTTGCCGTCTATGTGAGCGCAAACATCTTTTGCTAGCTCCGGAATATCTTCGATAGATACGGGAGCTGCTTCATTTGGAATCATACCAGAAGACTTAAGAGAATCAGTAACTTCAGAAGCTGTTTTTCCAGGAGAAGAAACAAAAGTGTCGTCGCCAACTTCAATAGAAATAGTCTCTTTTAAAAGCTTGTCTACTAAGCTATCAACATTTGGAGCTCTATCCCAAACTATAGGGTTTTTAGACTTCATGGTCACCTTCCACTATTAATTATTACGATAGTCTAGGATAATAAACAAATTCTATTGTGTTTCCATCCGGATCTGTTATATAGTGATACGCAGAACCGTCTCTGTGGTAAGATGGACTGTTTGATGGTATATCACTCAACTCTTTTACTTCAAAGCCCAGATGAGGTGGATGCTGTGAGGCAACTGTAAGAGCTATCTTAGATTCACCAACTTTCAACATTGCCCAGGAATCATCTTCATAAATCACATCTGCCCCGAGGTTTTCTTTATACCACGAGGCAGAACTATTAATGTTATCAACATTAAGAGCTACATGATCAAGGCGCGTCACCTTCTTCTTCAATTCCGATTCGGCCGTCAAATTGGCTTTGGTATATAATTCTTCCTGCATTAGTCCTCGCATTTTCAATTATATCTAAAGCTTCTGTGTATGTACAGCCGTGCTTCAAAAATTCTGATATTCCGTAGCTTAAAACTTCTAGAGAGGTCTCAGCGTCTAGTATTCGCTGGCCTTTTGCTTTTTCATATAGTTCTTCAAATTCCATAATAATTCTCCCGAGAATATAAATATTCCGCCCTTATTCAAACATCACGGATGTTTCAAAATATGCCATGGCAGAAATATCGTCCCAGTTATTTTCTTTTTGTAGATCTTCAAATAGTTCTTGAAACTCCGAAGGGTCCAATCTACAAATTTCCATAGTTCTTTCTTTGATTTTTTCTTTTGCTTCCATGAGCTGTTGAGGTCCCAAAAGAGAAAATCTACTAATAACGTATCTAAACATTCTGACTTTTTCTGATTCTATTTCGTGCATCGACATAATGACCTCCATCACGAAACTAAATATATCTCTAAGCTATTTCTTTCTCAAGTTCTTCTTTCGGATCTTCTTCCGCTTTTTAATCTCTTGAGCTGACAGATGAGATTTTTTCTTCACTCGGCCAATCGAGGGTTTATCTAAACCATCCATTTCTCTTTGCTTTCTAGCAGAACGCAAGATCTGTTTTCTAATCTTCCTCTTATACATATCAGCTGAAAACTTGTTGGCCCTGTCAAAAATCGTCTTGCCATCTAAATGATCAGCTTCGTGCTGAACCGCTAAAGAAAGTGGCGGCTCTAGATCTATTTTTTTTCTTTCTCCAGAAATATTATCGTATTCCAAAGTTATATTTTCGTGTCTTGTAACGCTTAGTTTCGCTAAAGGAACAGAAAGACAGGCTTCTTGCCATTTCCACTCTCCTTCTTCATTACTAAACTCAGGATTTGCTATAACCCAAAAATTTGAGTCTCCTATCTCAGCATCAGGATTAACAGCGTCAAACCTAGATGTGTCGATAACAAAAACTCTCTTGGAGATATTAACCTGGGGAGCTGCTAAGCCAGCACCGGGGATAATCTTAAGTGTATCTATTAAGTCTGTAGAAATCCACTTGATCTCTTCAAGATCCGCTGTTTCGGCTTTTTTACTCAAGCATTTAGCCGGCCACTGTTTAATAGTTCTAAAAGGCATTTACTCCTCCTCGTTATCTTTTTTTGTAACTAATGGAAAGGCGCAAAGCGCGCCGTTTAAAACTGCTAAAGCTGATAGCTCCATGCTGTCAAGAGCTATACCGAAAAATAAAAGACAACAGTTTATTCCTATTGCAAAATATAATATGGATTCTGGTACTTTAAAATTCATCAATGAAAATCTTCATCATCAGGCTCTTCAAACTCTATCGTAGAATTAATTGCTCCGCAAGCGCCGCACTGATAATTATTAATCTCTGTGTTAGATTCGAATATTAAATTAGCGTCACTAACCATAGAGACAAACTGAATCCACTCTTCAAAAGTAAATTTAAGAACCAGCGATTCTCCAACTGGAAAGATGACCAAATTATTCTGGCCATCTATTACTATCCCGTTTTCTAAACTGATCATACTCTACTCTGGATTATCGGTTTGAGTTTTGGGAGCTGTTTTCGTTGTTCTTTTTTTACGAGGTTTTCTTTTTGAGATATCAGTTTTTTGAGCTGTACTTGTTTTTTTACGACGAGTATATTTTCTTTTTGGTTTTACAGAAGGTTTTTCTTCTGGGATTTCTTCAACTTCTATCTTTTCTAAAATCTTAGAAGGAGTTGGCTCTAAAGTAATTTGAGCTTTTTCTTCACGGACAAACAAGTGTTCCACCTCTGACTCTAGAGGTGGAACACAGTCTCCAGTATTGATTCTAGAGAGAAGTTGCTCGTAGCTTCTAATATCCCTACTTTTAAAGTAGGAAACTAAATCTAACTTACGTATTTTTACATAGTCTTTCCAAGCAAGAGCCATTTTTTCTCCTAAGCATAATCAAAAAATCATACTATTAAATATCAATATATTCATGAATGATCTCTTGTACACATGACTGAAATCTCGGATCGTTAGCCAGCTTTTGAGCATCTGGCCCACCGTATTCTTCTGTGATTGGCTTTGCAATCTTTTGCATAGCTCTCAAGAAAATATTTCTAGCGGTAGAATGATTCATATTGTGACCATCTTCTGTCATTTTTTCAGCAATTTCTCGATATCCTAAGCACCCGTCTTGGCTACTAACAGTTGCATATCCAGTTTCTACTTTATGTCCTTTTGGCATACTCATTACAAACACCTCTCGTTTAGTTGTTTAAGTTCTTTTTTAGTGATTGGAAAATTTTCATGATCGTTTGGTTCTTCTTCAATTCCAAAGCGAAGCCGCACGACCAATTCTTCTCTCTTAGAAAGAGAGCCTAAAGACTGTCTAATTAGACTTGCAAGTTCTTCTCTTTCAAGCTTAGACTCCATAGACTCGCTTTCGTCTGGAATGATTTCTGAAATTCGGCGTCCGCCATCATCATTCCATGAGACTGTTGCATCGATAGAAATTGCAGGCCGAGCGCTTTTAATAATAGAGTCCAAAGTAGACTTCTTTACGCCCAAAATATCTGCAACTTCTTCTGGAGTCGGCTCAACTCCAAACTCTTCTTCGTACTCTTCTTTGACGACTTTCATCTTCCACAACAACCCGCGAGCGTGAGTTGGAAGTTTGATCTGTCCAGTGTTTGAAGAAACATGCTTTCGAAGTGCTTGCTTAATCCACCAAACTGCATAGGTGCTAAACTTAAAGCCCTTTCGCCAATCGAAACGATCAACAGCCTTAATAAGACCTAAACTAGACTCTTGGATAAGGTCTTCTAGTTTGCAACCAGTGTTTGTATAGTTTTTTGCTAGGCTGATTGCTAGCCGAAGATTGGCTTCAATCATGTGATTTCTAGCAGCTAAGTCGCCCTTTTCAATTCTTTGAGCTAGCTCAACTTCTTGCGATTTAGTAAGAAGATCTCTCTTTCCTACTTCTTTGAAAAATGAAGATAATTCATTACTCATATTTTTTCCTTGTTTTAAATGTTTAAATTGTTAATTGTTTATTTATCTGCGGGTGTTCTTGCGAGGTCGCCTCCCTTCCATGAATTTTTGATGAGCTTCCTTACGAGCTCTGCGAATATTCAGCTCTCGCTGAAGATAACACAGTTCTGTTTCTAGCTTAACCCGCTTTTTATGAGAAAACTTGTTCCCATTCAGCAGCTTTCGCAGAGTGTTGTACTGGCGATCCAGATCACCATCAGAAATACGACCGAGCTCCCTCTTTTCAGACTCCAAAGTGCACCTCCTATTCAAATTATGCACGTCTAAACCTCACCTTGTATAGATATTATACCACATCTAGACAACTTTTTCACGAAACATCCGCATTTTTTTTATTTTTATTCGTCATATACTATAGAGCAACCTACTGACAGCAGAGAATTAGCTGCTGCAACAGAGTTTTCTAAAGCGCATCTCACTACTTTCTTTGGATCTATAATCCCAAGCTCTAGTAAATTTCCAAATTTTTTCTCTCTAGCATCATATCCAACAAAATCTTCTTCTTCTAAAAGCTTGTGGATTATCAAATCAGGAGACTCTCCACAATTAACGCTAATGTTCCACGCAGGTGCTTTAATAGCCTGAAGAAGCATATTATATCCAGCATAAAAATCAGTGTCCCAAGATTTATTAGATCTTACTTTTGAAGATGCTCTCAAGAGAGCTAAGCCGCCTCCAGGAAGGATCCCTTCTTCGACAGCTGCTTGAGTGGCATGAAGGGCGTCTTCCACTCTATCTTTTTTCTCTTTTAGCTCAGTTTCAGTAGACCCGCCGACTCTTAAAACTGCTACAGCTCCCGCAAGGTTCGATAACCTTCTTCTCAAAACATCTGTTTCATTAGAGTCTAGACTTGAAGTTTGCAACATTTTTTTAATAGCAGAAACCCTTGATTCTATTTCATCACTCGAATCAGCAGTCACAAAAATTGATTCATGTCTACTGATTATAACTTTTTTAACTCTTCCCAATTCTTCAATTTTAGTTGGAAAATCTTCGGCTCCAGAATAAGATTTTGTGTTGAACATCAGCGATAAATCGCTCATGGTATCTACCCTAGCGTTTCCAAACTCGGGGCTTCTAATTACACAGACTTTTAAAACTCCCTTAATTGAGTTTAAAACCAGGGCTTTCAATACTTCACCCTCAACTTCATCTGCAACTATCACCAACGGTTTACCATCTCTAGCGCAAACTTCCAAAATAGGAAGAAGATCTCCCATTGAGCTTATGACTTGGTTTGCTAAAAGAACTACAGGGTTATCTAGCTCACAAACTAATCTGTCACTATTAGTAACAAAATACGGTGATACAAACCCCCTGTTTAACTTAAGTCCATCTACGACATCCAAGGAAGTCATAAAGCCTTTTGCTTCTTCCACTGTTATGATGCCATCTTTTCCAACAGCATTCATAGCCCTACAAAGAAACTCGCCGATCTCTCTGTCTCCATTCGCAGAAATAGTTCCTACATTTATTATATCTTCGTCTCCCTTAACAGGACGGGACATTTTATCTAGCTTGTTTAAGACTTCATTTTTTGCTGCTATCATCCCTTCACGGACTTTTACAGCGTTGTGGCCAGATGTGAGAAGCTTCATCCCTTCTTGGAAAAGAGCTTGAGATAAAACTGTTGCTGTGGTTGTGCCATCTCCAGCGACTTCAGCTGTTCTAGACGCAGCTTCTTTAATAAGTTGAACTCCTAAATTCTTATAAGAGTCTTTAAGGTTAATCGACCTGGCAACTGTTACACCATCTTTAGTTAAAATAGGAGGGCCATCAGCAGATTCAATAATAACATTTTGCCCAGATGGACCCATTGTGGTTTTTACTGCGTTTGCTAGTAAATTTACACCCTCTAGTAATTCTTCTCTAGCATCGTGAGAAAAAACTAAAACCCTATTTTCATCTTTCATTTATTACCCCTTTAACAAAGACGGCTTAGAAGATTCTCTAAGAAGACTTGCGCCCTCTTGAATCGCTCGTTTTTCGCTAGTTATAACGTTTTCTGCGACCAATATATCTCCTGCCCAATATGCAACTTCTTCTGAAGAAATGACTCCATTCAACCTGAGATGGTCTAAATAAATTTTTTCTAGATAATTTTGTTTGCTCATTTTAAAACTCCAAAAGTATCAACAAACTTTTTCCATGGCTTCTCTTTAATAATAGAGTTAAAGCCAAAATTAGTAAATTGATTTAAAACCCTATCAATATTAAAACAATTTTCTGACTTCTGTATAAGGTTTTCATCTTCTATATCATGAAATTTAATCATAAAAATATTATGGTTGAAGGTATCATTTCTTGAAGGGTCTTTTGATAAAAATTCGTTTAGCAACTCTGGATCTTTCGTCATCTTAAGAGCGGTTTTATCTCCAACCCCCTTAAACCCTTGAATGTTATCAGAACTATCTCCTCGCAAAGCTTTCCAAACGACATAATCAAAATCTGGAGGCTCTACAAAACTCTTTTTAACAGGGTTATAGACTTGAATATTACTATGCTCAGAAAAAACCTGGTGAAAATCAGTGTCTGTAGAGACTATAATAACTTCATCTTCTGAGTGGTCTTTATATGCTACATGGGCAATAATGTCGTCGCACTCATAGTTAGGGTGTTTTAAGACAGTGATAGGAAAATCATTAATAAGAGCGTTAATAATCTCACGTTTTTGATTTGAATAATTTTCGTCTACTTCGTATTCTCTAGTTCCTTTATAGTCAGGCGCTGCTTCTAATCTTGCTTTCGGGCTTCCCTCTAAAACAAAATAAGCTTTTTCAGCATCTAGATCCTCTATCAATTTCCTAAGAGATCTAAAAAAATTGTATGTTATTGTGTGAGGGCCTTGCTTTTGCCACCGGGCAGAAAACTTAGCTCTATAAAGTAAATTGTAGCCATCTAAAATAACTACTCTAGTCTTTGAGTCTTGCGACACGGCCATCTCCTAAGTCTACTAAAGTACTGTTGCCTGATTGATTTTCAATAGGAGAATCAGAACTGGCTTTCTTTTTTGCTATCATCATAGGAGCAGCTGTTTCTCCCCATTTCTCTATAGCTTCATTCGTGGCTTTTTCAACCAAAGAATTTATGTTGATTTTAAGCGTTTGAAAAAGGTGGTCTTTCACTTTTTCAGGATTGTCGAAAATAGACCCTTCAAAATCTGAAAGATTTAACAAAGAAGAAGCGCCAGGAACTTCTACATAAAAATACTCTTCTTCACCAGCTATAGTTTTCTTAGTTACTTGCTCAAAAACTCTAGCTGGAAGTACAGCATTTCTTTGCGGATCTAAAAGATAAATAACTTGGCCTACATTATACTGCATAAAATCACCTCTTTACTAAAAACTATCTAAAAACCTAAAAAAGTACAGTTAAACTTTTTCTAATGAAATTGAATAGCTTGCAGGGTTAGATTGCCAATACTCTAAAGATTTCTTAGCCATTTTTTCTTCATACAGAGTTTCAGCAGCAAGTAGCTTGGCTTTAGCCTTTAAGATAAACTGCTCATTTCTATTTTCGATTTTTCCCACTAGAGGAGTACATCTTTCGATGCAGTTTCTCACCAAGAGTCTAGACTTTCCTCTAGAGCCTGGAGCTGGAGGTTTAAAATCAGAAACAGTCAAATCTTTAAAATAAAAAACTGCGAAGTTTTCGAAATATTCATCGCAGCAAACATAAAGAAAATCGCAACTACCTTTACGCTCTAGCGTTGCGTAATCTGCTTGAAAAGCCCATGATCCGCCCTTCCTCTTCGTAGTTATCTTACACTCTAGTTCTTTGTTGATTTCGGGAACTAAAATATCTGGTTGTCCCGTCCGTCCGTCAGAAATAGCGGTGCTAAACCGCTTTTGAATTTCTTGGCAGAAAAATACTTCTTGGGGACGAGACATTAAGATGTTTCTGCGACCCAAGTCTTGATAAAAATCTAGATCATAATCACAGTGAACAGACTCTAAGTCCTTATGGAACTTCTTCATTTTTTCGATAGCACTTTTTGCCATCTGCGCATTTAAATAATGCATACACACCTCCTAACGATATGTTTATTATATCATAGTCGAGGGTATTTTTCACGCTTTTATTTAATTATTTTCCATTTTGTTTCTGACACTTTCGGTTATTTTCTGCCCTTTTGAAACTGCTTCTTGAAGAGGCTCAAGACCAAGAGCAATCCTCACCTTATCATAAGATGCGGCATCAAATTTTTCTTTTAAAACAGATAAATCGGCATACTGATGCAGATCGAGCTGAACTACTGGAACTGGGTCTCCGTCTAGTCCGGGCTCAAATTCTCCAGTTTCTCTAGACTCAAAAACAAAAAGCATTTTTGGCATCTCTTGTTCTTGCGGTACTTGAATAAATGGGATATGCGAGCTTATTCCATCTACTTCTTCTTCATAACAAATTTCTGGCACCCAATTGCTTGGAGCGTTATTCTTTTTCATTTTATCTCCTTTTGATGAAATAATACTCTAACTACGATTAATTTACAACTTTATTGTCTGGCAATCGTATTAGATTCGTCAATCTTCTCTGCTATTATATCTTTCATTTATTCAGTGTAATACTTTGAATTCTTTGATAGCATTCTAAAAAGTCTTTCTCCAATCTCGAGCTCCACCAACAGTTTTAGAACACTCTAGAGCATCTTCATAAGTAATATCATCATCTTCTTCAGAGTCAAACCAAAGAGCTCCTCTCAGCCTAACTGGCAAATACCTAACTGTTAATTCTTCCCCTGCTTTAATATCTCTTCTAGTTGTAAACTCAATAGTTTCATATTCGAAATTTTGCCGCCAAACAACGCTACAATCTCTTAAGTGGTTATAAACTGCAGCCCAACCCAAAGCATAAGCTAAAAATCCATCTTTCCACGCAAAAGGATAATCTTGAAGTATATGTCGACAGTTGTTAATCTCGTAAAGATGCTCTGATATGGAGTTATGGACAAGAACAACAGGAGCAGACTCTATCATTGTATGAGCTGGAATATCTTCTTTAGCAAACATCCCCCACCTGTGAATAGGAGACTCTGCGACTTCTACTCTGCTATCTATAAAAACTTTTGGAAATGAATTACGAGGTTCTCTAAACACTACACACTCACTGAAGAAACTGATGTTCGCATTGCTTTCAGTAATTCTTCAGTCTGGAGTCCGAGCTGTCCATATTCTGAATCTTCTATTATCTTTTTCACATCTGCATCCACATCATCTGGGTATAATACATCATAAGCATTTTTATGAGTCTCGTAAATACCGTTTGCTGCTTCGTGTGCACTTTGTCTTAATCTTACAATAATATTTCCAAACGCAACAGACCTAATTTGCTGCATTTTTTCTTCTTCAGTAACTGCAGCTAATTCTTCTTCTGATGGCTCTCTATTTCCTTGACTTGCAAGAACCATTTTTGCAGCTTCTTCAGATGCTCCGTCTTGAGCTGCTATCTCTTTTGAGTCTGCCGCTAACGAAGCTTCTAGTTCAGCTTTAGAAGGCATGCCTGTTTCAGGGCTTATTTGCTGTAGCTTATCAAGAACTGCTAAATAATCATTTAACCCTTGTACTGCGCCAAGTTCTCCAAGGATCTCGACTAAACTATTAGCAGATTTCACGTCGTCTAAAAGCTCTGATGCGTCATTAATCATGGCTTTTCTAGCTTCTTCAACCCCAGGGAGACCACCGTTCTCATCAATAATAAGATTAATACCTTCTTCAGTCAATTCAACACCATCAAAATCTCTCTCTTCAAATGGAGGGATATCTTCTTGCTGTTCTTCTTGCTCTAAAATCATATTAGATCCCGGATCATATCCGGCCATAAATAAACTGTTTAGACCGCGAAGGGCTTTTGAAATCAGTCCGGACTGCTCTCTTTTTCTTGCTCTTGCTACACTATTTCTATCGGGGCTAGCTAATTCGCCCGGAGTATAATCACCAAAACCAGCACCTCGAAAAAATTCTGCAACTCCTTCTACTGCTCCTCTACCACCCTGGGTTTTTGCTGCGACGAACGCGCCAGGATTTAAAAGGAATGCACCTATAGCTACGTCCTGGCTTATCGGTAACTTATCTAAAAGCTGCTGGGTTTGACCATCTAAGTCTCTCATTCTATCATTATGATTGTCCATAATGTTTTGAATTTTTTGCCTATTGAAGCTTGTCATGACTCTAAACAAAGTCAAGAGATTCGCAAGCGTTTTTTGAGCTTCAAGCTTTGCTATTTTTAAAACTTCTATCCAGGGTTGGATTAAAGCATCCCAAACTTGACTGGCAGAAAAATTAATTGTATACTGCTCAGAAATAATTGGAGACTCTTTTTTATTTTTTAAAGCATGCCTGATTGCTTCTCTTAGTTCTTCTTCGGTAACTTGTTGCATATTTCCTTCACCATTTTATGTAAAACACTGACTACCTCTATAAGTATTATAAAGTGGGTAATTCTTTCATGAAACGAGTTTTTACATTTTTATTAGCTTTAGGGTTGTTAATGCCAAACTTTACGATGGCAACACCCTCCCCTGATATATTCTTATCTTCTAACTCAGTTGTAAACCGTCATCATAGAGAAAGTAGAGAATCTTCGGTAAAAATAGTAACTCTTCGAGGGCATGGATCTGGTAGTTATTTCAGGGCTGGCCAAAGACATTTTATCCTTACTGCCAAGCATGTTTTAAGAGGGGTGGAAATTGTTACAATTCAAGCCGGAGGAAATGAGCTGGTTATAGGAGAGGTTAAGTGGAGATCTGAAACTCAAGATATAGCAATAATCGAGATACCAGAACTTCAAACAAGAAACCCTGCGAGAATACGAACTTCCAACATCAGAGAATTAGAAATTGGAGATGAGCTCGTGTATTCTGGATATCCGGGAAGAAACAGCTTACTAACTTCTGGAGCAATGGTCTCTGGAACAAACAATGGAAGATATATTCTACAAGGGTTTGCGTGGCCTGGGTCTTCAGGCAGTGGAATAATAGACGAAAGAGGAAAAATAAGAGGCGTTTTAGTAGCCATAGGAATCGAATGGGCAGCTGGGAATCCCCAACTTCTTGAAACAGTAGTTTGGATGGAACCCATTACCACGATGACGTGGAGGGAGATAAGAACAGCTCTAGAGTTATAGTTTTAAGTTTAGTCATCGTTGCACTTTCAGTTCTTTTCCAAAAGAGATTAGGAGGATCCTATGCGGAAAAAAGTACTTGCAGCATGTATACTAGCTATCACTGGTTGTAGTGATTACAACTTAGAAAAAATTGTTCAACTCGCGCCAGAAATCGAGGTTACTCCTCTGGAGCACGACTACGGAGCTCTAAACGCTGACGGGGAATCAAGCGAAATAACCGTGACTATAACAAATATTGGAAACGATGATCTAGAACTAGAATCCATTTATCTTTTAAACGATTATTCAAACTTTAATATAGAAGACTCTTACCCCTCTTTTTTGCAGCCTGGAGAAAACACTGAATTAAGAATTTCATATGATCCACTGACTTATGAAACAAATGAAGACCATTTAGTTATTATATCTAACGACGGAGATGAATCAGAAATTTATATTCCGTTAAATGGATCTGGGGATGCTCCAGTAATTTACGTAAAACCAGACTACTATGATTTTGGATTAACATATATCGGATGCGAAGACCAACTAGAAATTATTATTTCAAACGTAGGAAACGTAGACTTAGAAGTAAGCGACATAGATTACTACGTTACTACACCTCAAAATTTATATTCTGATCCTGAAGAGGCGAATGGGCCACTACCATGGACTCTTACGCCGGGTGAGGAAGTTTATTTAAGCGTAGACTATCTTCCGGCTGATTTAGTTGATGACGACGCATATGCTAGAATATCCTCTAATGATCCACTGAGGCCCGAAGTAGACGCTGTCCAAATAGGATATGGGGATTATGAAGATATTATAATAGACGTACACGAACAGGGAGACGTTACCCCCGTAGATATACTTTTTGTTGTCGATAATTCTGGGTCTATGAGTGCTAATCAAACGCAGCTAGCAAACAACTTTGATACTTTTATCAACGTATTCGCAGTCTCAGGAGTAGATTATCAAATTGCATTTATAACAACTGACGACCCAGACTTTGTCGGAGATATTATTACGCCATTAACTACAGACCCTGTAGCTGAGGCAACAAGTCAGATTGCTTCTATCGGATGGAGCGGGAGTCCCCATGAAAAAGGGTTTGATATGTCATACCAAGCAACTAGTGCAGGAGGAGACGCAGCCCCAGGATCTACTTTTTTAAGAGATGATGCCAGGTTAGTTGTTATATACATTTCTGACGAAGATGACTTTTCAACCACTATCTCTCTAGGTGTTGACATGGCTAACCACCTATACTCTCTTAAGTCGAGCCCATCCTTAGCCATAGCTCACGCTGTAGCCGGTGATGTTCCTTCTGGGTGTGCTGGAAACGGAGGAGCAACAGCAGCAACTGAATACAATAATGCTGTTGTCGCAATGAGTGGAACATTTTTATCGATTTGCGCTACAGATTGGGGCACCCCAATGGAAGAACTAGCTAGAGACTCAGTTGGTTTGGTACAGTTTGCACTTTCAGAACAACCAATTGAAGACACTATATGGATAACAGTTGATGGGGTTGTTAATACTGATTGGACATATGATTCAACTACTCAAGCCGTCATATTCAGTATTCCTCCGCCTGAAGGTTCTGAAATTGTTATAACTTATGCGCTATTTCCTGAATGTAATTAAAATCGAGACATTGAATTAATTAATCTTATCTCATTTGCAATTTCATTAAGCGATTCTGAATCTTGGACAGGGGGAATTTTTCCCCTGCCATATCTTGGAATTCCGAGAATGTGATTTAAGGGAGCAAAATTTCCCGTAATCTTGTATGTAGAGTCATTAAAGCCGTAATTAAAAACAAGTCCCTCTACCGGTGAAGTTATTCTGCCGCATTTTTCAAACTTATCAACATATCGTTCAATAAGCTTTTTTCTAGCAGACTCATGTCCATCAGAACAAGATTCTACCAGCATGATCGCTGCTTGAACTGAATTTTGAAGACGAGTTTTCTCCCTAGCAGAATCTTCAATCATCACAGAATCTACATTTTCTAAAATTCGAGCTCCCGTATAAGTCACAACTAGCTCAATTGGAAGCATAGCACTGCCAATAACTTTGTTTCTATTAACAGATTTACCCAGTTCCGAAACTTGATTTGCGATGTATGGAGGTAAACCTTTTTTGATTTTAACTAGAGAAGTATCTCCTTCTCCAAAGATATGAGCCATTAATTGCTTTTTTCTGTCTGGAGAAATTCGAAGATTATTGATAACCCCATTTTCTAAAGTTACTTTTGCAAAATCTCGAAGAGTTGATTTTGAGTTGCATCCAGAAGCCAGCATAATTTTATTCATACTGTCTTCAAAATTGCTTAAAACTCCATCTCCACGCAAATCTTCAAGCTCTACTAATACAGGAGGAGAAACTCGCCATTCATTACCATTTACCATAACGGAAAATTCTGAACATCCATGGGCATAACTACTAAAAGATTCTGCTATTCCTCCAGGAGCGTCTCCAAAAAAATTGCGTACCCCGTGAAACACAATCGCGCATTCATCATAATCAATGGTCATCGGGCGATGCTTGTTGATTAGATCGCAATTAACCCAGTTCCTACCGGTAAAACCAAATGGCCAAAACGAGTTTTTGGTAAGCCGATAAAGAGCTTCTGAACCATCTACAAAAGTCTGTTCTGCAGGGTGCCCTTCCATTAATTTTGCAAATTGAGGTTGAGTTAAACCGCCTGCGTCGCGATGCTTTCCACTAGTTGAGAATCGGAGATCTCCAGATGAGTCTACCCTAAAGTGGACGTTGATACCGTCGAATTTCTCTGTGGCCCTGAGATTGCCCGTACAGGTTTGGTAAAAGATTTCATTAATATCACCAAAGGTAAGATCTAAATCCTCCCAGAGGTGGCTCATGTGTCCGCCAAGTGATCCCATATTTATTCTCCTTTTATAATATTATTATATAAGAGAACACTGGATTTTACAAGCAAAAAATATCTAATCTACCATTCTCTTTTTAAGCTCTTTAGCCGAATTGACTTCACCAACAATAATTGGAGCATCAACCCCTCCTCCAGAATCTGGAGAATCTGAAGGATCAGATTTCTTTAGTCTTTTACGGGGTTTTTCCTTTGGAGCTGCACCCATTTCTACATTATAAGGTGCAATACTCGGTTTGGAGATTTTCTCTACTTCAGTATCTCCAGTGATTATCTGAGCTATACCATCTAAAAAAGCTTTTAAAGCAATTTTTTCAGGACCAGACAATCCTTCCCACCAAAAGTCAAATCTCTCTTTGACCTCTCCGTCTTTAAGAGACTTACCAGCCCTAATAATATTAAGCATTTTAGAAATATCTTCTGGCTCCATAGCCGAAGGTAGCTTTTGAGCTTTAACTGTGGGAGAAGCTTGGTCTTCAGGGGTTTGCTTAGGGGTTTCTTCAGTCGCATCCTCTTGTTCATCTTGAACAGATTCATCATTTTTTTCCGCTCTTAAACCAAGCTTATCAATCTTATCAGAAGTTTTAGACTGCTTGCTTTTCTCACTTTCAGTCATTATTTTTTCTAGCAAAATATTAACTGAGTCATTGGTCGCAGCTCTTATAAGATTGTCTAGAAAAGAGGGCTGAAAATTGGCAATATTACTCTCTTTAACTTGCTTTTTTCGACCGTGTAAGTTATTAGCTTCAGCTTCTTGGTCTGAAGTCAACCTATTTCTTTTTGTCATTTTTCTGCCCAGTGTTATACTTGATTCTATTTTGCCATCTTTCTCTATAGAGTCTATTGTATTCTCTCTGGGGAGAATCGGCATGCTCTTCGGTATATTCCTTAAGACGATCTCTTTTTATACTATCTTTCTTCTCGAAAGAATCCATAAATTTCTTAAAATATTCTGATACGCTCATCACTAACCTCCTGTTTCTAATTATATCTCTTAAGAAACACTGTTATTTGAAGCTCTGTGTTTAATGAATCTACTTCAATTTTAAACATAGATCCAGTAATTATATTCTTCTTAATCTTGATTGTACACCCTGCTCCGGGGTTCATCTTTAAAACGCTGTCTAAAAAACTATCAGAAACTAAAAAAGAAATAGCTAAAAGTTCTTCAGGATCACTAGAAGCATCAACAGAATATCCCAAAAACTTTCCACTAATGGAATTACTTCCACAAGTGAGATCCACAGATATTTCTGGAAGCGCTTCATCTTCAAAATCGATTCTCCCAAGTAGAGAATCACTTACTATCAAGTTATCTGGATTTTTTAAAACTCTTTGAAGTTCTTTGTCATTACCGCTCATAATCTATTACATCCTTATAGATTTGATCGAGCTCTTCTGCATATTCTAAATCTAACTCTGTTATTTCTTCAACTGAGTGAGTGTATACTTCAACTACTATTTTGTTGCCCTCTATTTTAATAGACCCGTTATGCGAAACTGATTGCTCATATTGCAGAACCTCTTTAACGAATTGCAGAACTTGGTTAGAGCCCTTAAAACTGAAAGACCTTGATAACCTTTGGGGTTTATCTAAAGTTATCCAAACGGGATCACGCTGTGGCTGTATTGGAAATTCTTTATTAATTTTTCCAAAAAGAGAATCTTTTATCTCAGCCTGAGTTGATTCATTTAGATATTCTTTCATGAGCAAAGTTAAGTTCATTTCTTACCAGTTTTTTCATATTGTGGAAATAGGTCTAAAAATAGTCTATATTGTTCTGGATCTTCTTGTTTAAGAAGCTCTACAAATTCTTTGTCTGCTTGTTTTTCGTCAGACACCTCAGCTCTTGCTTTTGCCAAAAGCCTTTTCATATCGCTTTTTCGAAGCCGCTTAGTGTAAGTCACAATATCAGCAAGAAAGTGTTGGTTCAGATTTTTATCAGCTTTTAAAGCATCTTTTACTATTTTCTTAAACAAAAAAGTTCTCAAAACTCTAAGCACTTCTGGATCGTTAAAAGTCGGATCAATTTCTACAAAATGATAGGAAATATAGTCTGTAGCGTCTTTAAGATCTTCATCATCTACATCTCCAATGTGTTGTAGATAATTAGCAAAAAGCCTTTGCAGCCCGACTGTTACTCCAGAATCACCAGATTTTCCATAATAAGGAGCAACATATTTTCCTTTTATTTCTCTCTTATTCGACTGATAAAACTCTTCAAATTCTTCGTCTTCTTTTTTAGACTTCATTCCAGAAGGAGCTCCCTCGCCGGCTTCCATCGCTTCAAGCTCTTCTTCAGTTGGTTCCCGATCTTCGTCACCATAAAGAGCGTCGTAGTGATTTCCAAGCTTAATACTTCCCCAATCACTCATCGCTTCATTAAGCAACAAATCTCTAATTATTTTTCTTAATCTATTTTCGTAAGTTTTCATATTTCCAGTAGCTCCCACTAATTCGGATTCTAATTCAGCTTCATCAGCTTCTTCTTCTTCCTGTTCTTCAGTAGGTTCTTCATCATCGTCGTCTTCTACATCGAGAGATCCAACAGCTTCTAGTTCTCGCTTAACAACATTGTAAAAATCATCTACTTTAGAATCAGGAACTTCTCCTCCAATAGCAGCCAAAGCACTACTCAAAGCAGCGGGATTGTTTGGAGAATATTCTTCATCATCAATAGGGGGTTTTTCGATAGCTATCCTGTTGGGCATTAGATCAGATGGCTCAACTGGTAAATCTACTTCTCCCCACGCAATAGGGTCTCCAGAGTCTTTGGGAATAGGTTGACCGCCCTGCCCTTTTGGATGCGACATATACTCTGATCCGTATTTTTGCCAAACATCTTCAAATAGAATTTTTCGAGCTGTAGCTCTTAGTTTATCACTCATGGAAACCCTCCAGATAATAACTATTAATCTGAATCAGATAATAATAAGAAACTTCAATTAAGAAATATAAATCAAGGAGTGTTTACAGCGTAGGTAACTCCAACAGTTGTAGCTGTACCTATTACTAACCCGATTGCAGTCCAAAAAACAGGATGCTCATACCATTGAGGAGGACTGTATTGTTCTTGCAGAAACTCAATTTGCTGGTCTCTTATCAAAAGCCTCTGGTTGTAGAGCTCTGTAGACGTGTCAAATCTAATCTGCAGTTGATCTATATTGAGTTGAAGTTCTGCTTCTTTTAACCCAACAGCCCTGGTAATCCTTAAATTACAAGACTCTTCTGTTAATTGCAACTCCGCCAGCATTCTTGCAGTAGCTTCTGTGTTAAAGAGAGTACCAGTAAATGGGGCTGGATCTCCCTCGGTAACAGTTGCTACTTGCTCATCTGCAAAAGCAGGGAGGGGAATTAACAAAGATTGTGCTAAAAAAGCAACAAGTGTAAAATGTGCAATAAAAGACTTCATAATATAATCTTATTGCCAAAGTTATTGGAGTAAATTAACCGTTTAAGATACCAGCCAATTTATTCCATCTTTCCATAATTCTCTGGTCTGTAGAGCTAACACTTTCTTTTTGCTGGTTTCCTAGAGCGTTTCCGATTGCTGTCAAAGCAGGAATCAAATCATCAGCGTTTCCATCAACTACATGCACGTTACTATGGTTAAGACCGCCGCCAGTACCGATAAAAGCTCCAGACCACCGGTGGTGACCATCTAAAATCTCTCCAGCGGAAGTTACAAAAGCCCCGCCCATATCTGAAAGATCTGTATTTCCAGTCCCTTGGAGGAAGGCAAACAAGAGAGATTTACCGGCAAGAATATTACTTTGGGTTGGAACCATCTTGGAGTTAGCAAGAGATCCACCGACTTGAACTTGAATGTTGTCATCTTTTTCGTTGCCATCATGCTTTCCTTTAACTAGAAAAGCGAGGGCTTTACCAACAGGATCTGCGCCACCGCCAGCACCGACTAACTTTCCAGGCCCAGGGAATTTATCTTCTTTAAAAAGACCCTCTTTTTTTACCTCTGGTTCTTTTCCACCAGCTATAGCTTCTTGATCTTTGTCTGATAGAGAACTTATCCAAGCATCAACACTCTCTTCCCCACCAGCATAATCTGCTTCGAGGTCTATGTTGAATCTTCCGCCCGGAGACAGGGCGTCTTTAACAGCAGGAGCGTCGTCGCCTTCAAGAGCAGGCATCTGGTTCTTGGGTAGGCCGCTTCCTGGCAAAGCACTTCCGACTTTAGATATTCTAGAAGCTAACTCGCTCTCTCCTGTCTCTTCAGCCCAAGCCTTGATAGCCTCTGCTCCACCGGCTTTTCCAACTGCACCTGCAGACCAGCTTGTTGCATTCATCATAGCTTGGATAAGAGGAGCGTTTTCATCTCCAGAACTTAACTGCTTATAAGCTTCAGCCCCATCAAGGTCAGCAATATTAGTACTAGTGTCAACAGCAGCAAAATTGGCCGCAGCCTCTTCTTCTTGTTCTCTTAATACAGCTCTATATTCTTCTAAAATAATCTTTCTAAGATCTCTTGAATCAATTTTTTTAGCTGGCTTCTTAAAGCCATAAATTTCCGAAAGCGTCTTTGCCATTTTAATATCTCCTATGCGAAATCGCCATTAACTAGTTTACCAGACACAGATTTCATAGCAGCTAATACTACCTTACGAATCTCTACTGTTATATCATTTTCTAAATCATACGACGCTGCGTCCACTTGCTCTCTCCACCAATCTTTGGCTTCAGCCTGGCTCATTTCACCGTCATTTGTCATGGAAGGATCACCGGGATCATAGGCGCTCATTTCCATATCATGCCACTTATCGACTAATTCTCCAACAGAGCTGTCCCAAGCAATTCTTGGCCAATGGTGGTCTCCATTAGATCCATCTGGATTTTCTAAATCGATTTCGTCTAGACTCCCAGACTCATTTTCTGTATCAAGACCTGGCTTAACTCCGCCACCAGCCTCAGTTTCTTCTAGAAGAATTCTAATTTTTTCTTCTTTAATAATTCTTCGCAATTGATTCTTGGATAATTTCATTATAGCGCTCCCGTATGCATTAATTATATAGCTTAAAGCCCATTATTTCAGATATCTTTTCAGTCAACACTTCTGGGTCTTCTTCTGACTCTTTTAATAAAGCGTCGATTTTCTCTTTTTTATCTTCTTCCAAGTCATCAGAAAGCTCTGCATATCTTTTTTCGACATCTTCGATAGTTTTTTTGTATTTATCATTTGCTTTCTGAAGCTCTTCTATTTCTTTGAGACGCGATTTTTCAATCGCGTCCAACTCTTTTTCGTGATCTTCTCTGATTCTGCTTAAAACTTTTCCAGCACCAGAGCCTCTTCCAGCCAAAATCATTATAACAATTGGAATAGCAGCGCCTACTAATAGCTGCCAATATTTCTTACACCAAGCCCAGGCTTTTTTAAGCCACGTCTTGAATGTTAGCCATGCGATTGCCGCAGTCATTATCTTTTAAACCCGTGCTTCCAAGAAACTGCAGCATCTATAACAGTTTGACCACCGATATAAATAGCTGCAATCATTCCCCAGATATCCGGAGTAAGTGTACTCCATATCATCAAACCAGTTGCTGTCAAGAAAACAAAAAACTTTCTAGAAATCATCCGACCCAAAATTTGGTCTAAAATCCCAAGTTTTTCTCCCTCAATCAAAGCCTTGGCTTCTTTAATATCAATATTATTATCTGCCATGTTTATCATCTCAATCTCCTAATTCCAGTTATTTCCATCGTCGTCATCGTCATCATCTTTATCTCTGAAAGAAAAACGGAATTCATTTTTGTTGACAGGTTTCATCAACGCATAAAGTACATCTTGGAGACTGGTAACCTCTTCAGCTAATCCTTGATAAGTGGTAAGAATTAGCTGCAAAGAAACTTGAACGTCTTTGAGGTTTGTTTTTATTTGTTCAAGCTCTAAATTACTTTGGAGTAACTTGTTTTCAAGCTCTGAGTTTTTGAGCGTCATCTCCTGAACTCTCTTTTCTAACTCACTATAGTTCCCTTTAAAAAATTTATCTAACATCAGCGACCCTCCAGAGGGTTTTCTTGATTGATCGCGTCAAAAATACTTTCAGCATCTGTTGAGTTGACTTTCTTTTCAAAAACCCTGTTCTTTTTATTATATTCGATTTCATCAAGAAATTTAGTAAGGGTCTCATCCCCATCAACTATTTTCACTGCAAGAAATTCAAAAACCTCCTGCATAGAAAGCTCTCTCTTAAACAAAGCCATTCTAAACTCTGTGTGAGTGTCTTTGTTAAGATTTATATGAATTGATTTTTTAAGTTGAAAGGGACTTGATGTCATTAAACAGCTCCGCCTCCACCGCCACCGCCAGCGCCAACTGCAAGCGGAGCAGCTACTTCTATGTCTTCTAATTCTTCTATCTCTGAATCAAAATCTAAATCATGGCGCAATCTCAAAATTTCTGCAAAAGCTTCAGCAACTTCTTCACCATACTTTATCATTAAAAACTCTTTTGCTTTGTTAAAGATAATAGATTCCATATCCATTAAAGTTTGATAATTCATTATCAGTCTTGCGACGTCACTGGAAAAAAGCTCAATATCTAATTCATTCTCTGAAACGATTTCTTCTTCGACTGTTGCTGGTTCTTCTTGCTCAAACAGCAAATCACTCAAATTTCTACTGTACCACTCGTTAGTAGAGTCTGTGACAACATCTTCTACGACTTCTTCTTTTGCAATTACGTGAATTTGAGCGCTTTTTAAAGCATTCACTTCATAATCTTGAAGTATTGAATCGAGCGCTATATCGAATTGTTTTCCAAGCCTGACTTCGTCTCCAGCTTCAATAGCGACAACTTCTTCTTCTTCTTCAGCTGCTGCTTCGCCTTCTTCGCCGCCTTCTTCGCCAGTATCTTCAGCTGCTTCATCACCTTCAGCTGCTTCATCGTCTCCGTCTGCTGCATCATCGCCGCCAGCGTCGTCTCCGAACAAATCTTCTTCTTCATCTTGCTCAGTCAATAAGTTATATTGGCGTTGAAAAAATTCTTTTAGTTGTTCTCTTTTCATTTTAAAACCTTTGAAACTTTTTCTGCATTTTTAAATCTACCTTCGATAACAGACCAATTAAATTGTTTCATCATCGCATATATAAACGCTTTTTTATCATCTAAATAATCTCTATAGTAAGCATGCTCCCACATGTCCATGACAATAACTGGGTAGCAGTTAATTGGAACATGCAGACTGTGAAGGTCTACTACTACATTCATATACCTTTTTAGAAAACCATTATAAACTGTAATTGCCCACCCATTTCTAGAAGCTAGGCAGCAAGCAATAAAGTCTTTTTGCCACGCATCAAAAGTTCCAAAATCTCTTTCGAGCCTAATAAATGAAAGGGTGTCCATCGAAACTTTAGAATGGAGGTCTGATATGTTTTCAAAATAAAGAGCATGCAGAAAAGCAGCATTGCAATTGTAAGTCTCGTCTTGCTTTAAAGACCTGAATTGAGAGTCTCGAGAATTTACTCCATCTCTGTCAACTGTGTCTAATTGAGCAGAAACTTCATTCAGAGTTTCAACATATTGCTCGAAAAGATTCTGATGAGACTGTTTTGCTTTGTTACTCAAAAGTTCTGTTTGCAAGCTAAACTTTTTAGCTTGAGTTACATAAGCTTCTTGTAGGCTTTCTGATGGAGGAAGGCCGAGGCCCTCTCTAATTGTGGTTACCACTTCTTCAGAGAGCGTATTTGTTTTTTTGTCATTTTTGTCGTTGGCCATGTAATAATCCTCAATATTATTAACTATTAGACTCTAATCTAATTCGTAATCTTTTTCAAACTCGTCTTTATCTATAATATAGAGAGTTTCTTCTTCGTCTTCTTCAGTGGAGTCTATTTCAGCTTCTTCGTCTTCTGGAGCAGTTTCTTGATTCGAAAATTGCCTTGGATGATTATCCGGTAGGTGACCATCCATGATTACACCTTCTTCACCCTCTGGTTCAACGCGGGGCTCTTCAGGGTCTCTTAAAACAACTTGTATTCCATCTTCATCAGATACCACATCATCAACAGTATATTCGTATCCACTGTCTTTATGCCTGACCTTTAAATCTTTAGAAACTATAATGTTCCCTTGGTCGTCTAAAACATCTACTTCAGAAAGAGCATTAACTAATTTCTTCGTGTATTCTTCTAGTAAAACTTTTCTTAATTTAATCATCTTGAATGCCCGCCAATTTTCTCCAACGCGCCATGGCGTCATAGTCATTAGATTCAGTTAAAACGTATTTATCTTCTTCAAAAAATCCGTAATCAAAATTTTCAGCGAAAACTTCCATACCAGCAGCCATGTTAATAGCTTTCCTCAGCTTTCTACGCGCTCTAGTTGCTTTTTGGCCCTGGCTTACGATATCGGGATGTTTCTTTAGAATCGCCGCTAACTTATTTTTATCTATTGGAATCTTTCCGAGAGTGCCTGCAGCTTTTTTAGCTTCATCATCAAGCTTCTTTTGCTCTTCATCAGTAATGCCTGCGGGATCCTCAATGTCCAATTCAGCGTTTGGATCAACTGCTTCTTCTTCTCCAGAAAGAGCCGTTTTTAAAGCTTCTAAATCTGGCTCAGGAACACCAGATACTTCGACTCCAAGCTCTTTAAAAGATGGAATAGCCTTTGCAAAGACTGCATATAATAAATCAGTTGAGATATCTCCTGCGTGCTTGTCAATAGTTTTTTGTACATCAACCCAAGAATACTGTCCCTCAAAAAGTAAACCAGAGAGACTTTTTCTAAAGTAATTTTCTTCAAGCTGGAAATCATCTCCAAAAAGCTCTTGGGAAACTTTTGCTAACACTGTAGGTACTTCTTTATCTTGGCCATCCGCTCCTATTAAATCAAGAAGCTCCTCGTCATTACCATATACATCATCAATGGCAGATGCAATCTTACCACTAAACTCAGAAGTCTTTATGGAATTTGTAGCGCTTTCTTCTTCGCCGCCTTCTTCTTCCTCTTCTTCTGGTTGTTCATCGCCGCCAATTTTGTACTTAGCATATTCTTCGCTTTTTTCTGCAGCTTTATTGACTAGGTCCACAAACTCTGGAACATCTGCCAATTTGGGTGCTCCATCTCCTTTTTGATCAGTGTATGTGTTATTAAAGTCAACATCCATATCTTTAAGATCGTCTTGTTCATAACCAGCTCTATCAGAAGCACCTAAAAGAACTTCAAAGGTATCTAAAGACGGGGGACCACCATAGAAATATTTTCCGTCTAACCAGAATCCAAGCTGTGATCGCCTTTTAGCAGTGGCATCTAAGTCATCCCATTTCGGAAGAGCTTCTTCGATTTCTAAATCAATAGCTTGGTCTGAAAAAACTTGGTTGATTTTTTGAACTAATCCACTTGTGTCGACGTCTTTAAAAACTTCTTCATTTTCTTCCATCGCTGCGCCGACGATTGCTTGATAGTCTTCAGCCGAAACAGATGCTTCTGTTAAAGCTCCTAAATTCTTGTATCGTAAACTTTCTTCAATCGTTATATTCAGATTCTTGAAAATGTCGGAATCTAACAATTTACTTACTATTATACTGCCTGCTTCTCCAGAAATCTCTTTTGCCTTAGCCAGTATTTCTTTTTTAGATAAAACTTGAGATACATCTTCTGGATCTAATTCTTCAGCACCTTCAGCTTCATCTTCTAGATCTTCAATAGCTTCATCAGTTTCACCCGTAGGGGGCTTAATTGGGTTGCCTGATTTATCAACTACCTCAATGCCTTGGTCTACTAATGCTTGAGCAAAGGGGGCTATCAGTGGCTCTATGGCGTCAGCGCCTAATCCCTTAAGTGGCCCGGGTGCATGTTTTCCAAAAACACCTACAAGGTCTGGCCATTTTACTTGCTCTAAAAGTAAAAAAGATAGAGAAGATCTATAAGACTCAGACAGGCCGGCAATCTTTTTAAAGTCCGGATCTTTAGAAACAGCGGCCATCCACTGCTGACCGAGCTTTAAAAGTCCTGCATCAGCACCATCAGATTTAAGCTTATCGAGCCACGCCTGTCCAGCTTTTCCAATTTCATCAGCTGTTAAATTGGTATCTGCCTCTTCTTCAGTTCCGCCTGTTGAATCTTCGTTATTAGCATTAGACATTGCGTCATCTACAGCACCATCGTCTGGTGTGGGTACCGAATTAAGCGCTTCTACCAAGCTTGCCAACTCGGGAAGAGTTAACTCCATAATTTCTGGCATGACGTTTTCAAGAGGAAATTCTGATAAAGTGACCCCAGGAATCTTGGCAGCTTTTCCGCCAAGCTTCTTCATTAGGCCTTGAGAGTCTTTAAGTTCCTCATTTCCCATAGATTTGTCAAAAGCTTTTTTAATTCCGGAAGCAATGTCTTCTTTAGTAAGTCCAGTCTCAGCAGGAACATCAACCAATTTTATTTCGTCAGCTAACTTTCCCTCTAAGTTTCTTTGAACCAGTGCAGTGGCCTCTCCTAGTGCTTTAAGTCCGCCAGCAGCTTGCGTATCTATTAATGCAACAGCAGCAACTCCATTTGCCACTGTAAAACCTTTCCCAAAAACGCTCTTAACCCAGTCTTTAGCGCCCTTAGGCTTATTCAAATCCAGCTTCATCACAAATTTTTCTGCAGCTTGGATATTTCTACCTTGGGCTTGGTACCACGCAGCGGCAGATGGAAGCTTAGTACTTAAAGCCTCTACTTTCAAAATATTAACTAAATACTCTTTGAGTTTTGTTGTGGATGTTCTAAGAGCTTCTACATCGGGCTGGTCTAAATCACCTTCGGTGATAAGATACAATAAATTTCCCTCTAAGAGAGCTTCATCTTCCGACAAAGATTTTCTCAATATCTCTCTTAAGAACTCTTGATTTTGCGGATAAAAACTGTTAAAAGATTCTGACATTTTCGTTCCCATTTAAATTCTAATTATTAACTATTACGTCAGACGTTAAAAGGTAACCACCTTTATTTCATGATTGACAGCTTGAAATCTATAAAATTTCAGTAATCAGTTAATATAATCAGCTTTTAAGAGCGTTCCAAAGCTCCCACTCCAAACCAATCTCTTTCAAGTGATTCTTTATTTTCTTTTCTCTAGAAGACCAATCATTTCCCTTTAATTTTCTCGAATGCCACTCTATAAACAATTTATCTACTCTGTTTATTACGCCAGTCTCTATCAAATCTTCTAATACGACATACTCAGCGCCCTCAATATCCAGTTTAAGATATATTAAGTCGTTTTCTTCTGTGTTGCTTGAAATAAAAGTAGACAATCTCACGGTCTCTACTTTAGAAGGATTTTTTCTATCTAGCTTTCCAGAATTTTTCTCAGCAATCAAAGTAGAGCCGCCAGAGCCCTTTCTTTTGTCTACCAAAAAATCCATTGTGCCGTCTTCATTCCAGACCGCTTTATTAATTAGTTCGTGATTTTTAAACCCTTCATACTTATTATTCCAAGCACTACGAGGTTCAAATGTTATTATACGAAAAGATTTATCTTTGTCGTGATTTTTCCTAAAGTGTCTCACTGAACACCCGTTATTTCCACCTGCATCTATAAAAAATTTTCTCGACATTAAAAAGCCCTGACTTTAATTCCAGATTTTTTTAGTATATCTACGCCAGACATATCTCTATAAGCTTCTTTATAGATAACTTCATCAATCCCTGAATTAACTATTGCTTTCGCGCACATTCTACACGGAGATAGTGTTAAATAAAGCTTTTTCTTCTTGGGATTATTATAATCTAGTTTTATTAAAGCGTTAATCTCAGCATGGAGCATTCCAGAATTCCCAGGAACTTGTGATTCTACTTCATTGGGTCCGCCTGCATAGTTTCCATTGTATCCAATCGCTAAAACTTGGCAATTATCTTCAGTTACGATCACCGATCCGACTTGAAATCTAGGGTCGTAAGACCTTTTAGCAATAGCGTGACAAAAGTCCATCCATATCTCATCCCAATTTGGTCGACTCATTTTATTAATCTCCTAAGTTCTCAAACTCGTAAGGGTACATTTTTAAAAATTTCAAATACTGCTGTTGAACCTTTTCTTTTTTTCGTTGGCCAGATTCTCCCATATAGTAAGTTGAATAGTGGCGACGATCTTTTCTAGTTTTTACCCATATTCCCCATTTTTTTAATTCTACGCGAGGGGCTTTAAGAATATACAATAACTCATTGAAGTCTTCTTCTAGATTCTCAAACCTTAAAGTATGATCTATACAGGGCTTACCATCTAGCAAATAATATTTCTGCCATGGCAAAAACCGGTCTTTAGTCTGAAAAGAATTGTTGACGTGCTTTGGATCTTTATCGACAAGATTTTGCTTTTTGTTGCTCCACCAAAAAGAAGATACTTCTGCATCCCATGGATTTCTAATTACGGCAACTTTCAGATAATCTTTCCAAACAGAGTTGCCCCATTTTTTCTTGAATCTCGTTTGCTTTAAGATATTTTGCACTTGCCTTGGTGACCAATGTTTACCGTAACGCTTTGCAAGAGCAAATGCATCTTCGTCAAAAGACTCTTTTTTTAAAGTTTCATAGTAACTTACATTGTCATAAATACTTTCAATATCTTTTTTATTCCTAAAACACCAGATGTCAGACCCAGCGCAAATCTCAGCTAAAGAAACTTGAACGCTAGTAGAACCTGTTTTTTGAGGATTAAAAAATATAAACTTGTATTTGTGATTTACTATCAACCCTTATCTACCTTCGGTTTAGAAGTCTTTGCTGCGCGGCGTTTTCGTGCAGTTTTTGGCTTGTCGAATAGGTCTTCCACATGCTGTCCTACTGGTAACTGGAATCCTGCAGCTTTTTTATGACCACCTCCGCCAAACCTCTTTGCTATTTCTGAAACATCAACAGTTTCGTGAAATGCCCTAAGACTTACTTTGGTTTCTCTTGCTTCATGGTCCCAATACCAAATCATTGCAAAATCTCAGTCTGGGCTTAACCTGGAGCCAATCTCTGACATCCAATGAGAGGCGTTTACAACCATAACATGCTTATCGTCCATTTTTCTATGAGAAGCTTTTTCGCATACTTTTTTAATAACTGTTTTTGAATATGCTAAAACATATGATCCACGCTTTACTGCATCATCGAAAACTGAATCATCTTCAAATTTCTCAAACTCTTCAAACTCAAAAGGTACCATGTCAAACGCAGCAGCAAATTCTTTTGAATATGGAAGTTCCCACTTCCATAAATCTCTGTCCTCAATATAATTGATAAACTTTGGCGGCTCTTTTCCTGGGTGAAAAAAGTCCCACGCTAATCTAGCGCCTGAGTGCTTCATATCGAATATAGTGTTGCTGATATCGTGAAGTTCTACCACTGCAGATTTATGGTGGTCTATTACAATAAGCGCAGCAGCTTCCTCTATCATTTGTTTTGTTGTAGCGTTATCAAAAGAAAAATCTAAAATTGCTACATGCTTCCCTTTAATATCAGGGGGAGAGTCTCCATGCTTACAAGCATGATACTCGGCTCTATTGCCAAGTAATTTCCATGCAGAATAAGCTGCACCGAATCCGTCAGTACAGTTAGCATGGTAAATTACGCAATCAATAAGTGATGGTTCTACTATAGGCATTTTCTATCCATTGATTCTAGGTTTCAGTTTTTCGTCCATAGTCGTCAAACAACATTACACTTCCAGTATTAGAAGAACTTCCAATTTCAAAGACTTCGGAATCTTCTAATGCTGTAAGTCTATATGGACAACCAGACTGTATACAAAAAGAATCACCCTCTTTTAGATTAGTGCTATTAAAATCAGATGGATACTTTTTGTGGGTAGAATTTTCATCTCCCCATAAAACTCTAACTCTACCGCGCCTAACTAAAAGAACTTCATCTTTTTGAAGATAATATTTCAGACTAGTAGATTGGCCCTTGTTTAAGAGTAATACTTTTCCACAAACGCCTCTAAGAGATGCCCAAGAGATTTCATAACCCCAGGGTTTTTCTTCTTTAGAGTTTCTACCTCGCCAACAAGTTTTTGCTTCGTCGTTCATAATACCGTCCCTTAATTATTTTATCAAAAATGTTAATTTTGTTTCGAATATTAAGGGTTAAAGTGTAAAAAACACTTCGGCTGATACATTTCTGACCCACCGACTTCAATTTGATGGTCTGAACGACCTCCGATTTTTTTTGTATAGTGTGCATCTAATCCGCAGGTTGAACATACTGCAGGGCAAACTTCTATTTTGGTTGCATAGGGCATCATTTCTTGCATTTCTTTATAAGGAGTAAAATCAGAAGAAAGCTGCAGAGAAGAAGCTAAGATAGTATGACCCTCTTTGAACAAAGAAACCAGAACTTCTCCCACTCCATCTATCATAAAAGCTTCGTCGACAGCAATTACAAAAGTTTCGTCTTCTTCTTGCCAAGCTGTGGCTTCTCTCAAATACCTTAGCAGCTCTTTGCCATCACCAATCCTTTTGGCAGATAGTTTGCCGCCCCAATGAGTGACAATTTCTTCTTTAGAATAACGCTCATCAACATTTGGTTTAAATGCCAATATATTTCTACCTTGGTATGTGTACCTGTCTATAGCGCTTAAAAGCTTTGTAGTTTTCCCTCCAAACATTGGACCCACAAATAGCGTAAATTCATTATTCATCAAACCCCCACCAAGAAAAAGTCTTTTCCAGACCGCTTATTAAACTATATTTTGGGAAGAACCCTAATTCTCTCTCTGCTTTTTTAGTACATGCTAAAGTGTGTTTTACGTCTCCAGGGCGAACTGGAGCATTTACAATCTCAACGCCAGGAAACTTTTCTTTAAAAATATCTAAAATATCATTATTTGAATAAGATTTTCCTGTACCTATATTAATTCTATCACCACAGAAATTTTGTTCACGAATAGCTGCTAAAATATTTGCCTCAGCAACATCTTCTACAAAAACCATATCTCTAGTTTGAGTGCCATCGCCATCACTTCTTAATGGCAAACCCTTTTTAACTTTATCGCACCAAGAAACAACAGCAGTCGAGTAAGGAGAATCACCGTATTGGTTAGGACCAAATACGTTAAAATATCTTAGACAAGCAATATCTAAATCATAGGCCTTAGAATAAAGCCGAGCCCATTCTTCTACATTTAATTTCTGAAGTGCATAAGGACTATTGGGATTTTTCCCGTGATCTTCTGTTGTGGGGAGAGACCACGGATCTCCATATACAGAGCAGCTTGAAGAAAATACGATCCTTTTGACATTTCCAATAGAGTGGGTAAACAATTGGATTGTTTTCATAAAATTTTCGTGTGTAGTTTCTACGGGATTCTGAATGGAGTACTCAACTCGGGGATTTGCAGCGCAGTGAAAAATCACGTCATATCTTTGGTCTACGATTCTTCTTATTACTTCTTGACTTACAAAATCTCCAACTAAAACTAAAATTTGGTCTGGAAAATTCTTGACTTGTTGTTCAAAAATATGCCCCATTTGAGTCGGTACTGTTCTAAAAGAGTGATCATCTAAGAAAGCATAATCACCATTCGACATGTCATCTACAATCTCAACTTCCCAGCCGTTATCTACTAATTTTTTTGAAATACATGACCCGATAAATCCACAACCACCAGTTACAAGCGCTCGCATAATACAATTTCCTCCTTCAAGTTATTTTGCATTAAAAAACTTTCTTCTGCCAATTCTAAACCGCCATTTAAATATTCAACTACTTGAGTTGTCATATCTCGAGCTGTACATGTTGGAACATTTTGCGCTATTACATTCAACTGTTTTCTATCCGCCATTTCAAAATCATGGGGTAAACCCATCATATGCAATAACTCTCTTATTGACATTCCTCTATCTTCTTTGGGATGAACAAGATGAGTAAGAGTTCTTCCAACTATTGCGTTTGTTCTGTTGTAGTAATATCCCGGAGAAGCGTCCATAAATCTTCCGCCAGACTGAACTTTTTTATAAATAGCTCGAAGCCTGCGATGTTCGGCAGTTTCTTCTATTCCTCTTTTCTCGATCCATTCAATACACTCTTTTAGTAATTCATTTTCAGCTAAATAAGAAAATATTGAATGAATAGAACCTGAGTCGTTATTTTTAACAAAATGCTCATGAGTTACACCTAGATGCTGTAATACAAAAGCATACGAATCAAAGTTTTCTGAAATTTTTCCTTCGATATTAAATTGATCTTGTAGTGAAGCTTCAGCTGGGATCTCTTCAATATAATCTGCAAAAGACGGCATTGGGGTATTGAAATAATTCAAGAGTGGCGGATTTGAATCTCTCCAGAAAAAATAAAATGTCCTCACCCTTCTTTGCGGGATGCCATGACGCTGAGTATCTGTCTTATAGAGAGAAAAGGTGTATCCATGCTCTCTAGCTAGACCTTTTAATTTATCTCGTACGTACGCGCCCGAATTTGTAAAAAGGCCGGGGGCATTCTCGCCCCAAAAAACTCTTGGACGAACCTGACCCAAAACGGTCCTTGCAGATTCATACATCCAATAATTCTTTCCCTCTCTTGTATCTTTGCTTCTAGAAGTATTAAGCTGGCTCAGTCCAGCACATGGACAAACCGAATTTATAAAATCTATATCACCACCAGGAATTTTGCCACCTTCATCTAAAACAATTCTTGGAACATCTTCCCAGTAATCTGTAAGATATTTTTCATTTGCTCCAAAAGCAGAATAACTTAAGTGGTATTCTGGTTTTTTATTTGTCGCTTTATAACACCCTATGGCGCTTCCTCCGACCAGAGGAATAATAGTTCCCCACTTTAAGTTATCCATATCAGTCTTCTTCCTTTATTGTATATCCGTATTCTTCAAAATCAACTTTATAATCTACTGCTAACATTTTTTTAATTTTTTCTGAAATGATATTCTCAGTTTTCATGTAGCGTATTTTTACAATATTTGAATGAGGGAGAACAGAATCACTCGAAATTATATCTCTATCTTTGAGATCTTTTAATAGATTTTCAAGATCTTCAAATTTATAAATTTTTGTTTCAGGAGAAACATACCATCGGCATGGGTTTCTCTGCACACCGCCTCGGCCAAGGTCTGCAGTATTTTTAAAGTAAAATTCTAACTGAGCGCCTGGTTCCATATTTCGAAAATCTAAACCGGTTTTTTCATAAAAATTACGGATAGTATATAGAATTTGCGACTCCGCTCTCTGTTTTCCTGGCAGCTCTATTAGGCTTTCAATATATTTTTTAATTCCAGCATGAGCTTTTTCAACTGGGGCATCTCTAACAGAAACAAATTCGTCTTCATGCGATACTTCTAAGCCTAATCGATGAAAATGATCCATAAAGTATTTGTCGTCATATGATATTTGCCCCTTTAACATTTTCCACACAGGTTCAACTTCAGTTTCATAATAAAGGTAGTTAAACCACATATTAAAATGAGAAACAACTCTTGTGTAGGGATGCCTGACAACTGTAAAAGTAAAGCCTGCGTTAACTGCTTCTTTCCAGTCTCTCCAAACACTATATACTTGGTGTCCTCCACCCACAGGAAAGTAATCTGGTTCTTTTATCCTGGTCCAGCCATTTTCTTCAATTAATTTTCTGACAGACATACCTCCACATTTTGGTATGTGGATAAAATGAATGGTCTCACCATTTCTTTCGTAGAGTGGCATCAATCACCAACCTTATAATCGAATAACGAATAGTCGTCACCATATAAAAACAAAAATACACTTTGAAAGCTTTGTGAAAACTCGCTTAGTGAAAAAGATTCTTTTTTAGATAATGAATATAGCTTTTTATTCTCTACAGAGAGCCCACGCTTGTACGACTCTTGATTTATTATATTTTTTTCTAAAAGCCTCTCTAATAGATTTTCTTTTTCTTCTAATTTAAAAACTTCAACAGTGGGATCTACATAAAGTCTAGAAGGAGTGGGATTACCACCCCCGTGATTTATTTTATGGAACTTATGTTTCAAAAAACTATATAAAAAATTCTCTAGAATAGATGATGAATACTTTATGCCTGAAATTTCTTCCCAAGCTGCAGCTAAAACCCTATGTTTATGAATCATATTAGCGTTGCGATCTTCAGATATTAGAGTTGTCAATTTCATAAAACTTTTTTGTAGTTCTTCTGGTTTTAAAATAATATCTTTAGGGTAAGAGATACCAAGTTCAGAAAACACTAAATCAATATAATTTAGAATAACCCAGTTATATTCGTGCTCTATCCCGTTAATTTGCATCTCCAAAACTTCATATAATCTCTCCATGTAGAGATCACCGTTTGTAGACATCCACATATTGCAGTGAGATACGATCCTGTCAATCGGGTTTCTAACTAAAGTAAATTTAAATTCGCACTCTTGTATTGCAGGAAAATTTCCCCAACATATTCTCGGTACATGCGGAATCCCGCCCACTTCTGCTGGCAAATACTCCCAGTTATTGTCTGTCAAAAGTTTTTTTACAGATGTACCGCCACATTTAGGGATATGAGCAAAAAATATTTTTTCATTATCTCTAATAAACGTTGGCATTACAGTGCTCGATAAATTTTATCTTCTTTAGCGACGACTCCCTTTTTTACTAACTTCTGGAGAATCATCCAACTTTCTTTCCAAGTTCCGTTTTGCTTATAGTGAACCAAACCCTTAGATTCAATTACCTTAGCAACCTCAGCGTGTTTACAAGCTCCACCAAGGCTATTCATTATTGAAAGTATTTCAAGCTCTTTATTTGTAGCTGAAAAATCTAAACCAGTAGATTCAGACGGTGGTACAGTTGTCACTTCAGGACCTGAAGGTTCGGGGAGAGATTCTTGTTCCGGAACTTTTGATTCTAGGTCTGGAACACTATCTTCTTTCATAAATCCAAGCTTTTGCATTATGGATTTTGGCGTAATAATCATTTTAACTTCCTCTTTTGAAATTGGGGCTGAAGCCCTTCGATTAGCAAGTTTCTTGTCTTCTCTAAGCTTTCTGTAAACACCAAACTGACAACAAGAAATTTCGCAACCAAAATTTGTAAAATATCCAAGCTCTGAAACTTTTTTCATATAGTAATCTGATTTATCAGAGCTCTTTAAATCAAAAAAACTGTTTTGATGACGTCTTATAGCATTAATAAGCTTTTTTCCAACTTTGTCGTTAATCGAATGACCGCGATGTTCATAAAACCAGTTTATTGCATTCATCGCACCGACTCCAGGAACCACATAATCGTCATCTTCATCAATGTTTCCCGGCATTCCCTCAAATATTAAATTACCAACTTCTGGCATACGAGCCAAGTTACAGCTAAAGTGATAACCGTAATAATTTCCAATCCCTTTATATGAATTTAGAAATTTAAATGACTCTTCCATCGTTGGCTTAGTTTTATAAAATTCAACCCATTGAGGGCCCAAAAAAGTAAACCAAAATAAAATATCTGATGGTCTAAGCATTCTTTTGGACCGATCGATGGCTGATGTTTTCTCCAAAATGTCAATTGGTGATCCTACACTTCTAGCGTAGTTTCTAGCTGAGGTTTGTAAGCTGGTCCTAAGCTCAGTTGTTCCATAGATTTTTTCTTTATTTTTAACTACTTCTTCTATGTTTACGCAGAGTTTCTCTAGATATTTTGGATCATTGATAAACTTTTTATATACAACAAAATCATCTCCTGTACCCTCAACCATCATTTTAAGGGTCTTCGATGGCCCATAGAATTTCACAATTGCAGCGTTAATAAGCTTATCTTCAAAAGTTGCTTTGGGGTTATAGAATAGGTTCTCGTTTAACCAGATAATCTCATCGTGAAAGCTACGGTTAGGGTGGAAGTAGGGAACTGACTTTCCATCAACTATAAACCCAAGCTTATACAAAAGAACTTTGTTTGGTTCGTGTTGAAACGTATCAAATGTGCAAGACTTTGCAAACCTAACAAGATATTCTCTTCGATTCAACTCTTTAATAAAATGAACAAAATCATCTTTCTTATACTGAGGGATTTCATCGAAGAGTTCTTCGTCTGTATATTTTAAAAGCTCTCTATTGCTCATGCAAATCCTCTAAGTGCCTTCTGTTTTCTTTAGCAACGTGAGGGTTGTTAACATGAATCACTTTCGTTCCAATATTCCAGGTTTCTACTTCATTTAATTTTCTTTCTATCTCAGCTTTTTGAACTTCATCATCTTCAAAAAAATATTGAACGCTGAGTCCTGCTCTATGGAGAATCTTAATAGTTTCTCCTTTGTGCCACCCTGAACTCTGACGAGTTTTTTCTGAGTAGTCACATTGATTAAAGAAAACTGGGTTATTAATTCCATTACGACGAAGAAAAGCCAAAGTTTCAGCTTCTTCTTCATAACTACGACCAGTGATAATTACATCTCCTGGGCCTGGACGAATTCCACAAACTCCATCGCCAAGATGGATAACGCCATCAATATCAAAACCGTTAACCTTCATTGAATTCTCCTCTTTTTCTTATAAAAAACTGAGTGCCTAAAATCATCATGTCTAAAGACCTTGTGTCACACCAAACCCTATAATGAGGAGATAGAGCCTGGCCGTTTCCTGGGTTGAGCATTTCGCTTAAACCAATTAGTTTCGTATTCCCAGTCTTCCAAGCAATTAAAGTATTCTCGTGTGGAGGAGTCAAACCAATAGACATTGCAAATTGATTGACTGCTTCTACAGCTCCCCAATCTGATTTTTGTGTATAATCATCTCCAGTTATCCAACCGCCCGGCTTAAGTTTTGGCCACCAACTCTCAAGATCTATTTTTACAGCTTCATACCTATGGTCGCCATCAATGTAAATCCAGTCAAAATAATTGTTAGAAAAATTCTTAGCAGCGTTTTCAGAAAAATCTCTGTATACAGAAATCTTGGTTTCATCGCTGCTCATCTCATCAGCCCAATTTTTTACTTTTTGAAACCTAGCATCTTGTTCTTCTTGAGAGTCTTTTGCGTGTTGGTCGTGCTGATCTGTTTGCTGCACCCAAGGGTCTACTAAGTGAATTTCTGACGGGTTTTTGGAAAAAATCTTGCGAGAAAATGCGCCATTGAAAACACCTATTTCTGCACACTTAGCTCCCTGGGCTATTTTTTCTAAAACCCTGTCTTCGTAGACTCTTTCTCCTGGATTTTCTTTTTTGAAATTATCTCTAAGCATTATCTTTCCTAAAGAAAGTATAGTCTAAAACTTTCGTTGTTCCATACATTAAAATTGGATGTTCTACCTTCTTCCACTTAGACTCTGGAAAAAACAGACTAGGATATTGATCAAAAGGAGAACGAGTGTTATGAAATTCAATGCCAACAATTTCAACAAAATCCGGAATTTTTGGAATAGAATCTAGGATATCGTACTCTTTGCCTTCAATATCAATCTTTAATATTTCTGGTCGGTATTTTTCTAAAAGACTAGAAAAAGAAATCCCGGGGACTGAAATAGTAGTAGAAGATGCATTCCTTCTCCGAAGAGTTGATGAAGAAACAGAATTACGCTTGGATTTAGCGTAGTGAAAAACTACTTCATTTTCATCTTCTTCACACACTGCGGCGTTAATACACTCTACACCCGGGGCATTAATTTCCAAAAGTTGAAAATTATGAGGGCAGGGCTCGAGTGCAATAATCTTCTTTGCGCCGTTATCCAAACACATCTTAGCAAATCCACCAATATTGGCCCCAAGGTCTAATACGGTTTTGCCTTCAACTGGAATGCATGTGTAATTGTCTATACACTCCTTAATTGAACTCAAATCAAATGTATCGGGACGATACCACATCCCTTTTCTTGAGTTCCATTTTATTTCGCACTCTTCGAAGGCTGGTACAGCTGGATTAAACCGCATGCCCGTCTGTTCGTGGATTTTAGCCATTAATCTACCTCTTTGTTATGAGATGGACAAATCTTATAAAGCTCTTCAGCGTCGTAAGAAGATGTCTGCCTCTTTGTGAATCTGGTTAATTGTCGCTCTGAAAGTGCATCACATTCATAAAGCGTTTCGCTAAACATAAGTTGTTGTGGAGGAGTTTTTTGCGTAAATGCTGACGGGCCTCGAAGAGCACCAACAATCCCCATTTCTCTAGCGGTCTTGAGATAACGAACTGCATCAATAACAACTCCGCCAGAGTTTGGAGAATCAATTACAGAGAGTCGAGCATCAAAAGTTACCGGAGCGCCAAGAAACCCTTCCATCTCTACTCTAAAATTAGCAACCTTGTTATCTCCATAATAGCGAATGTATTCTGAAGGTCCCGCATGGAGAAATGACTCATCTGGGTCGACTCCCCGAATTACATGTTGAGAGCGAATAACGTTTTCCTTAGATACCTTTTTATACTTGAGGCGCGATTGATCGACCATGTTCAAGAAATCAGTGTTTCCGCCAACATTTCTCTGAATATGAGCTTTAACATTTAAGCCGCGAGCAAAGGCCAGTTCTTGTAGCATTTGAGAAAGAATAGAAGCTCCAAACTGTGATTTCATATCATCACCAATTAATGGAATTCCAGCATCGATAAACTTTTGTTCCCACTCTGGATTAGAAGCAATAAATACGGGAATGCAGTTTAGTAGAGAAACACCAGCATCTAGACAAGCTTGGGCGTAATACTCTGTAGCTTTCTGAGACCCAACTGGAAGATAATTGATTAGAATATCAACCTTGCGATCTTCTAGTATCTGAACCACATCTACGGGCTCTTCATTTGAAACTCTGAAGGCTTCATCATCTGGATAATCACTCATCAAGCTTGGTACCCCATCAAGCACTGGACCCATTTGAACTATTGGACCATCAGGTACATTCGCTTCGTATTCTGGAGTACAGTTTGGCTTAGCCCACATTGCTTCCCTAAAACACTTACCGACTTTTCGCTTATCTACGTCAAATGCAGCCACAACCTCAATATTCGCAACTGAGTATCCGCCAATTCGAGACTTCATTACTCCGTCTCTTTCTTGGCCGGCTGTATATCCAGCATAGTATGTTAAACCTTGATAAAGCGAATTTGCGCAGTTTCCGACGCCTACAATTGCTACTCTAATATTTTGCTTTTTACTCATTAATTCTTTCTCCTAATTTAGAATTATTCTTTATTATGTCGCGGGTTGGGTTGATTGTTAAATAAATCCCAGTAATAAGACATCGGACTCAAATGAACACTTTTTGGGCGTTCCATATATTCAAAATCAAGCTCCCCCGATTCATTCAAAAATCCCGGTGGCCACTCAAAAGTTTGCCACTTATTCTCTATTGATATTTTATCAACAGCAGCATTAAATGTATTGACTAACTTTGTTCTTTCTTCCCAAGTTCCAAAATATGGAGTCTTCTTATAATATCCAGTTTTAGGGAGCTTTCTAGAAATATTTTCTATTGGAAGAGCATGAACAATCTCAACGTTTGGAACTCCAAGAGACTTAAGCTGGTGCCCGAGCTCGATTCCCATCGCGTGGGCTTTCTCAAACGGGTTTTCTTGCCTCATGAGGTGATGGCGAATATCAATATTCCCCATATAGAAAGTCAAGTGAGTCAAATCGCTTACTTTCATACCAGATTTTTCTTCAATAATTTCTTTTACACCGTCGCGTATAGTAGAAAAAAGAGTAAGGCCATCATTTCGGCATACAGAATAACCGGGTTTCCAAGTAGAAAAACAATGGCTATCTCCGAAACAAAGTTTTGTAGTTTCTTCAACATGATTAAACCCCGGAGTTCTTTTACAAATTTCATCAAGCTTGTTTAAGTCTAGCTGGCCGACATTAGCACTTGTGGATTTATTATGCAATCTTCCCCTGATGGTCGTTCCAATGAGCGGCATCTCATGATTCATAATGTACGTGGGGCCAGAAAACTCTTGAATTCTCTTGAATCTACGAACTACGTTATCGTCGACGCCAAAGAAAAAGTTAATTGTGCCAGCATAAGCAATCCCGGGATAAAAAATCATGGCATCATACCCTTCATAGGTATCATGGTTTCCAAGAATAGTTACGTCTGTCCAGCCTGATGAATGGAGCATATTTTTATAAAGCCATACCCAAGCTGCATTGTGGCTATGCTTTCGGGTTGGAATATTTCGCTCTAGTCCATCAATTCCGATCTTAGCATCTTTTGGAAGATCTGATGCGACTTCTAAAAATGTTTTCACATTAAACTCCTGTGCTGCCAAAGCCGCCAGCACCACGGGTTGTAGTTGAATAAAAAAGCTCTTTATCTGGCACTACTTTTACATCAGGATACTTGACTGGCAACAATAAAAATTGAACAATTTTTTCTCCTCCCTCTAAAGCTACCGGCTCTGTACCAGAATTCATGAGGTGCAGATGAATTTCGCCCTGGTAGTCTTCATCAACGACGCAAGCTCCCACTGTTAACTTCTTTTTCAGAGCTACGCCACTCTTGTTGTGAGCTACAAAAGCGTAGCCTTTAGGGACATTAACTCTGATTCCAGATGGAATACAGACGTCTCCTCCTGGAGGCACGCTTGCTGATAAGCCATCAGGTACATAAAAGTCTAGACCTGCAGATCCAGGGGTTCCTCGAGTCGGCGTCTTTACTTCTCTAGTTTTTGACATTTTTATGTTTTTCATTTTTACCCCAACTTTGATTCTGCGGCTTCTACCATTTCTCCAAGACTGTCGTCTGAAACATCCAGCCTAGACTTAATCTTAGCAATACTAATTGCCGCTTTTACAGCTTTGATGTCTAGCTTAGACTTATAATCATCAAATAGCTGCTTCTGCTCTTCTGCAAGAAGCTGCTTTTCCCCATCAATTCTCATAAGCTGTTCTACCAAATCTTTAATATCGTCTTGTACGCTCATTATTTTCTCCTTATTGAAACTTTACGTAATCTTTAAGCAAACTGTCAATGCTTTTAATAACTTGTTCACAAAGCACTGAAGTATGCTTCGTATTCATAACTGAAGTTGAAGAATGCTTCTCTTCAAGCCCATCATAGAATTCAATAACGTGCCTTCGAAGCTTCACCAACTTTTCAATCTCTTCATTTTTCATTACTTCTCCTTTTTTCATTGATGTAATTTTGCCATCCCCCAATATAAGCAACAGCGTCTAGTAAATTGTCTTCTTTAAAATTGTAAGACTGCCTAGAAAACTTGAGAGCAATCATGGCGATAAACATATCGTCCGCGGTCCAGTTTCGACCTGACATCCCACTAGCAATCATTGCAGCGCGCTCAAAACCTTCGCCCAAGGGACCATATTGACGCTCTTTTTCTTCTGAGCGATTATTGATTATTTCATCTGCTTGTTTTAGAATATTAGCCATTGAAAATAACTCCCTTTATTTTGTTTACGTGATCAAATATTTCAGATTTTTCCATATCACTAGATGGAAGCTCTGCTGACAAAGATAAAAGCTTTTTATAAGTTAGATCTGGCTTTAAAACCGTTTTATCAGTTTGGGGATAATGACCACCCAAAACGCTTACATAATAATTGTCTAAAATCTTATCCATCATCTTAAAGTGTCTCTCATAAATGTGAAAACTTCCTGCATTATGATAATATGTCCCAAGATGGAGATTCATGCCGTGATCGTTTAAGTGATTAAGCATCAACTGTTGAAAAAGAGCGAATGTAAAAACATCGTTGCAAAAACCAAAAATGGCATCATTAGATCTCATATAGACGCCCATATCCAAAACACCTTCTCTTATAAAAAACTGAATATATTGAGTACATGGATAATCTTTAGAATTTTTTTCTTTATGATATGGCTGGTTAATTGCTATAGTTGCTCTCCTGGTGTCTGGATCGCTTACTAGCTCATTTACAACCCAATTCCATTGAGAAATATACATTTTGTTCAAAACAGGAAAAATATAAGACCCATAATTTGACTCTGCTTCGCCAAATTGGTCTTGGATATCAGCCCAAATAGATGCAAGCTTAGATATGTTGTTTACTTTTTGGTTTGAAGATACGTACCAAAGCCACTCTGCAATAGCATAATTTATGTTAAATTTTCGAGCAGGAACAATAATATCTAGCTGTTCAGGGTTCTTAATTTGAAAGGAAACAAATGTTCTTTCTAGCTGTTTAGAGCCCCTAGAATGAACTATATTTCCGGCCATTTTTAGTTTAGCTAGCTCTTCAACGAAAGCTTCATTTAGATTATAGTACATCATTTTTACCACCTATAGAATCATACTAAAATTTACGTAATTGTTCAGATTATAATTCGATTATTTTGAGCCTGTGCCACTTGGTACTACAGCCAAAATCGTTCTTATCAATTTCCGCGACGCAGAAGCTGTAGGGTTGAATTTCTGCATCTTTCGGAGTTCCCCAACAAAAGATTTTTGAAATTTTTCCAGTAGAAGCTATGCCGTTTAGAAGAAAGTAAGGCTTTTTGTTTTTCGTTAGCTTTGGCACCGCAGCAGTTACCATAAACCAATAGTAATCTCTTTCTTCCCAGTCATCTATTGATCTAATATTTTTACGCTCTAGCTTTTTCATAAGCTCTTCTGAAAGTAACGCCTCAACATTTACAGAGCCAAGCAGGTTACTCTCAAACTCCATGAGCTCTTTTTGAGACCATTCAGGGATTGGAACTGCTTCTCCAAGAGCCTCATAGAAATTGGTCATGCCGCGGCGAGGTTCTCTCTTGGTACGCTTACGAAAATCACCATATCCAGAGCTCACTACTTCAAGCATCTGCTTATGGGAATTAAAAGTTTTGTCTTCACCCACAAGCCCAATAGAGCTAAGTCCCCTAATTTTAATCAGGGACTCAAGCGCTCTCTTATTAAACTTCGAATGTTTCCAAGAGCCATCTTCATTCCACAAAAGATTCTCAATAGAAGAATAAGGGCGGTTTAACAAAATTTCATCAACAGCTGCAGAGCCTATACCTTTGCAAGATAAGAATGACGGCATAAGCTTTTTATCACCAACACTAGTCCAGGTCTTTTCAGCATAGTTAATGTCGATTGGAACAATCTTGAAACCCAGCCCTTTTACTTCACTGACGGCTTTTGCCAACTTTTTGGGATTTCCTGAAGCAGCTTCGAGATAAGCTTTAATCCACTCTTCTTCATAATAAGTCATTAGCCAAGCGCAGTGATAAGAATTTACAGCGTAAGATACTGCGTGAGACTTATTAAATCCATAACCTGCAAAGAAGAGAATCTTTTCATAAAGACTTTTAGCAATAGATTCACTGACACCGTTCGAAACAGCACCCTTAATGAACTGGTCTCGAAGCTTTTTAGCTTTATCGATATTATCACTTCCAGAGCTAACAGGCTTCATCATTTTTCTCATAGCGTTACATTCGTCTTTTGGAATGCCGGCTACATGATGGCAAAGGCCCATAACTTGCTCTTGGAAAATAATACATCCATAAGTCTCTTTAAGGACATCTTCAATTAAAGGGTGCCCATACTCAACCATATCTGGGCGCTTCTTATTTTGAATGTATAGTTTATCAACTTTTGCGCCAAGAGGCCCAGGGCGATAAATAGAAGTTAGAGTAGCGAGGTCAACTATAGACTCAGGCTTGGCTCTTTTAAAGAGTGCTTGAGCACCTCTTTGAGTACATTGAAAAATGCCAGCCCACCGACCTGCGTGATAAATATTTTGATATACTTTTTGGTCATCAAAATTTATAACGTTTGGAGCAATATTATCATTATACCAACCCGAAACCTCTTCAAAGCCTGGATTTTCATTGCCCTGCTTTTTAAGAATTTGCTCAATAGTTCTTTCAATTATCCTTAGGGTTTCTAGGCCAAGCAAGTCAAACTTAATCCAGCCAAATTCCTCAAGGTGCTTATTTGTCATACCTTCAGTCCAAGGAGTTTGTAGTTCGCCTCTGGCCATAATCAAAGGCATTTGCTGAGGGATGTTTTCTGAAATGATAACACCTCCAGCATGACGACCTAGAGCTTTATTTTGCTTAAACAAAACTCCAATTGGTTCAATAACCTCCGGATGCTTTTCAAGATAAGTTCTAAGAGAGTCTGAATACTTGATTGCCTCTTTGATGCTTATGTCAAAACTATCTTCAGCATCATCATCACTCTTGCGGCCACGACGGACATCTCGCTCAAGCGGAGCAAGGGCCTTGTTTACTTCTGAAAACTCAATACCATAAAACCTAGATACATCTTTAATCAAACTCTTTAACTTAAATGTGTTATAGTTCGAAATTGGAATAATGTTGTCATTTCCAAACTTTTCTCGAAGCAATTCAATCAGTGCATCGCGGTCAGCGACATCATTATCAATATCAGGCGCATCAGAACGATCAATGCTCAAAAATCTTTCAAACAATAATCCATATTCGATAGGGTCGATATCTGTAATATTCAAAACATAGTTCACTAATGAACCAGCACCAGAACCACGACCAGGGCCAACAAGCATTTTATCTCTTGCAATATCGATAATTGCTTTCATTGTCAAGAAATATTCAGCAAAATCCTTTTCTTTGATGATTGTAAGCTCCCACTTAAGCCTCTCAATATACTCTGGGCGAGTGTGCAAGCCCCTATCTTTTAGACCAGACTTGCAAGCTTCTAGTAGTGCTTTATTAGCGGTTGTGTCTTCTGGAATAACATAAGACGGAAGCTTCATCTTTCGATCAGGGTGAATATCACCAATCATTTCGTGAGCAACATCGTGAGTGCGCTCAACAGCATCAAACATTAGCTGATCATCATAAAAATCATGGCCTTGCTTAACTTCTAGGTAGGTATCCCAAACTTGCTGAGCATTTTTTGGGTATAGCTCGCACTTAAGGTCATCTTTTGACTTTGGCAAACTATCTGGATTGAACTCTTTATAGTTCAGCCACCCAAGCTTCTTATAAAGTTCGCGCTCTTTCCAGTGATCTGGTGAAGCATAGTGAGAATCGCAAGTAACAATCAGCTGATTTTGCATTCCATTACGGTTTGCAGCTTCAATGATTGCTCGATTTACCAAATGCTGCGCAGAAAGCTTATTGAATTGAAGTTCAAGCATAACATTTTCTAGACCGACAGCGTCGACAAGCTGGTCAATAGTATTGCCTACGCCGGATTGGACAGATTCAAAAATAGATTTATCGTTCAAGAGATCAGGGGTAAGTCTGTCAAATTCATACCCTTGGAGACGGCTGAAGGCTTCATATGCTAGAGGTCCGCCAATACACGCGGTGGAGATCATTAAATGGCCACCCTCAGCAGCTTTTTTAATCATCTTATAGTCCACTCTAGGAAATCTATAGAATCCGTCCATATAACCTTGGGATACTAACCCAAAGAGTCTGCGAAGCCCTTCAGAAGTCTTTGGAAGGACAACTAGGTGGTGACGACGTTTGATAGGATCATAAAACTTTGATGATTTTGTTTCTTCTTCATTTTCAACAGTAAGATTAGCGTCTGCGGTGTCTAAATTTATTGTCTCATCATCTCCATCTACAATCGCGATAAGCTTTGTTCTAAGATGCTCATGAGAATCAATGATTGCTTTAATTGCAGATTTGTCTCCTTTTTTTGCAGCCTTTTTAATTTCGTACTGCGCGCGCCAGAGCTCTAAGTCTGGATGTACATACATTTCGCATCCAGGAATAAACTTCATATTTGCGCCAGCTTTAATCAACTTTTGTGCATGCAAGTAAGCATGAGCAAACCCGTTCATGTGGCCATGGTCTGTAAGAGCCCACCCGTCTAGTCCGTTTTCTAAACAAAAGTTGATATGCTCTTGTGGATAGCCTAGACCATCAAATGTGCTAAAACCAGAATGCGCATGCAAACCAAAAAATCTTGTTGGGTATTTCATATGTCTCTCTTGATAATGTATAGTTCTATTATAACACACTGAGACGTATTTTTCACGATTACTCCCGAATTAATTTGCTTTTTATGGAGATTAATGTATTTCTCAAGCTATGTTACCTCTTCACCAAATAGATTATATTTAAAGTATAGGGAATGAACATGGGAAAAATAGAAAATTTATTTGCATTTGATTTTGATGATACTCTAGCTGTAACCCCGAGCGTTATTGGGGTGCAAAGAGTTAACGAGTACGGAAAATCAGATCCAGAATTTAGAAATTGGATTATTGACAACAATCTAGATATTCTAGACATTGATAGAGAAGATACAGAATCTGAAGTTATTTGGTTCTCTTCTGGAGATTTTGCAAAATACGAAAAAGCGCATCATTCAGACTTGGAGTACTTGGATTCTAATAAACTCAAAGACCTTTATGATTTTACTAAAACAGCGTCTGTAGACGTGCAAGGTTCTTCTCCAATCACTCCAGTCTTAGATATTTTAAAACAGGCTAGCTCTAGGGCAGACTCCATGGTTGTTATTATAACTGCGAGAAGTGGAAATGAACCAATGTCTGGTCTTGGTGGGAACAATGTTCAACCGACTAACCAAGAAGACATCCAGGATTTTCTTGATTTACAGGGAATCTCTCTAGACTTTGGAAATATAACGACTGCAGGAGACATTGGGCAAGGCCCTCAAGCAAAAGTTAAAGCTATGCAGTCTTATATCGACACTTACAACCCAAAAACAATATATTTTTATGATGATAATATGGGAAATGTAAATGCTATAGCTGGAATGTGCGCAGATTATTTTCCTGGAATTAATATAAAAACATTTACTGTTGGTGAAGGCGGACAGGTTTCATTTCACGGCGAGTGCAGTTAAACAAATTCGATTTTTCGCCCAGGAACATCGTAAAATATATCATTACCAACTAAAATTTCGCACAAAGTTCCCACTTCTTCACAGTATTGAGCTTTAAGCAACAAGCCAATTTCACCAGCATTTATTACAGAAGTCGGCCAAAGAGGCATCTGCCTGTGTTCTCCATTTTGCGGAATCTCCAATATAGCTTCACAATTATCTATGAAGTATACTAATTTACCAGAATTCAATTTACCCTGCCTTTGCCAGAAAAAGAAAGGTTGCGGTTTTTCTTTTGTGGCTTTTTATCTTTTTTAATATAAGATAATTTCCAATCGTCAATTGTATCGTTTTTCCAAGCTTTTAAATAACTTTCTAAAACTGGAATAGGAACAGGCTTTTCTCCAAGAGACTTTAAAAGAAATTCCATAAATAAATGCTGCTCAATTATGTCATCATTTAAATTTCCCCAGGTCCAAGGAACAAGCTCTTTTTTCTGGCCTATTTTATTTTTTATTTTTTTGATTCCGCTGTCTAAAAGAGAAAGATACCCAGCATCTTCAATCTCGAATTCAATTCCAAGCTTTTCGGCTTGAACTACAAGGTCTTCTAAAGAACCGCTCTCAAGTAATTGTTTAGATTTTTTAAAAAACTTCTCTCTTTCAGCAACTTCTTCTTCACTTAAACCTAAAGATTGAACTTTGTCTGGATGAGTTTGCAAAGCAATTTGCTTATAGAGTTTTTTAGCCCATTCTGGAGCAATATTTTCTTTATTTGAAATTTCTAAATTTCCATCTTCATCAAAAGAATATCTTATGTCATCTTTATTAAATTCAAAAGAGTTACTTAAATCTTCTTCAGGTGAAATTTCTTCTTCTTGCGAAGAATACTTTGCAAGATCACAAACAATTAGATTAAGCTCATTTTCGTAAATCGAAAACAAGTCAAGAAAGTCATGCTCGACTTCCTTGAGATATTTTAGCTCTCTTTTTTTGAGCCTTATTTCAGTCTTAAGCTTTTTTTCTTTTCGAAGCGATTTAGACATAGTGCCCCGCTTCTTAAGTATAAGTTCCTAAGATGAAAATGGGGAATCGCTAAATGATTCTTGATCGCTTTCTTGATTCGAACTAGTGTTTTCAGCATCGTTCATCATACTGTTTAGATTTGCTTCAAAATTTTCTTGGCAGTCAGCAGTAAGAACTAGTTTATCTTCTGAAATTGTAAGCTCGATAATCCTAAGATTATCAACAATATCAGTACCCGTAATAATTGCAACTTGAAGTGCTTTAGCAACATGAGCAATTACACTATCGCTAAGCTTATATGTGTTTTCTTGTGACATAGAATTCTCCTTTCAGTTATTATATTGATAAATTTCTTCTTGTATTACTCTAAATTTTTTAAAAAATCTCTCCAACTACTCCAGTAATCTTCAGAAAAAATTGATTTCTCAAGCTCTAAAACTTTTTCTCTTGAGTTTTTACAGTTTGAATCATTTGACAAATAAGAGACTGCATCCCAAATATCTGAAGCGGTAAACACATCAAAATAGTGGTTTGAATCTTTTTGTTCTCCCCAGGCACTCTTAAACTTTGTTCCTAAAATATAATTTCTATGTACTATTATAGGAGTTCCAGTAGAGCGGCATGCTGACGGTACGCCTCCGGCCCAATCATCAGATTTTAAATGAATAACTCCCCTAGACTTAAAATATTGCTTTAAAACTTCTCTCGGGCTGAGTGTTTTGTAGTTTCCAGTTATTCCATTTTCTCCAGAATATCTTATATCTGCACCCTGCCGTCTAATATTGCCTCCAAAATTTTCTAAAGTGCCTCCGTAAGTTGACAGAGCAGAGTTAAGAGCTTCTTGAACTTTGATTGTATTTTCTGGTTGTCTGACTTTGAAATTATGATGAAAACTAGAAAAGGTAAGGTTATCACTCCAGAGATTTTGATTTTCAACTGGGTCTACGCCTAAGATCTTGATTTCATTAGAGTGTCTATAAAAACCTACGTGATTTTTTATACCAGCTTTTGGAGATAGCCCTTCGTAGCATGCCGGTAGAAATTCGCAACTATTAGAAAACCAACTCATTCTTTCTCTAAAGTTTCCTGGGTCAAAAGTGCTATTGATTATTTTTGATCCCTTACAATATTTCTCAATCAAACTTAAAACACCTTGAAGCCTCTCTTTATGAAAGTGCGGCGTAATATGAACAGCGTCAAAAAAATTGTTTTCTTTCTCTATATCAACTAGTTTTACTGTACAACTTTTTTCAGTAATTGGCTCAACGAAATCTTCTAAAAACAAAAAATTGTCTTCTCCGTATGGCAATTCTCCCAACTTATGAAAATCGTGATAATGAAAATTAGTTTGAGATGGATTTTCTGAAGACCAACTTAGTAAAATGGGCCACAAAAGAGTCTTATCCCACTCGATTAAACTAGTAGATCCCGGTTTAACATAAAAAACCTCATGGCCTAACTTGTTATAGTGGTATACTAAACTACTTACGGCTCTCCAATTAGTGTCTAATATTAAGATTTTCATTTATTGATTACACTCCAATTGTTTGGTGGTTGGGGCTCCAGTGAGTAGATCTTCCATCAGGAGTAGTCTCTTTTTTCACTTCATTTCCGTCTTCATCAATTTTTCTATTATATACTAAAAACCTAGAAGAGTATTGGCCAGCATTTCCATCTAAATCTCTATAAGAAGAAATTGTAGCTCCACCTGATTTATAACTTTCTCTCAGTATTATTTTTATTGAGTTGTTGAGACTTTCAAGATTTCTATCTGACAAATCTTTTACATTAGCGTGAGGATTAATTCTTGATAGCCACAAAGAATCTGCTTTAACATAATTTCCAACTCCACATATAACTGATTGGTCCATCACGGCTTTGCATATGTTATGCTTATTTTTCTTTCTCAGCCTCTCAATAAATTTTTCTGCTGAGACATCTTCTGAAAGCATATCTGGGCCGAGAGATTGCAGTTTTTCAATAAGCTGATGTTTTCCTCTAACAAATTTTAGAGTTCCAAAATTTCTCTGATCTCTATAATATAGATAGTCTCCATTGGAAAAACTAAACCTAACCCTATTGTGAGGGTGCTCTTCAGTAACCCAAGAACCCGTCATCCCCAAAGTATTCCAAATAGAAAACTCTTTATTTAATATCCAGTAGATGAATTTACCGTGTACTCCAACGCCGGCAACTTTTGCAGGAAGTTCTTCTTTAAAAGAATCTATACCGCTTGGAAGCTTTTTTGTATATCTTCCAGACAGAATCTCGACATTAGTCATTTTTTTATTCGAAACAAATTTTGCTAAACTCTCAGCAATTCTTTTGCACTCTGGTCCTTCTGGCATTTATAAACTCCTGCAATAGTGATATTTTAATAATATAGGAAGAATTGTTCATGAAAAGAGTAATCATATCAGACCTTCACATTGGGAGCAAATTTTATAACTCAAAAGAACTACTTGAATTTCTAAACTCTGAGCATTATGATGAGCTTATTTTAGCCGGAGACATAATAGATTTCATAAAAATACCGATTTTTACTAAAAGGTGTTTGGATATAGCTAAATCAATAGACTATTCCAAAAAAATAATTTATATCGTTGGAAATCATGATGAGGGGCTAATAAATTTAGTTGGTCAAAAAATAGGCAACGTTGAATTTATGAAAAGATATGAGTTTGAGTCTTTTGGAAGAAAATTTAGAATAGAGCATGGAGACGAATATGATAGAGGAGTTTTGCATAACAGGGTTTTTGTAAAATTTCTATCAGTAATCCAAAATATTTTAGAGTTTGCTTTTGATTTTGATTTTACCAGCTGGTGGACAGAGAAGCAAATCAAAAAACATAAACTAAGAAGTGCTATTCACATAATAAAGCACAATCCAGACGTTGATGTTTTTATTATGGGACATAATCATTTTCCAGAAGCAATAATATGGGTCGATGAAGACCAGAATATAAAAACATACATCAATGCTGGAGACTGGGTTACACACCAAACTTATGTCACAATAGAGGGTGGTGTCGCTAGATTAAGAAAGTTTGATTCTTAAATTTCTTGGTAAGTCCCAAAAACCTTATCAATGAAAGGATATGTTCCAGAAAAATTAGACTTTACTTTTCCAAGGTGGTGGCTCATATGATGATTAGCAGCTTTTGTATCCGCCCCTGTATGAGCTCTTCGATGTCGATAAGCATATAAAGCAAAGAAGCTTATTAACCCAATTGAAAATGCTGGTGCTAAAATAAAAACGCCAATAGCGAAACTCCAGACAGCTAAATTAGCCCACCACGGAAAAAAGAAAGCGCCCGGATCTTCCGGACGTTGATGATGTCTCGTATGAATAGCTTTCCACTGCTTAAGCACTGGGTATTTGCCAAGCGGTCCGTGAAAAATATAGCGATGAAAAAAATAAAACATGTAAGCGCCAAATAAATGGCCAAGAACTGCTAGCAATAAACTGAGTGCTAAGTCCACAATAGTCTCCCGATCTAAATAGATTCTCCTTTGACCCTTAGGTCCACTAAATAACTATAATAATAATTTAAAGCGTGATCTGTCGGGGTCACATTTTCCCAATCACCTTTACAAAAAATATGCCAAGCATCATCTGCATACTTTCCGCAGCCATATAAGTCTTTGGCAGTTTTCCAGTCAGCGCTAAGATAATCTTTCGAAAATTTCATTAAAGTTTTTGCTCTCTTATTAGAAAGACCAAGTGGTTTCAAAATATCTCTTAAGTCTTCTTCATCAGCTAAAACCATAAAATCTGGCTCTGGATACTTTTTAAAAAGTGTTGGAAGAATTTTTCTAACCTGCTTATGAGTTGTTAGATTCAATAAAATACAGCAAACGAGTATCTTCCACTCATCTCCAAAGTATGGCTCTTGGACAAGATTCATTGGAGACTGTGGTGGATTCCAGTTTTGCATGAATAAAATATAATCGGCAAAACTGGAATTTATCAAAGTTTTTCAAACTTATATCCAAATGTCTCTATTTCCCAAGCACAAATTCTTTCAATATACTCACTAGTTTCGTAGTCATAATTTTTCAAATAGTCTTTTCCAAAACCATGCTTATTCTTATGAAATACTTTGTTAAAAGAGTGGTCTAAATTGAGTTCTTCACAAGCCCTGTTTAAATCTTCTTTCATATATTCCATTCTACCAACAAAGTCTACCAATATATTTCCGTCTAAATCTGAAATGTAAGTAAGTGCAGACAAGGGGTTTCTTTTTCCAGCAGTAGGACAATCTATTAAATGATTACAAACTTTTCTAGATTCCAGCAACCATTTTTTAAAATCTTTAATTTTGTGGCACTTTTGCCTTTCAAGCGACCATTTCCATTGACAGAACGCTCTTTGCCACGGGTTTCTAACCCATGCAATTTTATGCCAATCTTCCCAAATATCTTTGCCAACTTTATTTTTCACATATAAAGCAGTCGCGTGCTTTTGATACCTGTGGATTTTTATTTTATAGAAATGATTATAAGCAGTTGATCCGCCAGCTTTTGGAATATGGATAAAGACGCCTTTTGCGTCTTTTGGAATGCCGCGGTCTTCCATGGTGTGCTTAGCTATGGTAAGATTGCCAGTTTTTTTATTTCGTCTTCTTGGCAAAATTTCACCTCCTTAAACTAAAGAGGCTACATGAACTTCATCGCCCAAGCAAAGAAAGCCATTCCAAACTGAACTACAGCAAATATTGTTATAGCCTTAGTTTTGAACAGCTTAAGGTCTTCAACTTCTTTTACCATTGTTTGTAATTGCGTCGGAGAAGCAACTTCATCGACTTTTTCTTTCCAAGCTCTAAGCTCGTCAACTCGGTCTTCTCTTTCTCTCATTCTTGCAATTTCTTGCTTGAGTTCTTGAATTTCTGAATTTAAAGATTGTATACTTGCAGCCAAAGTTTCGAGTTCTTTAAGCACTAGTCGTGAATACTCGCTCCAGCCGTTGTTGGCATCATCACTCATCACATTTCTCCAGGTCTTTTTCGCGATCTGGATCAATCAAAACAAGTAAAGAGTCTATTTTATTCACTATGTTTTCTCGACTAACACCTGGATCACTAGCATATGTTTTCAAAACTTTCAACTCGTCAACTATAGCATCTTTAATCGCGAAAGCATTCTTCCATTGAGTTTGTTTATTGCATAATTCTTCACGTAATTTACGCAATTTCTGTATAGAAGTTTTTGTTTCACAATCCATAAAAAAAGCCCGAACAATTCCAACGTTAATAAGCAACGCTTACTATTACATATTACATTCGGCTCTAATTATTCGGTAAAATCCATTCGTTTCTAGAGCTTAAACCTTGAGAGAAACACTCACATTCCCTGCTGGTGGCTGACTTCATTCCGGAACCGTAAGCTTGGCAAGATTGTCGGCATTTTTCAATAATACTTTCATCGACGCCGCAAGAATTAATTCCAAAACAGAGAACTATGGTTACGCAAACATAAAAAATAGATTTTATAGCTAAATTAGATAATGAATCAATTTTGGGGTTTTCCGACATCTTGGTCTTCCCTCAGCTCTTCTTCGCTATAGACTATCATTTTTTTAAACTTATTAGTTTCCGGATCCCAAACTAGTCTCCACCTAATTAGATCTTCAATCTCACGAAGAAAAGATTTGATTTTTTCTCTGCTCATAATCTACTCTCAGCAGATTCCCATATTAGCGTCCACCACTCTCTATACATTGATTTCATGTCTGACCAAAAAGTGCCGACAAATATACCAAATAAAAAATAAGGAAAAATTGTCGGCAAGCCGAAAAATTCTGTGGCTGTTTCTAGGAAAAAATAGAAAAAAGTAAAAGCAAATAGCGGAATCAAAGCAACTAAAAAAGCAAAAAAAGTAACTAAAAAATTCCTCATCAGCTTCTTCTTGTTTCTTGATATGCTTTAACTGTTACCGGCCAAAGATTCGCCGCCATGTCCAAGCAGGCTTCTGCGACTTTTTGGATTTCCCATTGTGCTCCCACATGCGTTCGTAAGTCAACGAACTTGAGCAAATTATTAAGATTGGTAGTTCCATAATATTCCGTATACATGTTTTGAGGTAGTACACCTCGAGCTTGTTCTCTACAGACACCCATTTTAATAAGGTTTTCATATAAGTTAAGAGAATTATTATTATGTTCTTTAATTACAGTAGAAGCTGTTTTTCCGTATTCAGTATCGCTTAAGTCTGGAATTATTACAGGGTCAATTAGATTATCTACGTTCGAAGCTTGTCGATTACTTTTATGCTGAGTTCTAAAAGAGTCCGGCTGGTAAAACTTGATATCGATATCAGTGTACCTCCTAGAGATCTCATTGTAGGACCAAGTGCGATGACGATGGTGCTGGCTACGCACAAAAATAGGAACACAAAAACGAAAGGTAACCAGGTTGTGTTCAAGTGTACTAGTATGTCTGTGTTCAATAAGGTATCTGATAAGCTTTTCATCTCTCTCGTCCATAGTCATTTTTTGCTTACCGAAAGAAACTCTCGCGCTGTTAACTACGCTTAGGTCAGAACCCATATGCTCAACGTACTCAACTGCGCCTATTCCGTCACCATAAAGCTCAATTCTTTTATTCATTTGTCCACACAATATAATGGGTTATTTTTTAAATCTTTAAGCATTTCTTCGATGTCTAATCCTGCACAATCAATTTTTCTTTTAGTTAAGTGAAAATGAGAACAAAAACCCTTAAATTTATTGGATTGGCAGTCTGGATCGACAGCCCATTTAGTAGAAGGTGCTTCTAGTGGTATGCCAAGCCCCTCATGACATGCCATCCACAGGGCTTTCAGAGCTTCTTTCTGAATTGGATAAAAATCCATAAATGGATCCATTGATTTGCCATGACAAGTGGCATCAGATATTAACGGTCTTTCTCCGAAACCATTTCTAGCATACCAATTCTGATACTTTGGATAATAAGCATTAGCTATTTCAACTCCAACTGAAGAATGATTCCATTTTGATCCTCCGGCATGCCAAGCCCCGTCATTCATGTCCATTAATTGATAAATAGTCCCATCATTATCAATACAGAAATGAACTGATATGTTTCTCTTGTTTAAGACTTTTACGCATGAATCGCTAGAGAGGCAAACGTCCCAATGGTTAACAAAAAACTTTATATTTCTCTTTTTTCCAGCATAAGAGTTTCTTCCACCAGTTAAAACAAGAGCTTCAGAATCTAAATGTGTAACTACTTTATCCCAGTTAATTGGGATTGGCTGACCCCTATAATAGATACATTCACTAGAAATCTTAATTTGATATTTTTTAATATCGGTTAAAGACTGTCTCTCAGTGTTAATTCTTCTATAAGTTGTTGGGCCACACATCCCATCAGCAGAAAGACCGTGAGCCTTCTGAAATTCTTTTATAGCCCTGGTTAATTTCTTGTCAAAATCTCTGTGACCCGGAATAAACCAATCCGGTTCCCACTCCAACTTTACTGCAGAAGCTTCATTATAAAACTCTTTATCCATTTTTGATTGTCCAAGTTAATGGTTATAAGACATTCTATTCAAAATCCACTTCAACAGAAACTGAAATGTTGATTTTTGGTACTCTTAAGTGGTTAACGATACCGTGCTTTTTAGCTTCTTCAGCATCCATAAACCAATCAGCGTGTTTTTTCTGAAAGACTTTCTTCTTAAAATAATCGTCTTTCTTTCCACAGTTTCTTGCCATCATAGTGAAAATCTTTTCATCTAGACGTTCAGCTTCTTTGACATCAGCCTTAAGCTCTTCTATCTTTCCAAATCCACCACTGCTAACATCATGTATCATAACTGTTGCGTTTTGATCAGCAAATCTCATTCCCTCTTCACCAAAAGTAAGAAGCACTGCACCACAAGACATCGCTTTTCCTTCGACAATCGTTGCAATTGGAAGCTCTGAGTGTTTAATTGCTGATATCATCGTCATTAAAGAGTACACTTGCCCTCCATAGGAATCAATTACGACTGGAATAACTTTTTGTCCTGTATTGTGAGCTTGGGCTATTTGCTGTTGGAAATCCTTAGCGGATTTTTCATCAAATTTGTTGACTGTTATGATAACCGGATTTTTTCTTAACTCTACTTCTTTAATCAAAGGAGATATTTCTGTAGTCCATTTCATGATTTATCCTATTTTTTATGTTTCTTTTTATAGTCTTCTATTGCGGCTTTAATAGCGTCTTCAGCTAAAACCGAGCAATGAATTTTTACTGGTGGCAAACTTAAATGGTTTGCAATTTCTGAATTTTTGATTTCTTGAGCTTCTTCAAGAGTTCGACCCTTAATCCACTCTGTTACTAAAGAAGATGAAGCAATTGCAGAGCCGCAGCCAAAGGTCTTAAACTTAGCTTCTTGAATTATTCCAGCGTCATCAATCTTTATTTGAAGCTTCATTACATCACCGCAAGCAGGTGCTCCCACTATTCCGGTACCAACGTCAGGACTTTCCTTGTTTAAAGAACCAACATTTCTCGGATTATCAAAGTGATCATTTACTTCTTTTGAATATGCCATTTATCTAATTATCCGCATTTTGCCATTCCGCAATTCAAGCACGTAGCACAACCTTCTTGGTATACTATATTTGGAGATTCACAACATCCATCAAGTACACCATTACTGGCTTTAGTCCCATCAGCAATATATTTTTTCAAACACCTAGCAACAACTCTAGAAAATGAAAACATATCAGCTTCTTTATCTTTTTGAAGTTGCTCTACCAAAAACTGCAGCGGTATTTTATGTCTTAACGCCAAAGAAATAGTCCTTGTAAAAGAAGTGTGATTAGGGTTATCAAAAACTTTCACAATATCTTTGATTACAAATTCATCTCCATTTTTTCCAATAGTCAAGTCATATTTGTTTGCCATCGTTTTTCTAGGACGTTTTCTGATTAAACCTTGAGAGTATTTTTTTGGAATCTCAACATATTCTGAAAGTCCTCCAAAAATTTCATAAGGATATCCATCCACAACGCCCACTAGAATAGTCCAATCTTCGCCCTTAATTGTTGCTCTATGAATTTCGCAACCAACTACTTCTGGGCGCTTTTGAGCTTTTTGCAGAGCATCTCCACCTGCTTTTTCTTCTTTTTTTGTTACTAAAACCCCAGATCTAGAACCATCGACGTATATAGTTACGCCTTTCAGTCCAGCTCTCCAAGCGTCTAGATATAAATTACCAACAATTTCAGGTTTAGTTCCCTCAGGAAGATTAATCGTAGAACTGATGGAGTGGTCAATGTGATTTTGAATTGCTGATTGCACTCCTATTCTACCAGCCCAGTCGATCTTATCAGAAGTAGTGAAATAACTTGGTAATTCTTCTATTTCACATTTTCCAGAGATATTCCAGTAATTTTTAATTTCATGGTGATAAATTTCAAATTCTTGCCATTTATCTCCTAAGTCATCAGTAAAATCAACTCTAGAAGTCTTATCACTTGGATTAATTTTTTTTCTACGAGTATAGCTTAGTCGAAAAATTGGTTCGATGCCGCTTGAGGTTTGGGCCGCAATAGAGCAAGTGCCTGTTGGTGCGTTTGTGAGAATTGAAATGTTTCTGCGGCCAACTTTAGACATTTTTAGCTTCATATCTTCGGGAAGATTTTGAATGAAGTTGTTGTTTCTTTCTTTATCCCAATCAAAAACAGTGAATGGAGCTCTTTCTTCAGCTAAATTAACGCTTTCGCTATAAGCGCTTACTTTAAGAGTTTCATAAATAGAATCTACAGCCTTTATTGATTCTTCAGATCCATACTCTAGACCAAGTCTACAAAGAGTGTCTCCCAACCCAAGGGTGCCTAATCCTGTCCGCCTTCCTTTCATACAAGCATCTAAAAGATTAGTCCAGAGAATTTTTTCATCTTCTGTATCTACTTTTTCTAAGATCTTATATAGTTTCTCTATCTCTAGCTCTACTAAATCATCACTCAACCTCATAGCTTTACTCGCTACTCGACCAAATTTTTCTAAATTAAAGCTGGCTTTTTCTGTGTATGGATCATCAACAAAATTGACTAAATTAATTGCAATAAGCCTACAAGAATCATAAGGGCTTAAAGGAATTTCGCCGCATGGGTTAGTGGTTACTGTGTTAAAACCAACGTCTGCATACTCGTGTGCTGGAAGGTTGTTGACGATGGTATCCCACATCATTAATCCAGGCTCGGCTGTCTTAGTGGCGCTTTCTACAATAAGATTCCAGAGAGATTTAGCTTCAATCACTTTTGTTGAAGTTGGATTGGGCGAATCAACCGGAAACTTTAAAGTAAAAGTTTCACCATTTTCAACCGCTCGCATAAACTCATCGCTTATTTTCACCGAAACATTAGCCCCGGTTACTTTTGAGAGATCATGCTTCATCGTCACAAAATTTTCGATATCTGGATGACGAACATCCATTGTTATCATAAGAGCACCACGACGACCATTCTGGCCTATCATTCGGCAAACATACGAATAAAAATCTGCAAAAGACCAAGCACCCGTAGTACTGCCAGCGCTATTAGAAACTGCAGTGTGTTCAGGTCTAAGTGTGGATATATCTACCCCAACACCGCAACGCCTCTTAAAGAGATTCGCGAGATCTTTCCCGCGGTTCATTATGGAACTAACATCATCTGTTGGAGAATCCACAACTACGCAATTAGAAAGACTTACAACAGCATGCTCATTTCCAATACCATACATTGGAGAACCTTGGGGGATTATATATTTGAAATCCTTGAGCAGTTCGTAAATTTCTTCTTCGCTTAAAGCGTTTTTCTGAAACTTGGATTCAATTCTTGCGAATTCTGAAGCAAGCCTCTTATGCATATCATCTGGGGTTTTTTCTAAAAAATTATTCTCTTTGTCTTTTAGCAAATACTTTCCAACGACTGCAGAAGCAGCTAAATCATCTTCTTTAAAATAATTTTTAGTTTCTTTTAAAACTTCATCGTAAGACCATGTCATCGCCATCTATAACCCCCTTACATCTTTCCACTTTTCTCTCAGTTTTGACTTCATGTCATTTTCATCTTCTCTAAGTGCTTCGTTAAGAGTCAAGTGGTCTTCGTCTAATATATCAAATCTAGAACGGGCTGTATCTATGGAAATAGGGAACAATAACCCGTCTCTACCAGCCCTATTTTTTGCTATATAAAGTCTTCCAGTCCCGCCAGCTTTTTCTGTCGCTTTTCTAGAAATAGAAACTACAACATCTGCCACCATGGCTTTACCATAAGCCTCTGACATATTTTCTAGACCCACAATATCTGAATTTGCAGAATCTCTATTGGCTTGACTTGCTGTCCAAATAGGAATATTCAACTCCATTGCTAAATTTCTTAATTCTTCATAAACCAGCTTCAATTCATGTCTTAATGAATCAAAAGATCTAGTACTTCTCATAATATCCGCATAATCCACAATGATTACATGCGGCTTAAAATCTTTCAAAAGTAATTTATCTAAGTGGTTTTTTATAGTAACAATGCTAGCAGAACCAGTTGGATATTCTTTAATGAAAAGTCGGCCCATATTCTTGTCTTCATAGAAGTCTTTGACTTCTTTCTTTCGCTTCACAATTTCGTTGCTTGGGATGTCTGTCAAACAAGAATCATATCGGATACCGACATTTTCTTCTGAAAGCTCAAAGGTATAGTGGACTACATTTCTACCAGCTTTCATAGCATTAACGCCCATTTGAACTAGCCAGTGAGATTTTCCAACGCCAGTATTAGCTGTTACAACTCCGATTTCTCCTTTTCCAAGCCCGCCTCTAAAAATATCATGAGAGTCTAATCTCGGAATACCGGTTGGAACAACAACACGGGTTGACTTTTTAAATCTGGCGTCCATATCTTCAAAGAAATCATGGCCAGTAGTATTGGACATCCCCATACCGACCGCTTTCTTCATCAGCCCAACTACAGATTCAAATTTTTCTGTTGCAATAAGTTCTACAGACTGCTCTAGAGCTTCTTTAAAGGCTTGAGTTTTGCAAAAATCCAAAGACTTTTCTTTTACGTAGTGTTGGTCACCAAGATCTGGATTTGACTTAAGCCTATGCAGAAACTCTACAACTTGCTCTCGAAGTAAGATAGTTGAATCGTCTGTTAGGTCATCTCTAACGATAGAGACCAAAAGCTTTAAACTAGGGAATGAACTATATTTTTGCCTATATGAGAAGTATTTTTCAGTCAAATACTGTAAATACTTGAGCTCAAAAAAATCCGGGTGCATAACTTCAATCATTTGCGCCGCAAAGCGATTATCTGAAATTAAAGCTTGAAAGATTTTCTCTTGAAAATGCTTTCCATATTGTCCAAACCATGCTTGACCTGACTTAGGCGCAAGCTCATAGGCTGCTTCTGCCATTTCCTTCTCCTTAGTTAAAAACTGACCTTGCGGTCATGAAAAATTTATCTGCATCAAAAACCCGGATGCCTTCTCTAATCATTATTCTCATAAAGCTAATCTTATCTAACTTGCGCTCAATAGTATCGATTTTAAAATTTATTTTTTCAATTTGACTAGCAGATAGGTTGGCGATATCTAGATACATAAGCTTCCAGTTCATTAGCGGGATTCCACTATCAGCCACTATTTGGTGATAAATTTTCACCTTTGAGTCTTCAGACCGCTGGTGGCTGATCTTAATTATCTCTTCAACGCTAACAAATTCTTCTCCCGTTATTTCTGGAAAACGTTTACACAGTGTGCGAAAACCCGCACCTTTTATACCTGGAAGACCGTCAGAACCATCTCCGCAAAAACATCTAGCAACGCAAAAGTTTTCTGGATATATCCCAAATCTTTCCCTAACAGACTCTGTTGTCAATATTTTCTTTTGGCCAGGTGACCAAATTTTTACTCGATTTTTTTCTAAAAGTTGATAGTAGTCTTTATCAGAAGAGACAATGGTTATATTTTCATTTTTAAGCTTGTACTTTGCTAAATAACCAATCACGTCATCTGCTTCGCAATCAGAAACATATATCTGAGGGATCCCAGAAAGACCCAGCAGTTTAGTTGTTAAGTTAATCTGATAATTCCTATTGTTAACTGTATCAGGGATATCAGATTCATAAAATCTATTTAGCTTAACAGGTCGCCGGCCCCTCTTGTAATTCTTGAATATATTTCTTCTTCTCAGCGAACCGCCGCCTTCCCAAATGACATATATTTTTTCTGGATGAAGATTATCTATTAAAAGCTGAATGCCTTTTAGAAAGCCTATTGCACCGCCTATATGTTCACCATTATCGCTAGTAGAAGGGTTAGCTGCAAAATGCCTCATAAAAAAATTGAGTGCATCGATTAATATGATTCCAGAAGTCAACTAGTCCTCCAAGTCAACGTCTAAATTCATTTCCATAGCAACAGACCTGACTTCTTCATATGACTCAACATCTACATCTAAATCTGAAGAATCAATGGTTTTTATCATTGCTGCCTCTAGTAAATCTTCGATGTAACAGTTGTGCTCTGAGCTCTGCCAAACTTCATTAAAGTCCGCTTTGTAGAATTTTTTCTCTACTAAGACTTCTCCTGTGTTAGTATCTGTAACGGTTAATTTCTTCCAGGCTCCGGTACCCGAGATTTCAATTTCTTTTCCATTCACTTGAGCTGGACCGTGTTTCCTCAACAAATCAAAAACTTGCTCGTGTTCATATACACCTTTACCAAAGTGAATTTCAAAATTCGCAGTCCTAAAAGGGGCTGACACTTTGTTTTTGATTGTTTTTGCTGAAACATTAATTCCTATAACTTCTTTATCTTTATCTTTAATTTGAGAACCAGCTCCAAGTTTAATTCTAACTGAAGAATGAAACGGAATGGCTTTACCGCCAGGAGTTGTTGTTGGGTCACCAAACATAACTCCAATTTTAGTTCGAATTTGGTTAAGAATTACAAAAAGAGTGTTGGTTTGGCCAATAACTCCAGTTATTTTTCTCATTCCCTTTGAAATAGCTCTTGCTTGAAGTCCTATAGAGTTTTGTTCATAGGTGCCATCAAGTTCTGCTTTCGGCGAAGAAGCTGCTACGGAATCCCAAATAATAGTTATAGGAACATCTTTCTCCATTGCCCTAGCTTTCATAATCGTGGACTCTGCAATCGATAGTACTTCTTCTGTACAATGAGTGTCAACATAAACAAATCTCTTACTTATATTGACGCCCAAAAGCCTGAGATTTTCTACGCTAGTAGCATTTTCGGTATCAATATAAACAACGATTCCGCCCATTTGCTGAGTTGTTCTTGCGATTTGAATAGCAAGGTGAGATTTACCAATAGAAGGAGGGCCGAATATTTCTACAATCCTTCCCTCTGGAAGTCCGCCATCTCTCCTATTTGAGACTATATAATCTAGCTGTCTTGAGCCTGTACTAATCCAACGCTTTACGTGGGTTGGAGATTCGTCATACTCAAGATTATAAGCAATTTTAGAACCGTGTTCTTTGTTGAGAGACTTGATCAGATCTGAAGTGAAGTCGTCTCCATCTTTAGTTTTTTTAGCCATAAAAGACCTCCATGCTGAATAATAAACTAATTTGACGACATGTTCATGATTAAATACTAAAAAGGGGCACGTTTCCGTGCCCCTTAAAAGCTTTTAGAACAAATCTCTAGAAATCATCTTCCAAATCTGCAAACGCATCATCCAAACTCTGGTACTTTTGAGCTGCGTCTTCAGTTGAAGCACTGCTTGGAGTAGTTTTTACGTTTGTAGTTACATTTGGAGCTGAGCGGGAAGTGCCGGCACTATCGCTAGTGTCATCCTCTCCACCGATCCAGGCATTTACAATCTTTTCTAGCTCATCATAAGACTTGCAGCTATACATATCGTCTAGATTAGGAATACTCTTAATCCAGCCATTTGCTTGCTTTTGGTCTTCAGCCAAGAGAGTAGCTTTTCCTCGAGGTCGAACATCCGTAACTGCATACATCCGGCCTGGTGGCTTGTTGCAAACAACCTTAATATCACGACCTGACGAGGGGTCAGTAATATCTCCATAGTCTTCATCAAGCATGATATTCAAAAGAGATTGATATACCATTTTTCCAAAAGACCAAAGCCTTACGCCCTTATCTTCTTCACCACGAACAATTACAGCTGCATAAGCTCGCATCTTAGGATAAAGCTTCTTAGCTAGCTCATAGCTTTCCTTATTTCCATCCGAACGAAGCTCATTGATCAGCTCTTGAATGGGATCAGGATTACCAAACTGGTGGGGAGCCAAAAGTCCAGGGTTGTTTCCAATGTTATAATAGAACCAACGTTCCTTGAACGGTTGACCGTCGTTATCGGGAAAAGCGATAATTCTTACTACGTGCTCTTCCCCTTCTTGCGGACGCCAGAGAGCATCTCGGCGGCTGTTATTTCCAGAAAGCTTATTAAGCTTTGCTCGAATTGCATTTAGATCTAGTGCCATTTTTTCCTCCAAATGTTTAATGTGCAATCTCTAAAAATCTAACTTTTAGTAATAGCCAAGTGGCTATATAATGATAATATCCACACCGTTGTGAATGTTCAAATCAAATGTTTAATTTCTTTGCAAAACTATGAGAGAAGAATAGGTGACTTCTTTTAGCTCTGTTCCGCATATAATAGTCGATTTATCTGGTTTTCCCAGCTTATAAGAAATCTTATATACAATTCCGGTATGTTCAACAGCTGGATCTTCTCTATAGGAATCTCTAGTATAAGAAAGGACTAAATCTCCAACTTGCGGAGACATTGGTTTAGACTCTGCTAAACTCTCTGCTGCCATATAAAGTTTATGACAAATACTTTTTGATACTATGTAGTAGTTCGGTCTAGAATAAGAAGAACCAACAGAGTCTTCTACTATCAAATCTTTTTCACCGCTCACCACAACGCGACAAATAGAGACTCTATCTGCGTAGCTTCCCTCTTTTCCAATTTCACCGCCAAAAACAGCTACTAAATCACCTGGCTCAAAATTAATTTCTTCATTCATTCTAGACATTTGGTTCTATAAGAGTAAATATAAAGCTGATTCACTTCACCAGCTAACGAACTTTCTCTATCTAACCAAACGCGTCTTTCGATCTGCCAGCTTTCTTCTGAAATTTTTCCTTCTGCGTAATCAGAAATAGTTATTTCAAAATCTTTTCTAGCAACGTCTCTAATATTTTGAATTCTTACAATATTTTCTAAAACTGGCATACACCTTGCTTGCAACTCTTCTTGAGATTCTCCAAGAGGACTACTACATGAAAGTAATACTAAAATTGCGAGCAAAAAATATTTCACTTATACCAATCCTCACCCGAGTCGTCTTTTTTCTTTTTCTTCTTTTTTTTAACCGGCTTTGCATCTCCAAAACTCGATCCAGCAACTTTTCCCCTTTGTTTAAGAGATGTTGGACTATTTGAAGCTCCAAGAGGGAGTGTATAACCAGCGATATTTGCAACAACGTTTTGTTCGTCATAACCTTCCTCCTCTCTTTCATCTTCATTCGATAAATCGGGTTCACCAAGCAAGTCTTCTTCTTTTTCTTTTTTTTCTTCTTTTATAATTTGAACTATAAAATTTCGAAGCAACTCTTCTAGTTTCATTTTAAGTCTCCACCGTCGAACTTGTGCATTTCCCACCAGTCGGCGTCATAATCATTTTTGTATTGCCTGAGCTTATTGTTCATTTTTTTGCCATAATCAAAAGCCTCTTCAAGTCTTTTAGAAATTAATTCATAATTCTTTTCAGAGATTTCATTTTTCTTTCTCATTTTGTTGATGTGCCTATAAATCTCTCTGTGAACTTCGCATATTGTTCTAGAGATCACTTTTCCTTTTTTTGGCTTGTGATTAATATTGCCCATCTTCTTAAACCTACTTTAAATAAACCACTACGTTATCGCCACTTCTTGTGACCTCAACGTCTTTTTTCCACTTAATTCCAAAAGCAGAAGTGGCTCCAATAAGGGTATATTCTACATATTTTTGGGCATCTCGAGGTTGGACTACTGATACTTTTACTGCTACAGCTTCAACCGGGTTTCCATCTTTATCTTTGGCGGTGGGTTGGTTTGAAGGCACTGTAAAAACTTCACTCATCTCATCAGTTCCACCAGCAGCATCTTCTAGAAGTTTTTGGAGCATCTCTAGTTGAGATTTATTTTTATCTACAGCGCCAACTTTTAAATTACTCATAAGTTTCTTGGGGTCTTCTTTTGCAAGCGCCCCTGTTTCTGTAACACTAAATTTTAATCGGCCGCGGCCGACGCCAACTGATCTGATCTTGCCAGATTTTTCTTTTTTTTCTTGCCCTTGATCTTGTTCTGCAAGAATTTTTCTAATGTGGCTTCTAATATATTGTTCTGTATTCATTTCGTACCAACCATAATATAAATATTAACTTAAAATCTGGAAATCAAGCGGAAATTCGCCTAATCCTTCAATAAATATGCTTGAAGATATATTCTTGAAATCTTCTATGTCATCAGGGTGAATATCTACTAACATTGCATCATGAATAAAAAATATTGGCCTCACTCTAGAGGGTGCTTTGTCTAAAATTTGTCCAAACCCTAAAAGTGCAACATCAACTCCAGTTGATTGAATGTAATTGTTATATAATAAGGAATCGCGCGCGGAAGAGGGTTTGATTGGCCGACCAAAAAAATTCTTAATCCTTCCAGTAGATTCATAATTTTTCTTTTGTTCTCTTACAACCATATCGTAGTTTAATATGCTCTTAGTTTTTTCTACTAGGCGTTTGATATTAACCCCTTCTGGCAAACCCTTTTTTAAAGTTGACTCTGAAGCTCCATAAACTGCGCATAAAACCAACTTTTTCACTGCAGATCTAGAAACTGGTTTATCAAAAAGTTTTGAGCCTAATGATTCATAGATATCAGAGCCCAAATCCTTATCTGTTAAAAGCATAGCTGTTCTTGGTTCATGAGAAACAAAATCAACTTGGGCTATTTTTCCTCCAGGATAAGAAGACTTAAAGTATTTTCTTATAAGTTTTGGAGCTGTTAAAATTTGAGGCCCTTCTGTAATCGTCATTCTCCCAGTAAGAGTTTTAGTGACGCTATACTTGGGAAGCGATAAAAAATTGTCTCTTGAATTTGAAATAAAGCCCTTAGCTACTGAAACATTTTTAATTTTTCCAGTCTTAATTCCCCTATTGATCGAATTACCGTCTGTCTGAGCTCTCTGAACCCTCTTGAGGGTTCTGTTACATTCCATAAAGGTATCCAAATAACCAGATTCTTGAATACACTCGAGGGCTATTCTGGATTGTTTGAAGGCTTCTTTAATTTCTTCTATCATTTTTTCTGGAGACTGAACTCCATCTATTGGTATGCTTGCTAGATCAGCACCCAAAATTTCGAATGTTTTCAATATTTTTGTAGAAATCAACTGAGGTTTTTCAAGAGACAAGAGTTCAAAAACTGGATCAATAGAACGGCAAGCATTAGAGTCTCCTAGACAATAGCTTTCTTCGTCAGATTCTCCCCATGAAAAACCGGTTCCAGAGCTGGTAAGAGACTTCTGTTTTAAAAATCTATTCTTGGGTATAGTAATCTTCATAGAAGAACTATATCAAAGTATTTGAATGTTTTCAAGAATCTGATGAAGTATTTGAAGTAGCTGCTGAAATTATAGCTTGAGCTCTTTCTGTTTGTGTTAGCATCGATTCATATTTACCAAAAGCATCAATTGGTATGAGCTTAAATTTGGTCATAAATTTTCCAGGTTCTATAGAGTGATCTAAACCTGAAATAGCATACACATTATCAACAGTAGTTCCAGTACCCATATCAATAAAAAATTGTTGTCCATGATTTAAAATTGGGCATCCAAAGGATTCGCCACTTGCTTGCATGGGCATCATTCTTAAAGGAAGACCGCGATCTTGCTCTCCTGGAGTTCCGGAATCAGAAGTACTTCCACGCTGAGCTCGAAGCATGTGAATTGTGGTATCAGCAGAATTATGCATGGAGCCAACTGAGAGAGACGTTAATCCACAGTTTTGAGACCCATAAGTTATAGATGGCATATTAGACTTAATATAGTGTTTGAGAGCTGGAGAACCGCCTTTTATTCGATAAAAATCTGTTCCATCAATCGCCTCAAGAATTCCAGACTCTTTAAGCTTATTTTCAAATGTTGATCCTATTTCTGCCCAGTTAGAATCTTCTGAATTTTCATCTGCTGCTACTTGAGTTGCTGCAGCTCTGACAGCGCCCATCTCAGTATTTCTTAATGCTCCAAGAATATCGTGCAATCCCGAATACTTTGCTGCTGAGTCATCGAAAAAATGGAGTCTTAAAATAGTATCTTGAGGTCCAAAAGCATCTTCATCAGAAGTTTTTGCTTTTTTATGCGGAACACACTCGGGAATCATTCTAACTCGAGGCAACTTAAATGCAGTAGCCATCCCAGAACCTTGATAGGCTCTTTCTAAAACTCTATCTTTACCACTAGAAAGTTCACTAACATTATCTTCATTTGCAATTACTGCTTTTCCATCTTCATCTCTAGTGAATAGGTTATTAAAGCCATAAGCTTTGCAAGCCATACTACTTAAAAAATACCTATTGACAAAACCCATGAAACTAGCAACGGAAATCTGGACTTTCTCTTTTTGCCACTCTTCAAAAAGCTTTGGAAAACCCGTGTTTCCATTCATTTCTATTGGAAAACTAGCAATATTTTGGTTATACATGTAAGAAGCTTTATCGTTAAATGTATAGAATATCAATTGAACTTCATTAAACCTTTTAGTTTCCATCAGGGGAGCGCCTATAAACAAACTGGCCAACCTTCCAAAAGAGCACCAATTAGAATTATCTTTTACTCTTGATGGATGGTTAGGAATTCTAGAAGAAGTTGACGTTTTAGATTCTCCCCTTGGTTTTAAAAATGGATCTCCCTGAGATTTTGCTATTCTTAATTTTCTTGTGATAGTTCCTGCAATTGTTGTCTGAATCTCGCTTGTAGAATCCACTGCAGCTTGAAGAGAGTCTGCAAGAGCTTCTGTATCTCCACCAGCATTATTAGCGCTTCTCATAAAAGCCTGAATTTCTTCAAATTTTTCACCAGAAAACATTGCGCCAGCATTTGTTGGGCTTAAGTTAGAAATTGTCGACATTCCAGTGACGTCTGCCATCTCTGGGCTGTCTCCCAAGACGCTTCTTCGCAATAAATTAATTGACTCTATTAAAGCTTCAAGGGCCTGATATTTTGTTGTTGCTTCTGGCGAAACTCCAACATCAGTAACATTTATTGAGCTGGCTCCTTTAGATACGCAGCTTAAAGAAATCTCTACTTGACCATCATCTTTAAAAGTATATTTTGAGTTGTATACTCCGAATTTCTCTTTTACCCTCAGAGCATTAATAAACATACCATAAGGATTATTAATATTCCCATTGTTTCCAGGGGCGTCTGGATGGCTCCAGCCATACTCTATGAGAAGCTCTGTTTGACCAAAAGATGATGGTTTAACAAAAGCACCAATTTCGCCAAGCCTAGACCTATCATGAAGTACCAGCTTGATCTCTGCTGATTTGTGAGCCATCATTCCACGAGTAGGGGTAATTTTTATGCTTAATGAAGTCATTGTCATAAAAGGGCGCATTTTATCTAAAACGGGCGCGCCTCTTGGTGAACCTGCTTGGCCTGGCCAAGGAACTTCTTGACCGCCGGAAGTTCGAGTTCTAGCACTTGCTTCTGTAAAAGCTGCAACTTCATCATAGCTAGAATAGTTTTCCCAGGAAGGGACTAAAGTTTGCGGTGAAGTGAAGATTTCCATTCCAGCTGAAGAATATTGGGCTGGTACTGCATCTGTGGGAGGAGCTGTACCGGCTGAAGCTGCTGCAGAATTGGCAGCAGCATTTTGGTTTGCTGCTGTCTCAGCAGCTGCAGCATCTGCAGAAGCAGCTGCCGCGCTTTTGGCTTGAGCAATTATACTATCTGCTGAATCGACTGTAATTTTTGACATCCCGTTTAAGAATCTTAAATTGCTGATTCCAGAATATTTCATATTCGCCCCTTCGCCAGTAACTTGGGGGCCAGGGGTTATAACCTCAACATCTACATAGGGAACAGCTCGAGACCATTCTAGTGTTGGTATCATATTCATAAATACTTCTACACCGCCAGTATCTCTTTGCCCAAAATTTAGCATAGCAGGAAGTATTTGAACGCAACAAAGACCGGGTTGAGCTTTGTTCGGAGCAGATGGATTAGATGCGGCACTTCCAATCTGATTGCCAAGCATATCATTCATTGTTATTCCAGAAAGAATACCTGTAGAATCAGACCCAACGCCATTAGTCCCTATCATATAAAATGCTTTTTTAAGGGCTGATGAGTCTCCGCCAGCAGCGGCTTCTCCAATTTTTGTCAGTATTTCAGCTAAAAATAACCCGCCATCTGTAAGACCTGTAACAACTTCAAAAGCTTTTGCATTCATGCTGAGGCCTGTAGTAGGGTCTTCTCCCTCTACTTGCCCCTCTTCCATTTGAAGCGCTTTTAAGAAAAAATCGTCTAAACTAGCAGCGTTACCGTATTTCTTGAGTTGCCTAATAGCTAAAGTAATATCATCAAAATTACTCATGATTTACCCCACATATAGAGAAACCTGAGACAGATCTGTTGGTATTGTTAAAACTATTCCAGGCGGTACTTGTAAAGCCCAGCCAATTCCGCTAGCTGCCGCAATAATCCACCAAAGTCCAGCATCACCATAAGTTTTTCCCGCTATAATGTCTAGACGTTCTCCAGCTTTAACCTGTCTTCTTTCAACAGTTAAAGATCCATTTTGCGCAGCAGAATAAAGAGCTATTCCAGCTCTTCCAGTTCCAACTGTAGAACCACCCTTTAGAACTGGCGATCTTGAGTATCTTCTTATTGCTGCCATGATTATTATGCTCCCTCGGGTTTTGGATCGTCTTCTTCTTCTGGAGGTGGAGGTAGTAATTTAGCCAACGCCTCAGTCAACATTGCTTTCGTATTTGTTTCTGCTGTCAAAGAATGTCCAGAACCAAATAGACCTCTAACAATTCCACCAACATTATATGCTGGGGCTCGAATTGCTCCGTCGTAATCTAGACCAAGTGGAATATCGTGAATTGGAGAGAATCCCATTGTTACTTTTACATAAGTCGGCGCCCTTCTTCCGGGAGTTTCATCCCAAGGGGCTAAATTCCAATCAAAATCAAGCTGGGTTATTGCTCCAGCAATACCCTTACCACCAGATTCATGAAAAGCACGAACTATGCTGTTTCCAGATATATCTCCCTCTTTAGTTCCGAAAAAGTCTTTGAGTCCATCTGCTGTAAAAAGAGTCGGTTCTGGTGGATCTGCAAACGGGTTAGGCAAGCCACCAGCACTAGCTGCTGAACCAAGAGTATTATTAATAGCGTCTAAAGCGGCTTGTTCATGATCTAAGATTAAATCCATATCTCCGCAAATAACACATTGGTTAGCGGGATCTTTTAAGCCTTTAACTAAAGGTCCAGCCTCGTCTAAAACCACAGCATATCTTACTCTAGCTTTTTCTTTTACTCTCGTTTTTGTGTTATCTGAAGCATTTTCTGTTCCCCCACCAGATACATCAACAACTGGCCTGATAACAAAGCCAGCAACCTTACCTTTTCTATCAGCTTCTTGACTGGCTGGAACTTTAAGCTTTCCAAAAAATGCTTCTTTAAAATTAACTGTAGTTACATCTAATTTACAAATCTTGTATCTTGAAGGTTTTATTATCACTGTTGAACCGACTGCAAAACCTTTAGATACTCCGGGTATCATTGGAAGGCCTGCAGCAACTGCTATATTAGCTGCTATGGCTTCTTCATATGGGGGCGGGCCATTTTGAGCTTCTGCATGGAGGTTCTCCATATAGTCCATAACATTTTTAATTTTCCCGTCCATGTCTTCTTGCTTATCAACTCCAATATCTTTATACGGAGCTTTACTATCTATTGTGAAACTTGAACTTCCAAGACCGAAAAGCCTAGATAAACTTTGGATTGAATAGTTGCTTGACCAAAGTTCTCCAACTCTTAAGCGAATTATTGGAGAAGCAGTTGGAACTTGAGAGAATGGCATTATAAACGTGTTCTTTCCATCTGCAGATTTCTTCATTGTGCCTTTAGACCAAGATGGATATACCATAGCAACTAATCTATTGATTGCGAAATACATTTCATCCATATCTTCTGGTCCTGTAGCCACCATAAAGAAGCTCAACCCCATAGACCTCTTAGTCTTCTTATAGATCATGACGTCGTCCATCCTACCAAATCCGCCCATATTACTCCATTCAGGAGCAAAACTATCGGTAAAACTGTCTATAAAAGTGTGCATTGCTAAAATTTCATTAGTTCTAAGATCGTGAAAATAAAATGGTATGTAATAAGCATTTAGCTCATCTTCAAACTGCTGCCTTTCATCTGCAGTATATCTGCCGCCAAGAGGTCTTGCTGGAACATCATCGCTAGCAGATTGGGGAGATCCTTCATCTTTTGGAGCAATTCCACCAAATTTCTGGGTTTTTTCTCCTAGTCTTCCAACACCTTTCGGCATTTTGCCAGCAACTCCAAAAGCTTCATTGAAACCCATTGCAGCATTTGCGCCCAATACGTTTGGTGGCAACAAATATCTACTCGGAGTAGAACCAAATCTCCAAGCCAACCTATAGTCTGGATCTTTACCCATTAAAGTCCTAGATTTAATATGAAGATTTGCAATTCCAGGAGCTAATCTGTCTGGTTGTCCTTGGGCGCTTGTATATGGTGAAAATTCCATAGCTCCACCACTAAAACCACCGGACAATAATACTATATCCCCTAAAGAAGCAAGAGTGTTTAAAAACTGGAATGTTGTCGAGGTTGCAAAAGCGTCTAAGACAACAAAGACACTCTCTAATCCTCCAACAATGTTACTAAAATCTGCTTCAGCAATTGAGTTTGAAATTTGTTCTAAATCTCTAATTGCAGCCCTAGAAACAATGATAAAATACCCTGATGAAATTACGTCTATGATTCTAAAGTAAAACTGTAAAATTCCATAAAACATAGCTGCTAAAAAGCTTTTTCCAGAACGCAATATTGGCATTCTTAAAAGTTTCATCAGCCATTTCCCAATAGTCAGATCACCGAAATCAGGTTGGCCTGCAGCAGCACCCATTGGAAGGGGCTCGGGAGTCTCTTCCACTTGGCCTGGTGGGAACATTAAGAAAATTAAGCTGATTATAGCCGCTAAAATTATTCCAGCAACTAAAACTGCTACAGCTGCTATAACCGCTAAAACGATCATCCCAGTGGGTAGAGGTCCGTCGAAAGGTTCTAAATAACTGTTTAGTTGCCCATAAGATTTTGCATTTTTAGCGTCAAGCCCTTCGGTATTAGCGCCTTTTCTTCTAATTCCATCCTGCTTTAAATCAGTATTGGGGTTTCCGGGGTGGTCGCCAAATGGATTTCCATGAGCGTTTTCAGTCCTAAGTGAAGATCGACTAACTTTCGCAAGTTGAAGCTGCACATCTATTCCTTGACCTATTGCATTTGTTTGATCTGCGCTGTCTGGATTAGCATCTGAATCACTTGCGCCAGCGGCTGAAAGCATCAATGAAAATCCTACTTTGGCCAACTCTTCAAAAGCTGCACCTTCAGCATCTTCATTGTATCTTCCCATGGTTTTCTGGATGCTGAACATACCGTCTGAATATTCTTTATCTTGGATGTATGGGGACTCTGTACCAGGTGAAAACCTGTTATATTTTAAAACATCTGAAACTTTTTTGCGAAGATCAACGCCTGGATCAGATGCATTTTCTACCGTTTCATAAACACCACTCCAAACATCACCCACAACTTTGCCTAAAAGTTCATGTCCGTCAGTTTGGCTGCTTTTGTCTAAAAAGTCAGTTAAGGGGCCAATAGTACCGCCACCTTCGGCGTCTGGAGTAGAACCATCAGTAATAGTCGCATAATATGATTTTGCTACTTGCTGAACTCCGGCCATAAAACCATCAGGCATAACCCCATCGACAGCTATATCGATTAGTTCTGGAGTCCCTAAAACTAAAGGGTCATCCGGCGTTGTTTTTTCAACAGGAGCAGTTGGGTGGTATTGGTTTGTTTCTGTAGACGATAGCATCCACTGTCCCAAAGTCTCCATAGAGGAGTCTTTGAGATCTGACGTCTCAAATGCAACTGGTTCAGCCGGAGCTTCTTCAGCGGCTGGATCAGATGTTGGCGTAAAATCGCTATCTTTAACTTCAGACACAATTACCTCTTAATATCCTTAATTATCTTCCACCCATTTTTTTCTTAGCAAGTTCCTGGAATCTTTTCTTTCCTTCAGGGGTGCTAAGCATTGTCTTAAAGTGGTCTAAAACTTTTTGGTATTTTTCTGACTGAATTTTGGCTTCTTTAAGAACTTCAGATTTTTCTACGTCTTGAAGATCTTTAGTTACTTCTTTAAACGCAGCAGTTTCTTGTAGAAACTCGAATATATTCAGCTTGTTGATTTCTTCTACAGTTTCTCCGACTCCAAAAGGGCCGCCTCTTTCGTCAAATTTAACTTTATTTTTTTGTTCGTCTTTTTTACTCATTTTATCTCCTTAAGCTGTTGAGCCTCCAAGTGATGAAACTCGAGAACTTGACCCTCTCAATACTAAATCACTCTCAATTAGTGGTGTAGCAACATCCATAGCCTTCATCGTGACATTTAAGCTCATGTTAATAGTAACATTACCATCCGCAATTGTAATATTATCTCGCTTAACTCTAAGGCTTTCGTTAACTTGCTCTAGAACAGCATCGATATTTAATGGTGTTATATTTGAGAGTCTTGCTGCTTGATCGTTGTATGCTTGAACAATATCTGCAATATGTTTTACGCCTTCTCCAACGGCGACCTGATCAAAATCCATAATACCGGATTCTGCAATATCGGCTGCCATATCAGTAAAGCCTTTAGACATCCTTCCAAGATCTCTAGCGCTGTTAATCCAACTAGTAGCCATTTCCGGATTAATTGTAAATCCTCCTGAAGCAGCTAAAGTAGCAGCGGTATTAGCCCAAACATCTAAGCCAATGATATCGGCAACATGATTAACCATTTGAACAATTGCTGTGCTGGCAGCTCCGCCACCTTCAGAAAAATCTTCATTAAGAGCTGATTGGTTTTCTTCCCACGCTTTTAAGATTTTTCCAATGCCATTAATCATATCTCCAAACGCTTTGGCTTTTTCTCCCATTCCTTCTGGCATCGCCCGAAGACCACGGACCATTGATCGTACCAATCTTGGAATAGTTGGCCCAATTCTATCAAGAAGCGTTGTCATCGCGCCGACGACAGCGTTAATTTTTTCATCTACACCCTCACCGGTGACTGCACCGACAATTGAGTCCATTGCCCCATGATTTTCTACGACTGCTGTAATTGGTCCCGACATAGCTGAAGCTAAGTTTGCAACTCCACCAACCATGCCCGCAATAGCTTCAGCACCCTTAAGCGCTTTTTCATCCATTTTACCAGCCATGCCCACCAGAAGCTCGATCATTCGAGTCATAGTATCGCCAACAGCTTCAATGAACCTAACAGACATATTAACCATATCATCCATGCTGGTATCACCAAATACTTCGCTGGCTACACCAACCATTGCCATGTCTAGTCCAAGGCCACCAATAGCTGCAGTGGCTTCTATTACTTTACCAACAATGTCTACAATTTGTGCAGTTCTTTCAGGATCGGCGACAGGCACCCTCATTACAGCATCAATAACTCTGCCAACATCATCAAACGCCGTTGATGCAAAGTCTGCTGCAGCAGAAATTCCTTCTTGGATAAACCTTACTACTGGCATAAACAGCCTGAATGCCGCGCCAAGAACTGCGAGACCTGCAACTGAAGAGAGTGCTCCCTTCATTACATCAATAGCACGCTCGATTTTGTCCATTCCGCCAGGCATTGCATCGAAAATCTTGACCATTCTGGCTAGGGCTGTTGCAAATGTACCTGCAGCTGCAACTAATAAATCAGCCCCGGCTTCTAGGCCCGGAACTGCTGCAAGGAGAACTGGAATTGCAAGAGTAAGGGCAGCTCCACCGATAGCGAGCCCTGCAATCGCTAAGAAAGTTAATCCCATTGTTCCGAGAATTCCAATAACTCTCATGAGATCCATTCCGTCAAATACCTTAACCACTTCTCTCAACGCTAGTGCAAACACGCCTCCTGCCACATACAAGAAGGCTGCACCTGCTAGCATACCTAGAGCACCAAGACCAAGGGTTATACCACCATCGGCAATCATAGCGGCGCCGCCAAGAGCAGCACCCCAAACTGCAAGTGCTGATAAGCCTATCATCGCGAGGAGCTCTACAACTCTCAGAAAATCTATCCCTGCGAGGACTTTATCAATTACCATGATGGCAACCGCAAACAATCCGCCCGCTATACCCAAGAATGCTGCAGCGGCAACCATTCCTAAACCGCCACGGATCATATCTGCTTCTTTGATCTGCTTAGCCATTTTAGAAAGCACCCAAGCAGCTCCAATAGCAGCGCCCATAGCTAAGAACGCTTTTCCAATATCTTCCCAAGCAATCGGGCTTAAGATAACTGCTGCTGTAGCGATGGCAATAGCCATAATAACAACAGTTCCGCCAATAAATGCAGCGACTTTCAATCCAGTTATAATAGCTTTGTTTACATTACCTTCGTCAATGTCAGCGATATCGTTAATCGCGCCTGAAAGCCTTTCAGTAAAACTCTTTTTCGGAAGAGCGTTTTCATCGGATGCATTTTTTGTGTCTTCAGCCATTTTAACGCCTAGCCAAGAAAGAATTTTAGCTTTAAGGTATTCCATTGCAACAGCTTTAGCTAAAGCAACTGTAAACTGCAGTGCTAACCAACCGGCCATGGCCGTTAATACTATGGCAACCTTACCCTTATGGGCCCACATTACTTGGCCCAAAGCTTTTGTTAGTTCCCAAATAAGCGTCGGCAAGGCATCCATGAGAGCGCCAAAAGCGTCGCCGAAAGCTCCCATAAGAGCTCCGCCAATCGTTGTTCTATCTCCGCCGCCTCCACCAGCACCTGAAAGAGCGTCTGCTAAACCGCGAATCATCTCAACAAGTTTTTCAGTAACCCAGGGTATCATTCCTGTGATAATACCACCAAAAGCATTAATCATGTTGACAGCACCCTCTTTCATCTTGTCGACAAAGGTGCCTGTTCTGCTTAAGTGGTCATCAAAGATTCCCATAAGGCTGTCCATCAAAGTTTGAACAGCAGCTGCTGGATCTGTAGCTAATTGGCCGAAAAACGTCCTAAAAACTTCTGTGACTTGGCTCATCGTGGTTCGCCACTCGCCTGGATCGAAAAATCCAGCAAGTCCCTCTAAAAAGTCTTTGACTCCCGGGAACATTTCAACGAACATTTTGCCAACTTCTTTACCGGCTTTGTGGACTTCTCGAAGCATTCCATAAAAATTCCGAGCCAAAGCAAGGAATTCTTTTGAGTTCATAATGCCATCAACAACGCCCTGGAAGAATGCACTAAATGGGCCGCCCATATTTTCTTTGCCACCACCTAGAGCTTCATGGACTTTATCAATAGATTTAGCCAACACAAGGTTAGCCTCTTCTTGGGAAATCGCACCGGCTGCGGCTGCATCAGCAGCTGAATTAAAGTCATCCAATCCAAGCTCAGCATTTTCCGGATCAAAAGCACCAGCCAATGCTTCTTGAGACATCCCTGTGATATCCGCCATTCTTGCTTTTTCTTGACGGCTCATCTCGTCGAATGATTGGCCTGTCTCTAAGAATGATTGGCGAATCATCTCAGCTTTTTCAGCCGGATCAGCATTCATAAGCTCCATGGTATCTACAGTCATACCAAAAGTGCCTGCTAATTCACTGGCAGCTTGAGCGGCGCCTTCAAAATCATCAGTTTTTGCTGTGATACCTTGAAGGTCTTTCATGGCTATACCAAGTTTGGCAGCATAAGCTGCGGTTGATGTTAAAGACTCTACAGACATTCCACCGAAAGTAGCGTAATCTGCGGTCATATCATTAATATTCTTACCAATACGTTTAGCATCAACACCAAACTGTTGAGAGAGATGAACTGTTCCACGTGCGACATCATCTAGCATCGTGCTAAGTTCTTGGCCAGAGTGTGCAGCCATAAGTTGCATATTGGACATAGCTTCTGCTTCAATGCCCAAAGCTTTATTAGCTATAACATAAGAATCTATATTTTGCGCAAAATCATCAGCAACTTTTCCAAGTGTATCACCAAGCGCTGCCGCGACTTCTCCAGTATATTGAATGGCTGCTGCCATTCCATCAGGTCCACGGCCAAACATTGCAGTAGCGCTGGCACCTTCCATGCCCATATTTTTAACTGCCGTTTTTACTGCCGAGAACTCAGCACTAGAACGAGATATTTCTTTAGCTACCCCTTCCCATGCATTTGCTACTTGGACACCTGCGCTTCCTGCTTGGTGAGCTGCGTCTGCTAAGAGACCCATTCCGCCAGAAATAGCTCCGAGAACTCCCATCCCGACGTTTCTTACAGCGCTAAATGCTCCGCCGATTACATTTGTAATTTGTGTGAAACCAGAACTTAGGGCTTGGGTCAAGTCTCCTATAGAGATTCCTGCAAGAGCTGCAGAAAAAGCTTTTGCAGCCACACTTGAGCCTTCAATGTTTTTAGCTACACCCTCGAATGGTTTGATTTTCTTGACTTGATCGAAGATATCACTGAGATTTTCGGCATCTTCAATGCCCTCTTTGAATTCGTCCCAGAAATCTTTTTGAGTTTTCTTTAGTTTGGCAGAATTTTTCGTAGCATTTTTTAACGCCTCTGCTAAGTTTGAAGATGCATCGCCAGATCCTGTAGCTGCTTTTTGTGCTGCTTGCAGGGCTGCGGCTAAATTACTCGTATTAGTACTTGATTCTTTAGTGTCGCCAGCAATTCCCCCCAAGGCTTCTTTAAGAGCTCCTGCTAAATTAGCTTGAGCGCCAAGGGAATTATTTTGGGCATTAATCAGGCTCTGACGGTCAGCCAACAATTGTTGGATCTGCCTTTGTAAATTTAGTTGATTTTCTAAATTTTGGGTTTCGTCAGACATCTACATCCTCTGGTGGCAATCTGTTGCTTTCAACTCATCAGATAAGTATTCCATCAAACAAATGTTTGGCAATACTCAGATGATAAATCTGATTCTTAAAACGGCCATCTCCAGCCAAACTCACGGCTGAAGTTTTTTGCTTTTTGGTTTTTTTGCTCCAGAGCAACTTCGACATCTTCAGTTGAACCCTCTTGTAAAACGCAATAAAGGTTCTTAGAAGCTTCTAAAACTTCCTTGAACCTTTTTATTTGCGGACCGCTGCCTTTAATCTCTACCTGAGGTCTCATTCCGAGAATATAGGCAGCCGAACTTGATATAAGCTGTTTTTTATTTTTGGTTTTCATACAATAACTCCACCTTTACATATAACTATTAACTATCACGTAAATCTGCGAAGTTTTGCTGGAACTTGTGCTCTTCCTCTTCCCTGCATGGCTCTAGTGTTTGGTTCATTTTGGGCAGCTCCTCTGCTAGCCCCATTAGATTTCTTAATCTCGCTATTCAATCTTTGAATAAACCATCTTCTCTTCCAAATGGGTATAGTCATGCACTCATGGTAGCTAAATCCCATGTAATACATTAATAGAAAAGTTTCTTCTAAATAGACTTCCTTATCATTCGGAGTCAGGCCAAAAAAACGAGGCTCCCAGAGGGAGCTTTACCTCCGAAGATTCAAGGCAGCTAGGACAGTCCATCCAAGCTTTCATGTCAATACCTGGCTCGTTTTTATCGATATACTTTCTCAGGAACAGTGAATCTTTCGCTGGCATATTCCTAATAAAGAATCCGATTTTTGTCTTATCAGTAACATCATCAATTGAATGAATACTGTAACTCAAACGAGTCGTAACAAGGTTATCATTAAGCATACCCTGCTTCTTTTTTCTCTCTTGCATTTGAGATATTTCTTTTTCCTCTACACCAGTTAAGAAACGCCACTTAACTTTCTTTCGTGTAACTGGAAGTTCGCACTCAAATAAATTAGCACCAGGAGAAATTGGAGCTATGTCCAGTCTCTTAATTGGAAGCTCAGCGAGGTTGAATTCTTGCTTCGACCTTTGGCCGCATGCTGGACAATCTACCTCAACCTTATATCCAACTCCATAACCTGTAATTCTTAATGCAACCATTAAAGCATTTCTATCGCCTGTAAGAGCTCGTTCTGCATCAAACCCTTCGTCTACAACGCAAGACTTAAGAAGTTCAGAAACAACTGTACCCTTTTTAATAAGGGCTTTTGAAGTTAGAATATCTTCTTCTCTTGCCGTCATGGCTCTAATTGAAATGGTTTCTTTTCCGTGCATCGGTGAATCGGCAGGATATGTAATCCCCCTAGAGGGAAGTGGTACTGCTTCTACAGGAACTTCAAAACCAAAATCATCTTTCATCACATTTCTCGATGGAAGACCTTGAGGGTTGCTACTTGCTCCCGTAAAAACTTCATTGCGTTTTGTTCTATCGCTTTTTTCTTCTGACATCTAATCAACTCCTATATGCAGAATACCATATAATTCAAATATAAATATATCTCTTGTAAAATAAAAGGGAAAGCATAAAGCTTTCCCTTTTTTTTATGGAGCAATTTAGAAATATACTAGTATTGCAGCACACAGTTATCAAACCGGATTGTCAATGCAATCTCGGTTGGATCTTCAGTACCATAATCTAGATCGCCAAATCCAGCGGATGTTAAGAAACATCCTTTAAGGTCCCATAATTCTACAACGGTACCTACTGGGTCAAGCATCTTGAGCTGGCAATCTCTCTTGTAGAAATCGGCATACCCTGATCTTCCTGAAACTGTTTCAGTATGAGTACGTACCCACTCCATGACTTGCTGCGCACCAGAAGGGGCAATTGGGTCATAAAGTGTAACGCTTATAGCGTCGTAGTTGAGCTTTCCAGCCAAATATCTGCGGCTATTAATATACTGGATCTCTTGTTCTGAAATTGTTACGTTTGGTCGGGCCGCAGCCTTCATTAAGAATGCATCAATCCCCTCTATAGCGAAAACCCATCGAAATTTTCTTTTGGGCTCGAACTTATTGGGGAGCATATCTCCAACTGCTAATGTTTCTGCCATTTTATTACTCCTATATCTCTAATTATTAAGCTTAGCATGTTAGTTACTAAATCTCCGTACCATTATTGGTAACAACAAAGTCCAGAGAGATAAATTCGATAGATCTCGTTGGTTGTAAGAAGATCTTACCTCTGATTGTATTGTTTTCCACGTCTGCCTGAGTGGTGGTTGTGGTATCAATAATAACTTTGAATCTATCAAGTCCCTGCTGCTGCTGGATTCTAGTAAGAACTGGATTAACTGCAGCTGAGAATCTTGCCAGTGTATCCTCTCGATTAGGCTCGAATAGGAATGTATCTGCGATTCTTCTAACTTTTCTACGAATGTCGATCAGTAGACGTCTTACGTTAACTCTATCAAGCGATGAAGCTGCTGCAAGAAGTGTTTTCTGGCCGAATACAACGACCCCAGCCGAAGTTGGGAATTTTGTGATTGGGTTAACATCGGCATCATAGAGAGAATCTAGATTTCCTCTACTCAAGTTAACCGTCGTTTGGACTACTCTCTTTAGAGCACCTCTAGTAAAACCAGCTGGTGCAAACCAAGGATAAGCAACCTTATCATTATGTGCGAAGGCTCCAAGTACTGCTACTGAAGGCGCGCACCTTACATTGGTGTTGGTACCAGGGTCTGTAACTAATACGTCTGGGAAGTAAGCAGCTCCAAAAGAACTGTCCATTACCCTAGACTTAAAGTCATCAACCGTGTTACCAACGCTGACATTTTGAAGATTGGATGCGGTAACTACATTATTGAGAGCATCTCTTTCTTCGATATCCATAATGTATATCGCGTCGAATCTCTCTTCCGTCTTAGTCAAGGCGTAATCAGTTACCTTAGTTTCCCTAATGCCTGGGATAGCAAGAATCTGTACGTCAACGTCGGACTTTTCAGCCATAACATCTAAGGCCTTCATGTAAGTCTTAACCGTTGGACCATCAGCTTGCCCCTGATTTTCATCATCCATTTCTCTAACACATGCAAGGTTCGAAAGTGATGATTTCTCTTTATCAAAGATATTAACACCGTTGAATCCACCCTGCACTGGGAATGTGAATTTCAAGAATTTTGTAGAAGCTGGATCGCTAAAGTCCTTAGCAACATCCAAAAATCTTCCCTGGTCTTCAGTTCCGTCTTCTTTTCTCATAGCAGAAGCTAATTTGCCAGTTCTTCTATATTGAGCAAATGCCCACTCTTTAGAATCAACGACATCAGAAACCGACTTAGTATGAATCTGGATTCTTTCCATCGTGAAGACGTTATTGTTGAACCTATCAGAATCTAATACTGTTCCTTCAACATCTACTGCACCACGGTTATCTCCAACCCAAGAAGCTCTGTTGACTGTCTGGAAGTGAGAATAATATCTTGAGAATGATAAAGCGCCGTCTCCAACATTGGAGCTCTTGTTTGGCTCATTCCAAGAAACCAAGTTTTCAAACTGGAATCCCCACGGAAGTCTAGAATTAACTTCTCTAGATGGGTCGGTACCCAAAGAAATATTTCTTCGAAGAACATTTGGTGGCTCTACTATGCTCTGCATGGCAGCAGCTGAAATATATCCTTCATCTACGTCGCCATCTTCATTTACGCAAGGGGTACATGCATCACCAGTAAAGATCTCAGACCCTGAGGTTACTAAGTGGTAAGGACCAGAATATCCAACTGGAAGAGCTGAATTGTCTATGTTTCTATTGGTAACGTCTGAATGCATTTCAACTCTAATAAGTCTCGATACGTTAGGATGAGTACCTTCAACAACCACTCTCTGGTTTCCAGCCATTTTATCAAAATCGTAATAAATGTTATAGTCACCAATTCTTCTTGCGATGTAGTTATCAGATCCTGGGTCTAAATTGACTCCTGGGAATACTTCTAATGCAGCATCTTCACTAGGCGGAACTCCGTCTGGTGGATATATTCTCTTAACGAGAACATCGAAAGATCCAAACGAGTTATCTAGTTTTCCATTTTTAAGATTATCAATCTGAATTCTAAAGTCTTCGCTACCATTCTTTCCGTCATCTAAAGCATGAATCTTGAAAAGAGTTTTGCTGTTAGCGCCGAATTTTTGAGATGTAACCCATGGAGAGAATGCTGTTCTGAATCTGTCCTGGAATCCTTCAAAGTTTGGTACCGTTGCTGAACCAGCATTTCTATCAAGCGAGCTAGTCATTAAGAATGCGATTGGCTCCATATTTGAACCTGTTGGAACCCAATCTGCACCACCAGCTAAAATACCCGATCCAGTTACTACTGCAACGTTTGGATGGATTGGATAATAGTTGTAAAGCAGGTGACCGGCTTCTTGAATCTTAAGTGGATCAGTATTTAAAATGTTTGGCAAGTATGTCGGATTCAAAGGAGAAAGCGACGCGGTTACTCTGTTTGGATATGCTTCAGTATCAATATGCCCGTTAAGCAACATGGTGAACTGATAATTGGAAGTACTAGAAATATTAACGTTTCCAATCCAACCTCCAGCTCCAGTTCCTTGATCATCAGCAGCATCAGACCCCGGTTCATTACTAGCGTAAGATCCACTTAGAGAAGCAATAACTCCTGACGGAGTCATGATTACTCCGAGGAGAATCGGGTGTGCTAATCCTTCACTAAAGTCTCCCGTTCCTCCAGCTAAACTATCGGCAACTCCACCAGCAGATGGAATTGCAATTGCTCCGCCGCCATCTACAACTTCTGCAAGATCTATGCTGTTTCCAATTGTACCAGTGGTATCCGCAGTTAAATCAGTATCACCAATTACAGTACCCTCGGCAGCGGTTAAACTATCAATACCGTTTGTTGCACCATCAGCAAAGTCAGCTCCATAAGTTGCAACTGAAGCATCGGCCGTTCCATTAATAGCAGCTCTAAGATTGGTGGCTGATGTAGCTGTATCAGATTCAGCAAGTACATGAATTTGATTAGTTCCACCAGCTGCTCCGATTGGATCTGCCTTAAAAATAATTCTAACGGTTCCACCAGCACCACCGAAATCACTACCATAACCAGCGGGTATAACAACTGTAATTTCATCATCTGGAGCAGGAATTCCAGTTAAGCCAATAGCATCATCTAAAGATGCAGCTTCTCCTGCTGTTACTTGAGTATCCTGAATTCCAGAATCGCTGAGGAATGTACTCCCATTTGATTCTGAAAGGAAAGCACCAAGCATGTAGGTTCTACCAAGAGGGGTTGAATCGCCTCCTGCTACTGCATATGGGTTGTCTCCGACAAATCCGTTTCCACCAACTAGCCGTTGGCCAACGGTAAAACCAGCGTTTTTAACTCCGCCAGCCTCAATCGAATTTCCATCTGCATCAGCCGTTCCAGCTGTTGACCTTTTAACTCCTGTACCGACTCCGAGCACTCGAAGGAATGTTCCCGATCGAGAATTCTTCATCCACTCGTACATTGCCAGTGGTCCAAGTTTCTGTCCATCAGTAGCACCAAAAATTGCTACAAAGTCTTGCCAGGTCGCCACAGTCTGGGGTACGAATGCAGGACCTTGTAGCGAAGTGCCGATGACACCTGCTGGAGTCCCCTGCGGTTTGATCGCTGTGGGTCCTGACAGATCAATTTCTGTTGTGCCTACCCCGGGGCTTCTAAATGTAAGTTCTGCCATTATTTTCTCCTAATATCTATCAGATACTTATTCACTACACGAACAATACGCCGCTATTTGTTATAATAAAATCAATTGCGATAAATTCGATTGATCTCGTTGGTACAACAACAATTCTTCCGTTAAGCCTATTTTGTTCCACATCGTCTGTAGTATTATTAGTACTGTCACAGACAACCGCGAACTTTTCAATACCCTGTTGGGATTGAACTAAGGCTAAGATTGGAGCAATCTGTCCAACAAACCTCTGTCTTGTTGCTGGCGTGTTAGGTTCAAAAAGAAGTTTATCTGCAATTTGAACAACGAGCCTCTTCACTTCTAAGAGCATTCTTCGAACATTAACTCTATCTAGTGCCGACTTGGCTTTTTGTAGAGTTTTCTGACCGAATATTACGAATCCGCCCTGCGGGAAGTTAGCAATTGGGTTAATTCTAGCATCATAGAGAGTATCTCTATCAGCTGTACTTAATCTTACTTCAGTGTTAACCACGGTACCTAAAGAACCACGATTGAATCCTGCTGGAGCAAACCATGGATATGCAACCTGGTCATTATAACCAAGAGCTCCATAAGCCACTACAGAAGAGGGAACCCTAACGTTCATATTATTGATAGGATCAGAAATATAAACGTCTGGATAGTAAGTTGCTGCGTAGTTATTATCAAACCCGCGTCCCTCAAACTGCTCTGCGGTTTCTCTAGGGTTGCTAAATGCATCTGAGTCATCGAAAAGTCTGTTTTCATCTTCGTCATATTGCTGAATATCCATTACGAACATTGCCATCGAATAATCTTGATTTAATCTTGCAGCGTGATCTGTAACGAATGGATCTCTAATTCCTGGTATAGCTAACAAGTTTGTGTTAACTATCATTGGATCTGTCATTATTTCGCATGCTTTTCTGTATGAGAAAATAACGTTATTAAGAGATCCAGCACCCATCATTGTGCCGTCATCAGTACCTGCTAATCCAAGTCCTCCCGTGAAATCTGAACCAGCTTTTCCACCAGCATCGGTAGAAGCCGCTCTATCTCTCATTAGCCTAATATCTTTATCAAGAATGTTCAGCCCATCAAAACCTCCATAGAAAAGGTTGGTAAACTTAGCATAGTTTGTAAATCTATTAAACTTAATAGAGCTTGATTGTATTAACGATGCGAACGTAAGCCTATTACCCCACCCAAGCGGATCAGGAATCGTGTAATCGCTTCCATCTGGCTCTCCATCTCTTAAGTAGAAAGCCTGCATCATGTGCTCATTAGCTGAGCCTGTTATCGTATTAAGACTAACCTCGGTATTGGTCAAGGCAACCTTTGCTAGCGTAAACTTGTTATTATTGAATACGTCAGCGCCTGTGCCTGATACCAGGTTGTCACATTTTTGAATACCATTAAATCTTGTGTATGCATTAACGAGAGGGTTGAATACTCCACCAGCATTTGGATCTAGTGTTGGTGTTGCTATTCCAGAAGTACTGTAAGAAGAACTAAGTGGAATTCTAGCAGTCATTGTTCCCCAATATAGTCTTGGGTCAATGCGCTCATTTTCACCAACTTGACCCTGGTATGTCAAATCGCTTGATTTTGTTTTTCCTCTAGTAACCTTGCAGCGGAATGGAAGTGGAGGAACAACAGCACCTGTTAACAATAGAGCCATTTCTTGGTCATCGTTTTCTCCACCCGACATCATTCTCTGGTTACCAGCTTCTTCAGTTGTAACAACTTTTCCATTGGCGGTTAGACCAGTGAACCAATCTGTAAGAGTATCATTTGTCTTTAAGACTGGCATGCCTCGGAATCCGAATGGCATAGAAGTTGCAGGAACCTGTTTTCTATATACCGCATCATTGACAATAACTCTGATGTTAGCTGACTTGTTTGGATATTTTCCAGAAACGACTAGTCGTCTTTCTGCAGGATCCTCAGCATCAAAGTCATATTTTGCTTTCATGTCACCGATTTGCTTTCCAATGAACCTATCACTATTTGGATCTAAAGATAGATTCGGGAATGTTTCTACAAATTCTTTTGACGTATCTAGATCGTGAAGTTTTCTAACTTCTACGTTAAATGTTCCGTATTGGTCGTTTTCATCAGTAGAAGCGACCAAGTTGCTAATGGATATTTTTAGTTGCTCATTAGCATAAGCTCCATCACTGAGAGCTTCAAAATAGAATAGATCGTGCTCTTGAGTTCCGAACGGCTGCGATATGAAATCGGTAGTTCTCGGAGTTGTATATCTCGTATCGAATCTACCAAAAGAATCTACCCAATCATCTCCAAGCCCAACAGCATTTTCTACTGACGACCCTGAAATAATTCCAATAGAATTATCCCTCCAGCTCACTGGAGCTAGCTCATCTTCGACTGCGTAGTCTAAATAAAGGATATGGTTTGATTCTTCAAATAAGTCTGGTTCTGAGTTTAGTGACTTCCCAATATAATGCGCACTGGCCGGATTCAAAGAAGCTGTATAGATTCTTAGTCCCGGAACGTTATCATCATTTCCCCATGCTTGACCAGCAGAAGAAGAAACAATAAATTTGAACGTCTGGAACTGAGCATTGGTATCAGCTTTTGCAGTATTATCTACCGTCATCTGCGTAGCTAAACACTTCGTAGACGTTGATCCTCCAACCCATGAAGCATCGATATGCTGGTCATAACTTGCGATCAAAGACCTAGATCCCGTAGAGTTCAAAATAACTCCGCGGACAAGGTTTACTGTGTTCTCAGCAGCTTCTCCGAAATCATCATCTCTAGTAGAAAGGTCAGGATAACTCTTGTTTGACGTAAACAGCGGAAATCCAACGCCCTCTTCAGATGCTGACACATAATGTGCAGCAACCAAAAATTGCACAGCACCCTGTGCGGTTGGATGAGCGTCTGCTGCATCTCCGCAAGCCTGTGATGTTACTCTAAATCCTGCGTTTTTTACGATTCCATAAGAGACAGTATTACTCATATCGGTAGAAGTAGCATTAGCTCCTGCACCGAGTACTCTTGTGTATGTTACTGCATCTTTATGTTTTAAATATTCTCTAACTGCGTAGGGTCCGAATCTATCGGGGTCAAGAGTTCCGAATCTTGTTTCGAAATCTGCGAAAGATCCCACTGATACCGGAACAAATGCAGGCCCTTTTTCTGCAGTACCAATAACTCCTGCAGGAGTTCCGAGCGGGGATTTCTGTCTCTGTGAAAGATCGATTTCCTGCTCAAAAAATCCTGGAGATCGGAATGTTTGTTCTGCCATGTTTTATCTCCTCAAGCTCTTATGCTGTCTATAGTAAGTATTAATGTTAAACTCAAAAAATTATTTTGGTGTGAGTACTATTTCACCCAAATCAAAGGTTAATTGCTCCCTGTACACAGTTTCGCCCTTCCTTTGGTTCCTAGAAGTGATATTCAATCTCTGTTTCACCATTTCTCCGGTAACTTTATCACGATAAACTCTCTCAACTGTTAACGGTTCTCTCCCAGCTTGAGTACCACCGACTGTTGTCGTTTTGTAATACTCAGGGTCAGGAGTGACTGCGTGACCACCAATTACTGCTGCTGATCTAGGATCATCCATAGTTTTTAAATCCTGCAAAATATAGTCATCTGGATTTCCGCTTGGAATTCCTTCAACCTGTATTTGTTCTGGTATGGCTGATACTTCGGTCATGTCAAAAGTAATTTGCGGAGCAGAAATATATTTTCTAATTGCGCTTTCTCCACCCGGAAAGGTTGGATTCACTATATATCCTGTTACTTCCACTGTTATTGTGTACTTAATTATTCTCTCATCGTCCGTGAATTCATCAAAATTTAATTCTGAACCTAAAGAATCACCAAAAAATGCTGTAAACCAATATCCTTTATCAGTCTCGATCCTAAATGTCCTACCACCCTGACTGTGGTAAGAAGACATTATAGCATTTAAAACATCATTCATTTGTTGCATATATTGGGCCCAAAGAGTAACATCGTAAGTAGCTGTAAAATATTTTGGCGCTCTCATGGTGTAGATCTCATATATATTATTTCCAAGTTTATCAGAAATTAGTTTTCCAGATTGGAAATCTTGAGATTCATCTCTTTTTGGTGCTCTTTTAGCTATTTCTCCAGGTTTAGTTCCATCGCCTTCAGATAAATTTGGATTGACGTTTGGTAAATAGTGGCCTGAAAAAGCGCGATCGTCTTGGTTTTCTAAATTTTCTTTATTTATTAAACGTTGATAAGATGGGTCTTTAGAAGAGAGTTTCTTCTTTATGGTTATATTACCATTTTGATTTGTTCCCATCCCTCTAGTGGCATTCTGGGTTATCCCGCTTCTTAAAATAGACACTAGTGGTAAAATCAAAGCCCCTGCTTTATCTCTTAACGGCTTTCTTCTTCTTAAGACTGCAAATCTTTCGCCTGTCGCAAATATAACAGGTATTCTTTTAGAGTTTTTGTTATTTTCTTTGTAGAACAAGGGTAAATCTTCATTAAAAAGCTTAAACAAGGCTCTATCAACATCTTCTATTGTGCAAGATGGTACATGGAGATCTTCTCCATTAGAAGAACCTTCTGGATTTGCTTCGGGACTAGTTTGAAAATACGTAGACATTATCCCTCCCTTATCCCTTCATCTGCATAGAAAGAAGACGATACCCCAGAATCATCTCCGCGAGGCGAAACTTCAGCTGGTTCATTAGATATAGGGGTATCTAGTTTTCCTTGCTGAATTAAAGCTCTGTTGTCTCCAGTCGGTCCAAGTCTATTCTCTTTAAATCCGCGCTGTTGAACAAAAACTTTTTGGGTTGCATCTTCGTCTGAATACCCTTCATCTGTTGGGCCGTGTGGAATCTTATTGATTAGGCCTTTTCGAGCTTGCTTACAATCTAAAATAAATCCAGTGCTGTATTCCACTTGTCCATATATCGTAGAGTCTATTTTTGAAGTTAATATCTCAAAAAAGGTATCTCCATAAGAAACGAAATCGCCAGCTTCAACGTCAAGCTGCTTAAACATCACGTCTCTATACTGAAGCCAAACAGTTATCTTATTTTTTTGTTCTATACCAAACTTGTTAACTACGACATCATCTTGATGCCACTCCACTCTAGCGTCTATTTCTACTGGTGGATTAAATACTTTTTCCTGCGCTTCTTCATAAACGTCGTGGACATCTGACAAGTCTTTTCTGACCTTATAATAATATACCTTTTGTCCGACAACATCTTTAATGATTTCTTGAGAAAGATCTGAAATTAAATCTAGTTCGCGAGGTGTTACAAAGAGTCTAGCCATTTTTTTATCCTATCACTATGCATTTACCCATGGGTATTGGAATTGTTTTTAGAACTCGCTGGAGATTTTCTGCTTTAGTAGCTTCTCCCTCCACCATCTTCTCGTACGTTAAACTCTCTAACCATTCACTCATACTAGTTTTTAACTTTTCTTTATCCTCTCTTCCTTGCGTTACTAATGTTGATCCATCTAACTGCAGATCTCCCCCAGGGATTGGAACGCTAGAAAACTTAGATCTAATCAACCCAAGAAGTTCTTTACAGTTAGCTAATGTGTAATCGAATATCCACTGTTTTCCCATACTATTAATAGTTGAATAGCTTATCCACCCAAATGGAACATTTGAGGGTCCCGCAACACCATGAATACTGGAATCATTATAAGCTGGGTCAAATGGATCAGAACCAAAGCCAACTCTAAACCAAAGCTTTTTTGGATCTGAAGAAGTTGGAGTTGGAAATATTCTTATTTGAGTGCCTTGCGTTCTATAAGAGAAATTTGATCTTCTTACTCTATTAGACAAATCCATTTGTCCGCCGCGAAGAACATCTTCAAATACGGGTAGTACATAAAATACAGTCTCTGGAGTAAATGACTCAAAACTAAATTCGTTGTTTAAGTAATTTATTGCAGAGGTTGTATCGAAAAATCTATAAGCAGCCTGAGGGCTGAAATGATAGACTTCTAAAATCTTTAATTTTCCAGCGCCATTACCGTTTAAGCTAGACGAAAATATAAGGTTTCCACTTTCATCTTTAAGCGAACTATAGATATCGTAATCTTGCTGATCTTTCTTTAATTGAATTGAACCAGAAACAGTATTATATGAACCACCAATTCCAGCTTCCTGAGAGTATGGTTCTGCTAGCCTTAAAATAAAGTCCATAGTTTCATGGGCATATTTCCCTTGAACGTTTGAACCTGTAGACATCCCCATAAGATTAGAAAGCTGTGATTTAGCTTGATATTCATTTATAAGAGTACCATATTCCATGGACGACTCTTCAAAACAAGCCCAAATCTGTTTCTTAGTCAATTCAACTGATAGAATATCATCGCCCAGCTTTCTTTTTACATAAGTGACTAAAGAATCAGCGTCTTGTTGAAAGTCTGAATCGTCGTCAAATATACCAAAAGGTGTTGGTTTTAAAGTTTTATAAAAAGCTGTTGCCATTTAGATACTCCAATGAATCTCCTAACTAAATATAAAAGAAGATCCGTTAAATTCTTGGGTATCTAAATGAAGGCTTTGCCCTAGGGAAGATGCGCGTGTGATTTTTACAATAGAATTTGAGAATTATTTTTTGAAATTATTTTCACATTCCGCCAATAATAGAGATAGCGATTAATCCTGGAAGCCTGTCTTTAAGGTATACTCCAGAGAATAAAGTATTTGTTCTTCCACCAACATATGAAAATGCAGCTTCTATTTTATTACTAACTTCTGGATCACCAGCCATTTCTGGAGTAACAACTAAAAGCATAACTCCAGTTTCTGAAGTTTTTGCTGGCGCAGGGCAAGGAGACGACTTAATACAGCCTTGGTATAAAGTAGAGCCAAGATCTCTAGCGCTTACATCTCTTATAACTGTACTACCGACAAGCATTCTTCCGGGGGCACTAAGACATTTTTCTAAATCTTTAGAATCGAATGTTTGAATTGGTGATGTTTCATCTGCTAATTTAAGTACTTGTGAAATTAATTTTGCAAAATTCTTATTTGCACTTGGGTACATGCCTAGCATTCCAACTTTACCGCGAAGTAGCTGCAACTGTCTTTCATTATCTAAAACAATATGTGGAGAACTAGTAATATCTTTTAAAACAGATTTACTATTACTAGCGATTGTTGGATTTAATAGTTCTTGAGCAGAAGGTTGAGTTACTACATAAACAACTTTTCCTGAAGCTCCAACAGAACTCAAATATCTCTCTAAAGACTTATGAAGGCTGTGGCACGCGCTACCTGTTCCGCCGCCGCCACCAGCCAATACGAAAAGCCAATCTACTTTCCCGATCCGGGTTCTGAGTGTATCTTCTACTAGAGCACCATTATTACTAAGGACATCTTTCCCAAGGTCCACGTCCTTGCCTACGCCATCTGCTCCGGGTATTAACAGAAAATGGTCTTCAGGAACTCCATCGGGCTGGTCTTTTTCAGTAGTGTTTACCAAAACGGTTTTATTAAACCCTAAATCCAAAAACGCTTTAGCTAGTTTTCCACCACCACCACCAACTCCAATAAAAGCGCAAGAAATCGCTGAGGGTGCATCATTTTCTGGTAGCATTCTCTCATCAGCATCAGCTGGATCTTCATCATAGGCTTCTACGAAATCAAAATCGTCATCGTACAAGCTGTCTTTATCTTTTCCACTCATTTCTTTTTCTTCCTTTTTCAAATTAACTTTAGAGTTGACGGGCATAGCTGGTTTATATGCTTCTTTGAGTGTACATGCCATGAAATACCCTTATTCATATTCATAATTATTCACTTAAAGCAAAAAGCATTAAATTAAACGGGCTGCTCTAGCTGGATAAGTCACAGACTCTAATGCTGATTTTAGCTTTTTTCTATCTACTTTTTTAACTTTTAGATCGGCTACTTCTTTTTCTAAAGCAGCGCAACGAGCTTCTAGAGACTTAACTAAAGACTCTAAAGTAGATGCTGTAGATTTAGTTGATTTCTTGGCTGTAGTTGTTTTCTTAGCTGGGATGCTTTTTTTGGCTGTCGTTTTTTTAGAAACTACTTTTTCTTCAGTGGTTGTTTCTTTAACAGCTTCTGTTGTTTCTGTTGACATACGTCCTCCATGGCTATAATAATATAATAATAATTATGCATTTAAAATAAAAAAAAGAGAGGGACCCGCTAAGGGGTCCCTCTCAGTTTTGGACGCTATCTAATAAGGATTAGATTACGTTAAGGTCTTGAACGGTTACTGTACCGTAGAAGTCAGAACGAACCATCTTCTTACCATATCGAGTCATAACACCCTTACGTGGGGTGAAGTCCTCAGGAGCGAAGATTGTTGGTGTGACAATAAGTGGTACGTATGGAGCATAGACATATCCAGTCTCCAAGTAGCTTCCGCCCTTGTATCCGACGAGGACCTTGTTCCGTGGGAAGTAAGGATCCTTGTAGACCGTGAAGCGGTTACTAAGAGTACCAACCTGCTCAGCACCAAGGCTCATTGGCTGGCTAACCTGACCATCACCATCAAGGCTGTACTTCGGACGATAAAGGACCGAAGCCTCGAGGATAGTAGCGATATCAGGGCTTACTACGATAAAGTTTGCCGAACCGCGAAGAGTAAGTCTGTGAATCTCATTAGCGACGTCAATGACTGTCTCTACGAGAGTCTCATACCATTCTCTAACTGTTCCTGTGAAGGAAGCGTTTGCGGGAACTCCACCACTTCCACCAGTTGTCTTATTGACAAAGTTACCTGGTGCGCGGCTCCAGTAATAGTTGGTCTTAGCCTGAGTAAGGAGATCGTTAAGAATCTCTCTATCAAGCTCTAGAGCAACCTGCTCGGAGAGGATCTGAGTAAGCTCAACCTCAGCGTCAAGGCTGTGGTAAGCATTCAAGTCCTGCGCGAGTTCTGGCGACCAGCGAGCGCGGAGCTTACGGGTTACAGCAGTAACTGCAATTGATTCGATCTTGATATCGATCTCTGGAATCTCCGGAGATGGGGTTGTACCAAAATCAGACTCAAAGGTTGGAATAACTAGAGTATCTCCAGTTCCAGTACTGAGACTTGGATCAAGCGGGTAGTTAACTGTCATCAAAGCAGAGTTAGCTACTGGCTCGCCAATAACACCTGAGACTACGCAAAGAAGTCCAGTTCCAGAAGCCGAAAGATCAGCTAAAGGATCTGCGGTGAATTTACCACCAGCAACTGTACCAATCTGGTTAAGTCTGCGAACATTGAGAAGATTTGTACTTCCCTGAATTTGCTGACCCTGCAGATCGTTACCAACTACTGCCAGTCCGTCTGGATCTGTTCCAAGTGCATCTGAAACAAGTGCGAACTCTTTAACCAGAGTAGCATCAGCATCAGTAAAGTTATCAGTTGCTACAACAACGAAACTGTATACACCGCCACCAGCGTTACCACCTGGGAAGTCTCCATTATCGTTGTCTTGGATGTCTCTTGTAATTACTGGGTCGAACTGGAAGAGTTTTCCATCAGATCCTGTAGCAAATCCAGACTGACCACCAACCATTGTTCCACCGGCACCAAAAGCACCAGAAAGAAGAAGATCGGCTTCGCCTGTAAGTGCGAAGGAAGAGTGGACTCTAGAATATCCAGAACCAGCAAGGTTGTATTGACCACCTACACCCAAAGATCCAGAGCGTACGCCCTTTCCTGGAGGTGCATTGTAGATTGAAGAACCTGTGGTGTAGGTAGCAGCATTAGTGCCCTCTCTACCAACGTTGGTTCCATACGTGTAGTCAAGATAGAATAAAAGGCCAGAAGGAAGGCTCATAGGCTGGATAGAAACCAGCTCATTTGCGATCAATCCACCGAATACTCTACGGACGATTGGGAATGCGATGTTCGTGAATCCACGAATATCACCACTGGAAGTGAGGTTTCCACCACCAGTTGAAAGGCTGTTAGCCTCTCTAAGAACTTGGGCAGCCTGATTTTCAAGCAGAGTAGCCATGTTCTCGCGGGTTGTTCCTTCAAGACCTCTAAGAAGTCCTGTTCGGGCCCACTTTTCGATTAGTCGACGGTTCTGGGTTCCGACGTGTCGTTGCCGAATACCCTCTGTCAACTGATTGAGTGTAAATTTCTTACTCATTTTAGTTTTCTCCTATAAGGGTTTATTTGTTATGTAGTCCAGCAAGGACTGCCCACCTGTCGACCTCAACACCACTCTTTGCCGGGGCTGCCGACCGGGTTGATCTGGATGCGGATGAAAGCAATCTAGAAGATCCCTCGGAAAGGGTTCTTCCGGATCTACGCTGTAGTGAATTACTAAGTGTCTGATATAGCAACTTAGCTTCTTTGATTGTGGAAGCCTTATCAAGGGCTTCAACGATAGCGCGCTGCTGCTTAGTAGAAAGTCCACGATTTTGCATGAGCTTATTTGCAAAAAGCAGTTTTGCGTTAAACAGATTCATTTCTTGTAACTGTCTCTTTAAACGAACATTTTCTCTAGCGGCTGCTGTAGGACGGTTATTTCTAACTGCTCTACGCGCTCGAGATTCATTTACTTTTCTTCTGTTGCGACGTGCGCGACGGCGACGTGATTCAACAGTTGGTTCTGGAACGCTGGGATCTCCAAGCTCATCTGCAAGAGCATTGATCAGATCTTCTTCGCTGACATCGAGTTCGATATCACCAAGATCTTCCCCACCGTGAGCAAGAGCAGGATCAGCTTCAGCAGCTCTTCCCTCTTCTTGTTCTCGAAGACGTCTCATACGACGAAGCTCTCGGCGAATCGCGGCTTCAGAGATTTCATACATCTCATCAGTTTCCTCGAGCTCAAGCTCGACGCCTTCTTCTTCTTCGACTTCAACGTCTTCTTCTTCTCCCTCTTCCCCGACTGCAACGTCGAGTCCGAGTGCGGCACCTAAATCTTCCAAGGCACCTGTTGCAGCTTCTACATCGACATCTTCAGCCGCTGGAATTTCTTCCTCGACTTCGACCTCTTCGTCTTCTACTGCGATTTCATCTTCCTGTTCACGGAGACCCTCATCTTGAGCCAACTCTTCAAAGAGTCTACGGAACGCTGACCTATCTTTTCTCCTAGACATATCTTTTATCTCCTTAAGCATTCCTAGAATTCGGTATTCGAGTCTCTCGTCAACAGACTCGCTCATAATTATTACGCTCTGTGACAAACTAAATACTTCATTCAATAATTTGCCATAGTATGTTAAAGCTATTTTCTTTTCAGAAACATTTAGTTTACGAAAATCAACACCATCAATAGCTTCTTTCAGATTTTTAATTCTTTTGGAAATTAAACTAACTCTTCCAGAAACTTTTTGATTTCTCGAACGATTAATATAAGACTCTAACATATCAAGACCCGCTTTACTTAAAAGCAGGTCTTCATCTTCAACACTAACTTCTTCTTCATCATCATCATCTTCTTCTTCACCCTCTAAATCCAGGTGAAGCTCACCATCAATATCTAAAGTGATATCAGGTTCTTCTTCTACATCATCATCCTCTTCTCCAACTTCTTCTTCCGAAGAAATTACAGTCCCCAAATCAATAGTAGTAGTTGGAGATGGAGCAGATGTTGCAGTTGGAGCAGTCATCACCGGGGTCTCTTCAACATCTTCAACTTCAGTATCGACTTCTTCATCGAATTCTTCGTCGAATTCATCAGATAACTGTTGTTCAATCATTAGTTGAATCTGCGGCGTGAGGGCTTCAATAATCTTGTTTTTTGCATTTTGCTCAGCAGCTTGTTTTAACTGCTTAGCTTCTATAATTGCGTCTTGATAAAGGTTTAAACTCATACTTCCCACCAAATAAGGCATTTTGAATTAAATATAACACTCAAATTGCTAATTCCTTTTCTAAATTTCATCTTCTTGTTCTTTGTGAATCAAATATACCAATTTCTTTAGATCTTTAATATTATTTTCATCTTCATCAGAAGATAAAATATCTTCAAGTGAATAACTAGGTTCATCTATTATATATTCAGGATACGGGCTTTTAGAAAAACCTCTCTTGGTTCCTGTGGGTTTGGAATTGCTTCTAAAGCCAACAGTTGGACCTGGGTGCGGAAGAGATTCTCCACTGCCCCCAAAACCAGAACCGGTTCTACCTGCATACATTTTTGGAAATGGCACCATACCCTTTGAAGTAGAAAGTTCTGATATTTTAGTAGCAGAACCGACATAGTAAAATGGGTCTGTTTTTTTCCATGCTAAAGAATCGCCTGGTTGATAGTTTAATAATTTACTTAAAACTTTTTCCACTGTGTCTGACTCTATAGCACTCTCAGCCTCCTCGTCATCAACGGGAGGCTGAGAATATTGATCAAAGCTTCTAGGTTGGTCAAAGTTGGGTTCTAGAGTACCGTAACCTAAATCTTTACGAGCGTCGTAAGGATGTCCAGTTATTCCTGATGGATGCTTGGGTATGGGCACGATACTCTATACCCTTACTATGAACTATATGGTGATTTACCAAGTCCATATGAACCAAGAGTTGCTGTATCTTGCTGTGCAGAAGAATCTACAACACCAAGCTGTGAACCAACTCCAACCCCAGGCGTATCATTTGGTGTCTCACCAAATCCAGCTGGAGCTTCACCTTGATCGGCGGGATTTACGCTACCAGGACCAGGAGAAACAGGGTTTGGTACCCAAGCCGAAGCAGGTCTTCCTGCATCTCCAGTATCAGCTTCACCAAGTGTTGGCGGCGCTGGGGACGCGTTTGTAGAACTAAAGTTCATTGAAACTCCCCCTGGAAATAAATCATTACCTTCTATCACCGCATCGAGAACATTCTCTTGATACCACTTCATCATTGGATTTGCTGACGAGTCTTTAGTTCCATCGTCTTTTAACTGATCTATTACTTCTAACGGTGTTGCTGGAAAGCATGATTTAACTGATGCAGTATCGCTGGTAGAAAGACCACCAATCTGCCCAAGAGCTTTAACTGTTGAGTTTATTAATACTGTTCCTTGTTTCGCTGCCATTTTTATCTCCTATAGTTTTCTTTTAATTCTTTTTGAAACGTTTCTTCGTTTATTACTAACTTCACGGAGCTTTCTACGTAACTTTGCTTCTTGAACTTTTAAAACTTTAAGGTGATCGATGTCTTTAGCTAGCACATCTGCTTGGTCTGCCGCATCAACTTCATCTGCGGAAACTTTTTCAGGATCTTCAACACCAGACTCAATTGGGTCCGACGTTTCTCTTAGACGGCGTCTTTCTTGGACGATCATCTTTCTTAACATTGTTGGCGTAAGTGATTTTACGCTCTTTCGTTTTCTTGTGGCCATGGAACTTTTACTCCTAAATTCAGCGGTGTTCTCAAATAACTATCACATTCGTGAGAGTTTTTTCTAATATTTATTTTTAAACTTCATCAAAAGCTAATGCAGCCCAATTGTTAGCAGCTTCACCAAATATATCAGTCGGATCTGCTCCGCTAACCGCTTTAGCTGCAGGGTCTCCATTAACTGCAACTTGGGTTGCATGACCTGATTGATTTTCTTGTCCTAGCTGCTCTTGGAGAGTGGTTCTAGCGGTGTCAGCCAATATATTACCTAAAACCGGGTCTTCCGTACATGCTGCAACGCTTTCGTCAACCCTTTTGTTAAAATTTATATTTTCTAGGGCAGGACGTGATGCTTTTGCTTGTCTTCTTCTTGGAGCGCTTTTTTTAGTTTTTGATTCTTGCAAAAAATTTTCAGAATTTCCCGGGCTCAAACCCTCTACTAAAACTTCTACTAAGCACTCTTTAATTAAACTTTTTAATTGATTTCTTGACATTTTTGCCATAACTTAACTAACTCCTTAACCAGTGGTACCATAATCATCTTGATCGTAAAGAGGGATATTTCCAGATGGAATTCCAGTAAGGGAAACACAAACTCCTGTTGGTGAACCGCCAGCTGCTTGAACTCTAATTTTTCTAGCTTTAACCCTAAAGTGATAAACGCCAGTAGTCAAACTCATTGTTGTGGGTCCGCCGCTTGTTGAATCTTGAAAGTCTAAAGTGGCGGTTCCTTGGACTGACAATATAATTTCACTAGAAACATACGCCAGGGTAATAATTGCGGTGGCTCCATCTGCTACATCAGCTACATAAGGAACACCAGAAACTTGATAAGAGCCTACGTCTCCGGCTCCCGGATTTGACCAACGTGCCATTTACTTTTCTCCCCAGCTTAAAATATCATTAAATATTCTATCAATTTTATCACTGCTATTAAAATGTTTATCTAATTCAGCTTCGTTTATTTCTCTTCCCTCGCGCATCATAAAAGCTCCAGGGGTTGATGGTTCACTTACAAAGTCCCAACAAATAAGCTGAAAATCATCTTGAACAACGTCTGTGTCTCCATCTCTTCTGGTAGAGCCGACGCCTCTAGAAGATATTCCAAGAGTAACTCCGGATTCTACTAAGCTTTGAAGTATTTTTCCTGCTGGAGTGTCTAACAGTTCTACAGAACCGTAGCAGACTCCGCCCTCCATATAAGCTTCTCTGACTATGTGAGATACATTTTTAAGTTCTACAACTGAAGAATCAGGATGGTCACACTCGCCTAAGGCACGGTTTTCTCTAATGAATTTTTGATAATTTCTTACTTCTCTATCAAGAATTACTTCTGGATATACTCTTCCGTTTTGATTAAGGGTATCTGCTTTTTGCAAAATACCTCTCATAACTAATTTTCCGTCATTTTGCTCGCGAGTTTCTTTTATCATCTCAGCCGAGTATTCAAACGGTGTCCAATCAGTTAAAAGTTTTCTACTCATTTTTTTCTCCTAATTGTTCGCAAAGCTTGCAAGCTAACAAAAACTTAGCAACATTTTCATCATCAATAATTTCTTCATTCAGATATGAAACTTGAGATATAACTTCTGACGTTTTTTCTAAAAGAATTTTATTTTCGCAGATAACTTCAAACTTCTTAGTTTTTTCTATAACCTCAGATTTTACTTCGCTTAAAATTTTGCGAGTAGTGCCATAATCTCCACAAACATATGATTCTAAAATTCTAGACTGCCTATTAGACAATACCGGGCTATATTTTTTGTGGAACTTATCTCTCATAATCTTAATCACTAGATTGTCTACTTCAGGGTTTACTTGCTCTTGAAGCTTTTTATGAGCAGGTTTTTCTTCTCTTAGTAGATCATGAGCTTTATTTTCATATTCAACCAATTTTTGAAGATTATCTTTTGATTTTCCTCTCCATAAATTCATTAAATTCTGAATGGTCGCTAGATTTCTATAATCAGGAACGGCTCTAGAATAAAAGCTGTCTTCGTTAAGAGTGTAATTTATATCTTTTATAAGAAGCGATTTTTCAATATCTAATTTTTTCTTATTTAAAGAATTAGTCGCTGATTTTGCTTCTTTTAAAATATTAGTTGCTAAAGAATCACTAGAGGCATGAACTTTTAAAAGTGCATTAAAGATTTTGAATTCTCTGAATATTTCTCCATCTTTTTCATAGTGGTCATCAATTATTTTTTTAATAAGCATTGCTTTCTTCTGATTCTTTTCAATTAAAGATTCAGAAAAAGCTTGAGCTAATTGTTCGTATATAATTCCAACATTTCTTTTTTTGTTATGTCTCATTCATCATCCTCGCTCAAGGCAATATTGTCAACCATGAGATTTTCGTCAATGACTTCAAGATCTAAGTCAGGCTCTTCATTTAACAAACTACTCTGTTTATTACTTATCACCTTAGAAAGCTTACTTATAATAGAAATTGTACTGCGATCTAATCGAGGAGAATCGCCAACTTCAGATAAATTGCCTTCAGCTTCTAAATCTTTTATTAATCCTTCCCCAAATGGGTTTTTGAGGTAGTCTTCGTCATAAGGTTTATTCATTGAATCTCTTTTTCGTGTATTTCTTCCAACCCCAGTAATACTAGAAAAATCTGGAGAATGAATTTTTCCAGATGTGTTTATCTCTCTTCTGTTTCTTGGCATGGGGTCTCCCCAAATATTTTTCACCATATTATCTACTTTGATAGGGCCGTCTTCATCATCCATACTGAGCCTGATTATTTCTTCGCTATCATCTTCTTCTTCGTCATCCCCATCGATTTCTCTAAAGTTTTCTTTTGTAGAGCTTGGCTCAATTGGGTTTCCATCCAAGACTGATGGGTTTGACTTGACATCGCTAGCAAATAAGTCTCCGCCACCGCCGGCATCATCACCACCACCACCACCGCCTCCGGCTTCTGGTGGTTGACCAGCGGCTTCTAGTTCTGCGGCTGCCGCAGCATCTTCTAGCATCTCTGCTTCAGTTGCTTCGATTTCTTCATCGTTTAAACCTAAAACATTTTTTCTAACCCATCTCTTGCTAACCATTCCCTCAGGAACTTTTCCGGCGATGTCAAATTTAGTACTAATAAGCTCTAATTTTTGTTGTTGGGCTATACTCGATGGGTTAGATAACTTAAGACTAAAATCAATTAGGTCTTCGCCTTCAAAACCATGAGAATACAGATGAATCATGGCTATCTTATTTAATTCAGCAATAACAGTTTTTTGAATTCTTGCAATGGTTCTCGAAAACCTAATATCCTCTTGGGCTAATGTAGCTTTTGAACCTATCTCTTCGTCATACCCTAAGTAAGCTTTTGGTATCTTCAGGGCCGCAAACATTTTCTTTTGGATATATTCCACATCTTCGATAGCAGCAGTGTTCTGACCCCCAGCTAGGGATTCGATCTTTGTCCCTGAATCTCCTCCTCGCACTGGAATAAAGTAATCCTCATCTACTGAAAGTGGATTATATCTGAGGTCAACTCTGCCGTCAGACTTATTAATAACTGGATTTGTTTTAAGAGAATTTTTTGCTTGTTCCAAATATTGCGCTGCATCTTCTGGCGGAACATTACCAATATCAATATAAAATACTCTACGCTCGGGTGCGCGAATGACTCGATAAACTAGCATAGCGTCTTCAATAAGAATTAACTGGCGCCAAATTCTGCGAGCAGGATCTAAAACACTAGATCCGTATGGAAGAAATGCATCATTGGCTAATAATCTGAAATGAGTTACTTGCCAGTTTTCTAAAACCTGATTTCCTTGAGTCATCCATCTAAACCTAACTGCAGTTGGATCATCCGGATCATAACCCTCTTCACGTTCCATCTCAGAAATGGGGATTGGATAACATCCAACAACACCAAACTCGGGAGAGACGTCGTTGAACAAAAAGAAATCACCATACTTGCATAGATTTCTGACCCACATTGTTAAGTTAAAATCTACATTAATCGTATCATAAAAAAGAGTTCTTAAAAGCTCTCTAATTTTTCTATTTTCAGAATATATGTGTAAAACATTCCCTTTATCATCTGGAGAAGAAGTTTCTTCCGAATATATGTCAAGAGCTGACGCTATCTCTGGAGTGGCTTCCATTTCAGAAAAGTCTGAATATCTGGCCATTCTATCAAATGATCCATACGCGCTTAAAGTGCTGGAATAAGCATCTCTATGCGCAGCTTTAAACTGCTCTAAAGAGCTTTGCGATGCTTGTTTTGAATCAAAAGAACGGACTCTTCTCTTGACACTAGGCCCAGTTCTAAATAACTGGGTTAATTTTCTAAATAAACTTGGACTCTTATCTGCCATAACATTCCCGAATAACTAACTATTTATCTATTTTAACAACCAATCCATGTTACCGAAAACAGAATTGGAATTTTCTTCTTCAGAGTCTCCTGGATTCGAACCTAAAACTACAGGCTTGAATGGATTGACTCTTGCAAAATCTCTAAGATTAGGATCTAATTCAGCAGGGGGATTATTTTTATGCACCCCCATTGCATCTAGCATAGTAGCATTAATATCTACTGATTGTTGGCTCCGATTCGACGTATCATAGAGCCAAATACCAATAGCTAAAGACATTACCAAATCATCATTTTTATCTCTCATCGCCTGAGCCTTATTACCCTTCCAAATAAATGTTTTCATTTCTTCATAGAGGCGAGAAGAGTAAAGCGATATCTCTTTGTTTCTAATAACTTGTTCAAGTTTTGTCAAAATTTGAGCTCTAGAATTTCCTTGAGTTGAAAATCCAGCTTTGCCTATAGAACCATTTCCATATAACACTTCGTATTTATCTTTTTCTCTCTTAAAATAAATGTTGCTATATTTTAAATCTTGAAGCCTCACCAAAACGGCATATCCGTAAGTGTTGCTCTCCGGACATATTAAAGCTTCATTATATCTTTTACCAGCCTCAACAAGTAAGACAGCAAATTGATCTGGCGGAATTTTACCCTTGAACTCACAAACAACTTCTGAAGTGTTCGTGTCTATAACATGAAAAGCAGAATAATCTTTTGAGTCTCCTCTAGAAACATCCGCTGATATTATATACTTGTGGTCGCTTAAACTATATTTCCAAACCCAAACATTATTTTCTGGTCCCCACTTTTCCATTGGTGGTTTAACACAATAAGATAAATACTTGATTTCATCTATAGATAAAAATGTTTCTCCAGAAGCAGCAAAATCGCACATAAGCTCTTGTGCGACTTGTTTTTCATCCATGTTTTTGCATTCATTTTCAAACCAAGCGTCGTCTCTTTCAGGATGAACATCCCAAGGGAGTTTGATTGGATTAAACTCGTTTTCTCCAGACTCTGCCTTTTGATATAAATCGTAATATTGGCCACCCACACCATTTGGTGTCGATAGTACAATTGCGCGACCACCAGTAGAAAGTGTGGGGTACAAGCCCATCCACAATTCGTCAAAATTTCTAACAAACGCGGCCTCATCAACGATTAATAAAGTTAGTGCTTCTGAACGACCGGCATCTTCAGATGTAGGGATTGCCTTTATTTGAGAACCATTGCTGAACTCTATCGACTGTTTATTGTTTGTGATAATCTCTGGAAGAATTAGCCAAGGCGGTAAGCTATTCATAGCGACTTTTACTTTTTTGATAAAATTCATCGCGACAGCTAACTTAGTAGCGATTACTAAAACATTTTTATCTTTATAAAAAATAGCTAACCAGACAGCATAAGCAGCAGTTAAAGTTGACAAACCAAGCTGACGCGATTTAACGATAACGTTGAACCTATGGTCATTAAAATCTTTTACACAATTATCTTGAAAGGGATAAGTTTTAAAAGGAATCGTTCCTCTAGTGGGGTGCTGGATCTTTACATACTTATTGAAGAAGTGAGCCGGATCTTTCCCACATTTTACGATTTCTTTGATTTGTCTTTGTTTGTTATTTGCTGCCATTCTGACATTAGCTCACTTCAAAATCCGCGTATCTTCTATAAAGAACTACTTTTCTGGGATTTACTGAAGAAGCTTGGATATACTGCACATCTTCGTCACTAGAAACTTCTTTAGCAGTAAGAGTTTCTCCCAAAATATCTTTATATTGTTTTTTAGCACTAGAGAGACGAGAATTAATTCTTTCTGCTGCTTCTAGAGCTACAGCTGGAATTTGCGAATTCATAGACCTCTCTGAAGCAAGATAAACAACAGTACTGTATGTTATCCTTACTAGATCACCGTGAAACTTTGCAGTACACTTAAATTCATCGCTAGATTTACCCCAGCTCGTTTCTAATATTTGCCCGAGGGCATTAATTTGTTTTGTTTCTAACATTTTCCTCACCTCAGAATATAACTAGGTATCTGTTTTCTTTTATTACTCAAAGAGTTTTTAGTCTCTTCATCCAAAGATAACTCTTTAGCATTTTTAACTCCACGTACAACTAAATATTCTTCTCTACACTCATAACAACAATTAGAAGATAAAAACGTAAAAACATCCTTAGCATCTTTCATAAGAGTTAAACAGACTGGGCATTCAAAAGGGACATAATTGTTATTTTCCATGACTATTCAACCACCACCCGGGAATCTTTCCCTTTAGAAGTTATTTCGATAATATTATCAGCTGCATCTTTAATAGCGTCAATATGAGAAATAACAAAAATGCACTTAAACCACCGCTTAAGAGACGTTAATAATCTGTTACAGGCTTCTACATTCATTTCGTCTAAAGTCCCAAAACCTTCGTCAATTATTAATATATCACTTTTTGGTAAAGAAGAAATGTTTATAAGAGCAACCCTCATAGCTAGAGAAGAAATCATTTTTTCCATACCAGAGCCGCATTCAATAATTCTTCTTGAATCTCCATAGTTGATATAAATGTCCATTGCGTTAGAAGAAGAATCAGCTTCGAGCTCAACAGTAAATCCGACAACGCCCTGAAGAATTCTAGAAATTTCTTCATTAATTTTTGGTAATTGAGAGCTCAAAATCTGAATTGGAATACCCCTTTTATCAAAAGCTCTCATTATAAGCTCAAATATTCTCCACTCGCCCAACAACCTTGCGTATTCCTCTCTTTCTTCTTCTAATCTACTAAGTTCAGAGCTAAGAAGACCGATTGTTTCACTGGTACTAAGCCTTTTGGCATCAATAATCTTAAACTCGCTTTCAAGTTCAGAAATCTGAGTTTTCAGCTTATCGAGCTCACTTACTTCTTCAGATTCTACCACTCTAGATTTCAGACTTCTTAACTCATCTTCCATGTGAATTAAGCTATCTGTTATATTGATTTTTTCTCTATCAGTATCATTTTGAAGAATTTTTATATCAGATATTTCTATCTTCAGCTTACTTTCATTTTCTAAAAGCTTTTGGTATTTTTCTATTTTTTCAGCTAAATTTTCACTTTGGATAATACTAAATGATTTTTCAGCAGCAACTACTTTTTCTTTAGATTCTAAAGAAAGTTGTTTTTGCTCATTTATCTGCAACTTAGCTTCATCTGACTTTACAACATATTGGCAGTCTGGCAAGTGCTCAAAACAGTCGCAGGGTTCTAGTTTTTTAGCTAATTTTTTCTTACTTTCTAACTTTTGAAGCTCAAGCTCGTGCTGGTGCTTTAAATCTCTAAGCGTTCTCTCTAGATCATTTTGCGCAGACAACCTTTCTTTTAATTCGTCAATAGGAAACTGGTTTTTGACCGTCCTTATTTTATTTAATTTTTGATTAACAGAATCATAAGATTCTCTAATTTCAACTTCTTTTTCTTCTAACTTAAGAAGCCGCTTTTTAGAAATATCAATCTGAGTTTCTTGATTTTTAACATCTGTGGGGGTAACTACATCTTGGGCGTTTTGACTTGCAGCACTTATTTTTAATGTCTGCAGTCTTTGCTGAATAGTTGTATATTCAGACTCGAAAGAATCTCTTTCAGTTTGAAGCTGTCTTAACTTAAGAGCTTTTTCCAGAATTAAAGATTTCCACTCTCTTTCTGGATATTTTGACAAAAGGGTTTTAGTATAATTTGACTCTTCTTTAACTGCATCTAAAAGTTTTTCAAAAATATCTAAATCTAAAAAGTGAGAAAGAATTTGCTTTCTCTGGGTAGCTCTATTTTTAATAAAAGCATTCATATCTCCCTGTGACGCAAATGAAGTCAGTAAGAAATTCTCTTTAGTCCCAATAAGATCTCTTAAAAATTTATCTGTATCTCTTCTTTGCTCCCCACTCATATCAATGGCATTTCCGTCAGAATCAACTTGCCAAAAATTTGCTTGGGTTGCGGCGCTGACTATCCCTTTTCTATTCTGTTTTTTAACAGATTGTCTTTCAACTCGATAAGTGTTTCCATTAACTTCAAAATCTATCTCAGAAATGCAATGACCTTTTCTCGTATTTATTACATGAAGATTTTTAATAGATCCGCGATCAGTAGAATTAAAAAGCGTATACATCATAGTGCCGGGAATACTACTTTTTCCAGCTCTATTTCTACCAAACAAGCCAATAATTCCACTCAAATTTGAGAAATTAATCTTATTATTTTTTCCATAAGCAAAAGTATTAGAAAACTTCATTTCTTTTAAAGACCATTTAAGATTTCTAGGAGATTCAGTTTTTGATACTGCAGAAACTTGCTTTTTTATAACTTGTTCTATTTTATCCCACTCTTCTTCAGTGACTTCTTTCTCTGCGTAGAATTCTTTTAGCAAATTCAGTAAAACTGATGGGTCTCGCATATTCAGTAGCTCTTTACCATCGGAAAAAGTAGCTACTGGAGCACTCTCAAAACTATCATATTTAAAGACTATTTCTGAAGCACCCAATTTTTCTTGAAGCTCTGAGTGAAGCTGTTTTATTTCTGCTTGAGGGATTGCAAATTCAGACTTAACTCTAAATCTAGCTCCGTGAGGTGATTTTTCAGCATTTTTAATAGTATCATAAACACTACCAGTCCACTCAATAGTAACAAATGGTTGGCTATGATACACCTCATGAAATGTACTGGTGAATTTGTCTTTACTTTCAATTTCCCAGAATAAAAATCCTTTACCAGGGTCTTCACCATAATTTTGTTGAATTGTAGAACCCGGATACGCAATTCTCTTTTCATTGTCTAGATACTGCATTTTATGGATATCACCAAGAAAAGCGAAATCAAAACCATCAAAAAACTTTGTTTCAACCTCTCCCTCTATATCCCAATTAATATCTGTTGTTGAACCGAGTACTCCGCCATGAAACACTGCAATGTTTACTTCGCCGGGCTTTGGTTTAACTTCTGGCCATTTTTCCTCGTCAAAACAAGAAAATACTCCCCAGTTGAAGCCGGGAACTCCAGTCGGGTAAACGCCGGAATCTTTATACAAAAACGTTTGGTCTAAATCTAATGCGTTTACAATAGGGGTAATCGCATCTTGACGATGCTTATTGCTTATAAGACCATCATGATTACCAAGAATAACATGAGTAGGAGCTATATCGTTTAAACTTCTAAACCACCAAGAAAGTATATCGATCAACTCTGGAGAAATTCCCTGAGTTTTCGAATGGACAATATCCCCACCAATAAAAATTACATCGGGATTTAAATCTCTAGCTTTGACGAACAAATCTTCGAAAGATTTCTTATATTCTTCATGCCTAGACATTCCCCTAAAATGAACGTCGGCTATATGAATACACTTAAACATTTACACTCCTATACAGCGGAACCAGAACGAATTTTGCTGATCATGTGCACTAATTTATCAGCTGGTTTCCATGGTTTAGCTTTATTTTTTCTTTTTTGAAACTCTATTCTAGACATCTCTCCAACGTCTTCGTATCCTGAGCAATCTACTATTTTAACATCGATTCCATATTGGTAGAAATTTTCAGCTATTTTCATAGTTTTTAATATTGCGTCAGGGTCTAGCGCCAGGATAACCGAAGAGTTGTTTTGAATAATTCTCTGAAACAAGAGATACCTTTCGTTTAAAGATGACCCTAGTATACAAGTAGAATTTGATCCCGCATTAAACATATCAAAAGGGCCCTCTACTAAAGTAATTGGATTTTTCCAATTCAGATTAATCTCATTAAAAATAAGATCCCTCTTTGGATATCTTGCGTTAATGTATTTGGGAAACTTTCCGTCTATAGATCTAGCTACAAAATAATTTAATTCTGCTTCGCAGTCAAACGAAGGAATAATCAACCTTCTCTTAAACTTTCCAGAAGAACAACTTCCTAATTTGAATCTCCAAAGATCCCTCTGAGTCATTCCTCTCTCTTTTGTATATGATATTGTGTCCCTAATGTCTGGGTCCCTAGAACTATAATTCTGGGCTAAGAGAATAAATCCTCGGGGAACTTCCGGCTTCTTAATTTCTTCTTCTTGGATTTCTGATAATTGCTTTTCATCATAAACCCTGGTATATTCCTTGAACTTTTCGGGAAAGTATTTTTTTAAAGTATACTTGAGAGATTTTCCTTTTAAATCGCATACCCAGCAGTGATGAGCTCCGTCATGAATTCGGATTATTAGCTTCTTTTTTTCTGGTCGATCTTTTGAGCATGCAGGACAATTTACAGCAATTCCGCCCCTGTTAATAGGGCCGTTACCGAACGTTGACTTTAAGAACGATATTTTGGCTTCATCACTGTTCATATTAGAATTTTATCTAATATTTCTTATTGTACAAGTCCAGCCCTAGCAATAACATATGCATCGGCCATATCGTATACATAGTCTTCTAGAACTACTTGGCCTTTTCTTGGTCCTCTAGTCATGACTCTAGTTGGCCATTCGTGAATAATCTCTCCATTGACCCAGGATAATACTTGCTCTTTAGTAGACAAATCAGACTTGCGATCAATCTTTATTCCAAGGGATTTTCTGGCAGCGTTAACATTTAGAAACTCAGGGGTTATGCCAAAAATATCTTTCACCATAAAAGAAACAACACCGTTAAATCTCGCTAAAGACATCAGGGTTTTAGCCGAAGATAGTCCTCGACGGAAAGCCTGGAGATTTTCTTCGACATATACAATTTCAATTTCGTGATCTAAAAATAAACTATGGAGAAAGTCTTTGACGCTCAAGGCTTTTTCCATCCAGTCAGCTCCCTTGGGCTTGAAATGGTAGAAAAAGCTTTTGTTTTTTAAAGTGTCATTAACGTATATGCCAATGCAACTAGTTGAAATGTCTAATCCACAAATAATCATCTTAATAATCTATTTTAATCCTAACCAGATATTTTTCACCAATTTTTTTAACAAGTGGTCTTGCAAGGTTGCTTCTGGTTATAACATTAAGATTATTATCATGGAGTTGGATGCTGTTAAATGCCACGAAATGACCGTCTGTGGTATTTGCATAATCATCTGACTTACTTTTATCGTTAAAAGTGGGATTAGAAGAAGACGTAAATAAGTTGGGAGACAGAATCACGTTAACTTCGTAAGTATGAACATTATGCTCACCCTTAAAATTAATCTCAAATTGATCTTGCCCGAATAACGGTATGTTTGGGGATTTTATAACCGCGATGCCTTCTTCGTATAAAATGTTTCCTACAGAATTCCATTTAGCTTGCGGAGAATTACAGTCAGCTCTAAAAAGATTCCCAAATCCGTCATCTTTTATCTTCATTCCAATAGCACCAGAAGAACCAGTTAAAGCAGTGTCTTCTATAACAAAAGTGCCAGGAAGAATTCTGTTTCCATAAAATAGATTCGAAGCATCGAAAAAATAAAGCTCGTTAGAAGAACTGTCTTGCGTTCTTTGGACTACAGTGAGCTGGAATGGATCTACTACTGCATCATCACCAGAAGTCATAAAATCTGGGTCGTAAGCTGATCCTCCTGCTAATGCTTTTGCTAAATCACTTTCTTCTGCGTTTGGATCTCCTCTAAGTTTTAGGGCTTCAACGCTACTAGTTGCAACGAGATTTCTCAAAGTTACTAGTGAGTAGTCTAAAAATCCTCTATCATCTATAAATTGGTCAGTTGGAGTTCCAGATCTCCACTGAGGCCTATTAGTTACATTACCACTTGCTAGGAGATTAAAATTTGGTTCGAATTTTCCATTATCGCATGGAAGTAAAAATAACTGTCTGTTTCTAAAATAGTTACTATAGTTTCCGCGATCCCAATTAATTTGGTTTGCGGTAGCCCATAAAGTATCTGCTGTCACGACTGATGCTGTTAAGCAATAATGCCGCGGATAAATTCCAGTAGCAAAATCTCTAGTAAAGTTTTCTATATTGAGGTCATGTCCTCCAACCCCAAACGATAAGTCTATATTAAAAGGCTCAGACGAAGCTGTCATTTTAGTAAAATAAGGTGTAGTTAATAAACTTCTGTAAGGGCTCTCTTTTACATAAAAAGGAGGTAGGTAAAACAATAGGCTATTAAAGTTTGAGGGCCCTGAGCTTAAATCTGATTCTCTCTCTTGAGGGGTTAAATATTTATTGTATATTCTAATTTCGTGGACATCAGCATTGGGTTTGTGATACAAAGACAGCGGATCAGCAATTTCAAAATTTCCGCTTTCATCTGGAATTCCCTCAGCAGTAGAACACCCTGCATTAAAGAATCTTTTCATCTCTGGAATAATGTTATCATCATTAGGAGCATCATAATAATTTCCAACTACTAGCGGAATAAAATCTTCTAAATGTGAAGAATTCAAACTAGCGGTCATCAAATTCATTTTAATTTCTGAATCTGGATCATTATCTATCCACATGGAGCCGGTACCATAATTGTGGTTTTGATCCCAACTAATAGTTACTTGATGCCATGAATTTAGTTTTAGTGAATTATCTTCAGACAAAAATATAAATTCTTCTGGGCTTGATCTCTTGTTATTTCTTATTGTTGTATCTACTCTAGACGGTGCAACGTCAGCGCTGTGAGACAACTGGCACATTATTCTAAAAGCTTCTGGGTTTCCATAATCGTCTTTTTCTGAGCCAGATACCAAAGAAATAGCAAAAGAAGAAGAAGAATGTAAAATAGTTCCAGCATGATACTCTGCTCTGTCTGCCGTAGTTGTTCTTCTTGGGTTGACCCAAAATGAAACAGTGAAACTAGAGGTACAAATATATTGGTTGGTTGTCATTCCAGGCGCTGGAGCTGGATAAAGAAGACAAGAATTTTCTGGTATATTAGATGCTGTAAAAAAAGTTAAGCAATTATAGTTTGTATAAGCCCAATCTAACTGAGAATACCTGCTTGAATAAAAATCAAATAAAATGTCTTTAACGACATTTTTTCTTAAAGTATTGCTAGTAAAGCTAAAAGAAGGCTTAAATCTCCATATCTCCATAAACTTATTAAGTTCGGGAGACTGCTTTTGAGAATTAACTTTTTGAAGATATTTTTCGTAAGCACCACTTCTATCTTTCGCTTCTTCAAAAATTGGAGGGTTTTCTTCAACTAAATCTCTCCACGTATTTTCATATGAATTAGCTAAAAACACCTTTTCTTCGCCGCCAAAACCCTCATTGTCTTTAGGGTTTGGCTTGACAGAAAAAGGGCTAGACTCTATTCTTTGTCTATTGAACGGTGATCTATTAGCATATACGTAAACTGAACCTGTTATCCCTGAATGAGAAGAAGAAGAGAATGTTCTCTTAGGATGCAGCTCCAGTGTTACTGTATCTATATGATCTTTGGTGATTGGAATAATTGCCATTTATAACACAGTACATTTTAAAAATCAAGTCTAATTCTAATAGAGAGATCTCTTTCATCATTTTTTTCAACCGGTCTAGATAATTTAGCTACAGCCAACAAATCATTATTTTCATTATAAAGACCAACAGTGGTCACAAATGCAAAAGTTCTAGCATTAGTTTCTCCTGGCGGAATAACTACGATGTTTCCATTACTATCCCTAAAAGTAGGATTAGAAGAGTAGTTAAACTCGTCTGAAGATGCCCTACAGAAATAAAGGCTTGAATTGATATTTGTTACATTTTGGAATGTAGACGCTGTTTGAGATCCACTACTAAATCTGCAAGAAGCCAAATAATCAACAATATCATCAACTGAAGCAGACACAAATAAATCTGGAATCAATTTGGCCTGAGGGTTGTCGCAACCTGAATCTGAACCTAAAATAGCTTGTCCTGCTCCAGCATCCCAATAAGACCCATTGGACATAGCTCCAATTACCCCTGAAACGTGCTGGTCATGCATAAAACATTTTGCAGCGTCTAAAACAACTATTCCCTGATCATACCAGATTAATCCTAAGAATTGGTCTGTTTTTGCAGTATTTTTTATATAGCCAACATCACCGCCATAAAACTTTAATTGATTAGCAGAAGATCCAACATCTGCAACGATTATGGATCCAGAAGGAGATGTTCTATCTAAATTAGAACCAGTATATCCATTTTCTACGTCGATTTCAGTATACCAGTTGGGAAGTTCGGCATCAGTATAAGATCCATCAAAAACCCCAGTAGAAAATAGCCGCATTGCAAAAGTTTCTCTCTTTATTTCATCTCTTGCAAAAAGTCGTTTAAAGTTAATAAAGATAGCTTCTTCAATTTTTGAACCAGAGGCTCCATTCTCTAAAATACTATGCCCATTAGGAATATTTCCATCGTATGCATTAACACCTGGAGCATAAAAAGAAGCTGTAGCATTACCCAGTAATAATTGAGCGTACTGCTTATAAGTGTCTATCTTTTCTCTCATCATTACAGATGAAGAAGGGAATAGCATTTTTTTACTAGAATCTTCTCCAGTCGTACACTGTAAAACAGTCTGGCTACCAGAATTTAAACCAATTGTCATATCTAATACAGCGTTAGCTGTCTGAAGAGAGAAATCTTGGTCATACACTGTTTGGAAAAGGGAGCTAGTTATTCCGGGCCCAATTCCTCCTGTAACGTAAACCTGATATTTCTTTCTTGTTGCTGACCCAGATATATCTTCTTGAATGACATCAACAAGCTGGTTTAAAACGCTAGTGGTCTGCGAGATATCTGAATCTGTAATAGTTTTAAAACTTCCCATTTAACTCTCTCTTAACTTATTTTTGAATTTCAAACTCGGTGGTTACTGATGCTCCGCTGGCACGTCCAGAAATAGTAACTTGAGTTTTAATCACCGGACTTGATCCGCCTGTAGAATATATGTTATAAAAATCATCGCTAAAAGACTTAACGGATATTGTCAAATTAACTTTACCACCCTGCGTAGATGTCAAACTATCAGAAGCAATTGTTACTGTAGCCACATTGTTCGACACTGATTTTGTACTTGTTCCGCCGCCGTTTTGTCTTGAGACATTCAGGAATCTATTATCCCATTGCACCACGAATGCACTATCAACTAAATCAGTAGGTACTGCACCGACGCCGGCAGCTACTGCTTGCTCTACTGTTATATTTTGGGTTATCCCAGAAGCACTACCTCGGGAAAACGTACCCCCTAAGGTAAAATTTGTAATTGAAAGTGTTGGTAAAACGATTAGGTCTGGAACGCTAACGCTAAGCAGCCTATATTTTAGGGCTAAATCACCGTTTGTTTGTGCTTCAAAAACCGGGGTATTTTTAGAGATTTTTTCTTTCCCTACAGTAGTTCCAAATTTTTGAATGATAGAATAATCAACTTCGTCATCTCCAAAAGCAAATTTTGAAATGACAAAACTACCATCATTCTTAGCCAAGGTCGCTCTTCCCGTGTCAGTCAATACAGCATCAACTATAATATTGTTTGTAGAATGATCTAAAAATCCCATGTTTTATTCCTCTTCACTAAATATAGCAAATTTCTCGTTTTGATAAAAAATTCAGCACTCAAAAGGTTGCTTATCCCATTTAATTATACCTGCAAATCGTCTTTCATAAAACTTATATCCCAGATTAATCACCAGGCAAGAGATCATCTATGTCATCATTAAGATCTGGAGATCTTGTTAGGTATATGTTTAGCTTTTGATCTAGCTGTCTATCTAAATTTATTATCTGCATTTTATACATAGGCTCTGGTCTTCCCGTATGAGCCCCACTGCTAGTTTCAATAAAATTTTCTCTAATTCTAGTAGTTATTATCTCTTCAGCGCCGCCGCCAGTTTTTATTATTGGCCCATTTAAAACCAAGCACTCCGGATCAAAATAAACTTTTAATTTAGAATGACCGCTATCTTTTATGCAATCTACAATTAGAGTTTCCTTTAAAGTAAAGTTTGGATATGGCTTTGGAGCACCAGCCCACCCGACTAAAACTGTATTCATTTTACCTTCAATTCTATTATAGCTCACTTTAAATTGAGTTGAGTATGGAGAGCTCAAGTCATGAGCATCAACAGAGCAAATTGTATAATAATACTCTCGATCAAACTCGAACTCAGGATCTTCATAGTGAACTGTAGTCCAATCTTTTTTCATATTGGTGAAAGTAGGAACTATTTCTGATCTTGTTGTCAAAATTTCACTATCGTCAAAGTCTATTTCAGAAATTAAAGTATACGCTTCATCTAAGCGATCTCTTCTAAATATTTGAAATCTTTTAATATCTTCTGGTGGATTGTGTGGCATATCCCAAAACATTAAAAGATTCTGTTCAGAAGAAAGAAAAAACTGAATGTTGTCTGGAGGCGGTGGCGGAGTAGTTTCGTTACAAGAAACTTCTATAAAGGGAGACCCTCTAGAAGAAACCAAGTGTGTTAATAACAAAACGTTTCCATGAGTGTATCCCGGAGCTAGAGAGTTCAAAAAGAAAACTGTTTTAATAGTATATTTGTAGGTTTTTCCATATATGACTTGCGTGTCTTGGTATCTTGTTTGGGTTTTTGAAACTATTGGAATAGTTTTTTCAAAAGTGTAACTTCCGTCTGATTCAACGCAATATCTTTCTATTAAATACCCGCACAGTTGGACTGATGGTGGATAAGAACCCTCTACTAAACTTTGCGGCTCTGATAGTGGATCTACTGCATATTCAAAATCTGTTATATAGGCTTTGTTAGAATCCAAAGTAGAAACCGCTTCTATTTGAATCCTGTCAGCATCTGTCAATATATTATCTACAGTACCCCAAAGTGGGCTGAACGGCGTGTTTTCTGAAGTGGTCAATATATCATGAACAAATTTCTTATTATAAAATCCGCCAACAGCATATTCAGATATTCCGCCTTGCTTTTGGACTGATAGATCTTCTCCTGTGGCTGGATCATAATATGTTAAATTTGACAGGGACTCTATATCAGTAGAGTCTAAAATATCTGAAGCATTGATTTTATTTGAAGTTATAGAATTAAATTTTAGAGCCGCTTCTAATGGGCTTAAGTTTCGATCTTTAGCTTTTTGATGAAGCAATGTAGCATCAATTTCAGCCTGAAGAGACTCTGCAATTGAGTCGTCTTGAACTGCAATAAACGATGTCCTTTCCGATTGAGCGTCAACTTCGCTTAGTATTTTATGAGATTCATTTAATAGAACATCAATTTTTTGTTGTTTAGAAAATTTTGGAAATAGAGACTCTTCTAAATTAGAAATATTTTCTAAGGCTGTAAACTCTAAAATAATTTCTCTTGCTGGAATTCCCGGCTTTGCATTTTCAGGAAGAAAATCACTTCTCGGAGTATGCCTTTTAACTGCATGTATATCAGAGTATGCATTGTTAGAAACTCTTTCATTTTTAACAAAATAATTGTATTTAAAGATCCCATCAAAGTTTTGAGGTTCTGGTACATCAAACGCAAAAGTAGTATACGAAGGAGCTGACTTTTTAACACTCATCTATCTCTCTCCTCGTTCGTAGTTGTTATCATAACATTATTTGGGTCTGTTTCACTTAACGTAACCCCATAAGGAGCTGTTTCATTAACCCCACGAACAATTGTGAACATCAAAGATCCAAACGACATACTACCTTCATCTGCTCTAGTATTAATTCTCATTTTAACTGGCTGTAAACCCTCTATTGTTGGATCATCTTCTGTAATTAAAAATTCTCCAGAATTAATTAAAGACTGCTGATAACCCTCATAAATGTTTTTGCAATTCTGGGTTATGCTGGTTTTAATAGCGCCAGCCTCTATTTGATTTTTATACAAATCCCAACTAGCAATTTGAAACTCGTCTGGATCTACTAAAATATATAAGACTCTATCAAAATATTTAGCACCAAGTATTTTATCTCTCATCGATTCAGCGCTAAAAAGCCTTGAAGAAGCAGCATTTGTAAAAGATTCAAAAAGTGAAGACTCTACTTCTGTAAATTCGCCTGAAGCAATTTCAGACGAAAACGTAGAAACCATGTTGCTATAACTAGAAACTGAAGCATTTTTTGAAGCATTTGTGCTCAAAGTATTATAAGTTAAAGCCTCAATATCTTCTAAGGGCATAAAAAGACTCTCTATTTTTGTACTATCTAAACCAGACTCTAAATCTGTATAAATAGAGCCTAGAGCTGAGGCGAAATCTATCGCATATTCATTTATTGGAATTTCAAGACCAGATTTTGCTGTACAAAAATCGTCTTCACTCATGCCAAGCCCAACTACTAATTTATAGTATTTTTCTAGTAAGTAAGAAGCTAGTGTATTTGAATATATGTCGTAAAAATCTTCATTAGCACTATCTAGAGTTGTTAATTCACTCAATTTTTCTTTTTGCGCGTAATCTGCTTTAAAAACAGGGTCTGATTCTCCAGGAGAACCCTCGATAGTTAAAAACCTATACCTTGTGAAACTTGTAGCCCTGACCAAATCTTCCCAATCATTAATCGCGACGCCCTCTAACATAAGTTTTCCAGTGGTTGAGTCTATTGTCAACTCGTCGAAAGCATCTGGCTGTACATAAAGCTCATAATCAAATCTAAATAATTTTGGAATGATTGAAAAAATCGGATAATCCGGTAAATTAGCTGAGACTCTCATGCCAAACAGAGGTGAATCTTTTCCAGAAATTGACATGCTGGAATTAATCTCTGTATTGTTTGGCCCCGAATAAGTAGCATTTTCATCGTATATAGTAGAGAAAAGGGTGGCCGGAATTCCAACAACAGAAGTTTTTATATTTGCGCCTTCAACATCGAATAATGAAGATACTTGCATCATTAACTCTAGCGCTTTAAGCTGCTTAGGGGTTATTATTTCAGAATGAGAAACATACCCATTACTCTCATCGCCTTTTTGTCTATTTAGGGCAGCAGTTTTTAAGTTTAATTGTTCTGGAGTGAGATTTCCTAAAACATCATTACCTGCTTGAGTTTGGCCGAGTTCTTCTAAAAGAATCTCTAGAGAACTTTGTTCAGAATCACTTTCTGTAGTTAATCCATCTACTGCTGTCTCAGCGTAAGTAGATATTCTTTCTGAGTATTTTCTTAAAATATCAAGACCAACACCAAGTCGAATGTCTTCATATTCAGCATTTAATAGCTGTTTAGCTAAAACCATCATTGATTTACTTAATTGCACACCACCAAATTGAGTATCATCTAGCCACCAAGAAGAAGATTGGTCAAAAATTGAGTCCATAACGCCAGCTTGTTCTGCAACAGATATAGAACTTATTGACTTGCTTAAAAGCTCTGTAATTGGAGAATCTGATGCGTCACCAGCTAAATTGTGAATAAGCCAAATTGGCCATGGAAGAAGTTTCCAAGATTGAGCTATGTCTGATGCTGCTAAAGTAGCAAAATAACCGTCTATTAATTCTAAAAACTGCATTGTGTGTTCTGAAGATAGACCCGATGGATCTTCTCCTATTTGCTCGGCTATAACATTAAATTGGTCTCCCATGCCTTCAAACATATCTCTTAGTTCGTTTTCTAGTCCTTCTGCGTTGTCTGGAAATATTTTGCCATCAATCGAAGACCCAGCCATCCCCATAAATAAAATAACAACATAAATGAGTGCTGTCAAAATATCATCACCCGGATCGTCTTCTGTTTTTGCAGCGTTTTCAAATGCGGCGGCCCATTGATCTAGTATCAAGTTTAATTTATCTTCTGGTGTTAAAGCACTAGATGTTAATCTATCTAACAATTGAGATGGGGTTGCAGCAGAGTTATTAATGTCGTCGCTAACATTTACCATTGCCCCCCAGTCACCAAGGCCCATTGTTGATTGCATATTGCCAAAAAGATATACACCGTATGAATAAAACCATCCCAGTGAAGTGTCGTGGTGATGATAAGTGCCAAATGCGGCGGCCCCATAGTTATCAGTAGATATTCCGGTGTCTCCATACAGGGCTTGCGCCGTGGAGTTTGTAAATTCTAAAAACATCGCCGAATTATCTGTGAGGCCTGCTCCAGTAAAATTACGAACGCCGCCGATTAAAGCTTCTTTGTTTTTTCCAAACTGGGGTATCTGAAGTTCGTTAGTGTAGTGAGCTGGCCTATCAAGAGAAAGTAGCGTTGGAACTCCTTGCACAGATGGATTAACACTTTTTGTTAATGTACAATTCATATCTTTTAGTGGGTTACTAGAGTTCATAGCATCAATGACTCCACCTAATATGCTAGATATTGGAGCTCCAGAAAAAAGCATTTTTTTATCTTCACTTCTAGTCATGTTGCCAACCATAGCGTTTAAAACTGGAACCCAATATCCTGTATTGATAGAAGTAAAAGATCCAAAACCAGCGATGAAATCCATATTTCCAGATGCATATAACGAATTTAGAGTAAATATTTGTTTATTATATGGTGGTGCTTTTGACTCTACAGCAGGAAACCAAGAGTCTGTGCTTGATGTTTCTTGTATTTCCATAACAGGGCTTAGACAATTATAAAGAACTGTCATAACTGCGTCTATTACGCATGCAGCGACTGGTATAATATTGGCTGGCAAGTAGCCATCTGACTCTACATCTTTAGCCCACATAATGCAAGCTGACTGCCAAGCTTCTAATATTTTTGAATCTAATATCATTAAACCAACAGCTTTACTTGCATCGCCGGCAAATTGATTGATCGTATCTCCAAATTCTCCACCTTGAAGACTTGCATCACCACCTAAGCTACCGCCGATACCGTCTATTAAAATGGTATCCATGAAATTTCGTAACTCTTTGTTTTCTTCTGTATCCCAAGTTCCACAAAAGGTTCTAGTTGGAGAATATGGATTCCAAATTAACCCCGTTTCTTGCATCATACCTGAATACATTTGATCTGTTTGGGCTATTCCCTCAGTAGCAAAACCACCTGATAACTCATCAGAGGTATTTGAGTGGTTTTTAATATCATCTAGTAGCCCAACAAGATATGCATATAATCCGCCTCTTTGACCAGATAAATCAGTCGAAGTAGAAGTTCCGGGATAAACATTAGAGCGAATTTCAGCCTCAACTTTTACTTCTTGAGAGGTATTCGATTTGCCGTCAAAATGTGTCTCTGTATATGTTATTTCTTCTACAGAAACCGTATCAGAAAAAGTTAGAAACCCTTTCTCGTAATCTTCAACAAATTTTTCTATAATCCCCTTTGCAAATTCGGGATAATTCATAATAAAGTGAATACCCCAACATTTGTAAAAAGCTTCAGTATTGGTATCTATTTCCTCTCCTACTCTAAGAAGAGATGGGTTTAAACCAATATATTTTCCAAAATTTTTAGAATATCTATCATTGATTATTTTTTGAACATTATAACTGAAGTTTAGCGGACTTGTTGGATGAGTATTGGCAGCAGCCGAGCCTGTTTCTCCCAAAACTGTTCCACGTTTGTCTAGTAATTTAAATAGCTGTAAAAATATGTTTGACGCGTCTTCTAAATTATCTTGCAGTTTTGAAACCTGGGAGCTATATAGCCCAAGGTCTATTTTTCCTGAAGAAGAAAAACCTTTATCTACCAAAGATTTTACGCCGGCGAAAGTTTTTTCTGGAATACTCATAGAGCTAGAATCTGTACCAACTGCCTCAGAAGTTTGATATGTGTCTGAATCTGTAGAAACCACGCAAGTAGTGCTATCAATCGTAAACAATTCAGAAACTAGACCATTCTCATAAGATGCAAAATCTGGAACATATTGAAAATATCTTTGTCCAGCAGAAGAGTTAGTTAGCTTTTTATAGTAAGATCCATAGGGATCCCAACCAAAAACATGCTTAAATAGACTTGGATTAGGAGCTGTTGTGGAAGTGAAATAATTAGATTCAACATATTTCTCTAGCATACCTCTCAAGACTTCATCTTCATCACCCTCTTCAGCTATGATTTTGCCAATCTGGCTTGAAGCTGTTAAGTCTCTGCATAGTCTTATTATTCCAACATTTTTTTCTTGAAACCCTATTACTCCAGAGTTTATATCTCCAAAAACATTGAGAATAGCAGTGTTTTCAGAAGGACTAGGGAGGCTTTGGATTGGATAATCTCCGAGAAATCTGTGGGATCTGCCAAGATAAGCTTGGTTTGGTGTAGCGATAGCACAAGAAAATGCAAGATCATTTATTAGCTGTAGCAAAAGAGTAGCATCTTTTCCAGCACTAATCGTCCTGTCAAGGACTATATCCATACTATTATTCCAATCCATAGTTTGGATCATGTACTCTTTAAACGTCGTTCCTATACCACCCATATCAATAGTGTTTGTCGTAAATTCAGAGGGGTTAAACTCATAAAACTTAATGAAAGACGTAAAAGATGGACCAAGCTCAGCATATACTTTAAATGTGTAAGCTATTTTTAAAAATGCAATTTCTGAAGCTGCAGCTGCCAAAGCAGATTCATACTGGGTTTTTGCGACAAGATAATTCTCATAATCTAAATTAACTGCAGAATTTAGGGCAGCAACAGCTGATTCTAGCTGCATTTTTCTTTTTGCTATTCTTGCTTTAAGCAATTTAGAGTTTTTACCACTAGAATCCTGCAGAGTAGAAGTCAGCGATTGAAAATCCAAAACAGATAAAAGCTCTGGCCTTAATACGCAAAGATTTTTAGAATTAAGCATTCTATTTTCTGGCGGAGAAGCATCTATAACAAGGCTTGTGGCTGTGTATCTATCTTTTTCTATATTTTTTATAGAAGGGCTGATTATTTCTGCTGCAGCAGCTTGATTTCTTAGTAATTCTGCTTCAGAATAAATTTCAATAGATTCTAAATCTTGTTGCGCAATAGTCGTATCTTCATATGCTCCGCGAGCTGTAGGATCCAAAGCAGTTTGTTGGTGAACAACAACTTGGTTGGTTTGTACATGCTTGGTTTGGGCTCCCATTAGTAACCTCTCCCCATTGTTAGTCTTAAATACTTGTCTTGACTGTGTTCTATTGTTTTTTCTCCCAGAGATTCTGAAATAGAGCCGTCAGGAAAAACACAATAAAACTTATATTTTACTTCCCCCAAAGCCCCTGCTAATTTTTTTTCTGATAGCGACCAAGCTAACTTCCAAGGCGCAGTTGCAACAGCAGTAGAAACAATACTTGTGACTCCTCCATAAGTACCGGTTATTAACCAATACCTGGGGCTATTTTCAAAAGTAAGAGTTGCATTCCAATTTACCACCCAAGACACAATGTTAGATCTTCTATAGGGATCGTATGTTATATCTATGCGAGTTATTGATGGTTCTATATAAGCGCTCCTAGAAACTGATTCAGACTTTACAACGCCAGTGCCTGAAGAACCAAGAGCGAGAATAGGCCAGCCATTGGATCCATCTAACTGATATGTAACATCTGGAAGAGTTTGATTCATTATGTATTTTTGGCTTTTAAATTTAGCATAATCGTATAATATTTCATTACCCCTAGCTAGCGGCGGTAAAGGAGTCGTTGTTTTCGACATAATAGTTGAAACTAGCTGTCCAATATTAGCCGCATACTGTTTTACTCTATAAACATGATCTTTTGTAGTCTGTGCCGTTGAAATTGCTTCTATGGTCTGATTTCCCTGGAGGGGCTGGACGCTAGTTATTCTCTCCACTGCGCCGTTTTGGAGATTATACCTCTCAATCATATAAGAAGAAATAGTTTTCGAAGTGGCCCAAGTGTCCTCATAAGGAGTATTTAAGGGTTCAACCAAAGTACCATTATCAATAATCGCGTTTACTATAGAAGAACTATCTTCAGAAACTGTTTTATTTTCTGTAATTGTTATAACTGAGCCAAGCATATCTGAAGGGCTGGGGTTTATATCTATATCAAAAGTTATCCCATGGGCAGCTTGATCTGGAGAGTTATAATGCAAGTAAAATGTTGATATCGAGTCGACGACAGAACCCTTTCTATACAGATCGCAAACTATTTGATAACGTCCTGGGTATAGATTTTCCAATGAAAAAGTAGAAGATTTTTCTAGTGCACCATTAGAAGTGCTTGGGGACTTAGTCAAATAAATCCATCCAGTTCTTGATTTTCCAGTTGGAAGTTTATTGTTGAAATTGCTTGAAGAAACTCTTTTTATATAGTATCTAAATTCATCTATATATGGAGATACTTTAGACAAGTATATTCCCGCTTGAGCGTCATTAAGCTTAATACACAGAATATTCGGATCACCAATAGATGCATCGACTCTTTTATAAACTCCTGGCACAATAGCAGAAAATGAATCCCATGGTACTTGATCTACAGGATAAAGAAACTCGCCAGAGCTTCCGTCAGTATCGCTATTAACTTCATATAAATCTGCCCAAGTCTTACTTAGGCTGCAACAATCGTAATATCTACTTTCTGATGTTGACGGTACGTCTACCCAAGACTCACTAAGCGCAGGAACTATTAAATCCCCTCCGTTATTCCACGATTGAGCATCTTGCTCGTTGTCCCAAACAACCTGCATAAACCATACAAGCATATCTACTTTATTGGGATTTGTTACATAGACCCTGTCATGAGTCTCCATGTTGCTAACTTTTACTATTGGTTTTTTTAGAGAAATCGTCGATCTTTTTAGCATCTCAGATAAACTTATGTTTTTCTTAATAGATTCAGCTTTAAACCTAACTTCTGTGCCTTTGCTATAAAAACTTATCTCTATTTCTAGTGCATCCTTCATAAACATATTTGTCATAGTTTTTTGAGCTGAAGGTAATCTAGAAAAATCAATTCTTGGTTTAACAGTACACGGAAAATATTTGTCTCTATATACAGAAAATTCTGGAAGCCTAACTTGAGCTAATGGATTCCAATTGAACATTTTTTTCCACAAAGCCCAAAATGAAGATAATTTTTTCGAATCGCCGATGTTTATTTTTTCTTGATCGCTTGATTGAACTTCTCCCAAAAATGAATAGTTGACTAAATTTCTTGGGTATTGGACTTTGCTTAAGTCTATTATAGAAGAAGAATAAACTCCAGACAACTCTTTATAACAAGCCTTAAAAGGCTTTTGAGATCCCTCTGGCATATTATAAACAGATAGATCTGACTGGGGTTCGTACCTGTTACTCAATAATAGAAAGTTTCCTTCATTGAAAACTTTTTTAGAGATTTTAGCAATTGTCGCTTTGCGGCTGCCAGTTTCGCCCATCTCAGTCATTTGCAAATAAGATTTAATAGAATTGAATTGCGATATTTTTTCATCTGATATGAAATTCGCTAAAGAATACTTTTTATAAAAATAAGAAGAAAACTCTGGATCTGGTTTTCCAGGGAGAGAAAACTCTGAAGCAAAAAACTCATTAATGTCTGCTTCCATAGAATCAATATCACCAGAAAAATATTGATAGCTCTCATTTAGAGATTTTCCTTTTATTGAAAAAGAAAATTCATCTATTCCCATAGCCAGTAATTCCACTAGTGGTAAACCAAAGGAAAACTCGAACTTAAGAGATACATCTATCCCAGAAGAATCTATATCAAGTTTACCAACAGGTTTAACCCAAAGAACATCTAATTTTTTTCCTTCTTGGATCTGGACTATCATTATTCAAAAACCAAAGTAAAAATGTTGACAAATGTTAGAGAGCCTACTGAGTCTCTGTATAATTTTCCGGCAAATAGCAGGTGAGGGTTGTAGTTGTTATCAACTTGAAATTCTCCAACGTCTACTATTGCTAATTTATGCAATTTGTTTTCTGTTAAATCAGTAGAAAAAAGCTGGCAAAGCACGTTATTGGAAAGGCTTGTTTCTGAAAAATTTATCTCTTCGCAAACTTTTCCTTCTAGATAAGATTCTAGTTCTTCGTAAGTATCAAGTGGTGACTGATTTAAGTTATTATAGTTAGCCATAACGCTTCCAGTCACGGCACCAGTAAAGGGTTTCGTCACGGGGGGAAGAAATCTATAGTTTAAAAGATTTCCAAACTTATGATCTAAAAAAACACTTTCAGTTTGGTCAACATTCAATACGGTATTTTCAGACTCAGTGTTTATTGGAGACTCATTTGTTATATTGAACTGTATTTTATTTCTATCAATTCTAAACTGAACATTTTTGCTAAAATTAGATAATACTCTAGAACCAATAATCATTTGCCTTTTAAAGCTGTTAGTTGAACTATTCATTATTGAGTCTGTTACTAATTCTATGCTACCTGGATTATTAATAGTACCGCCATAAGCGCCACCGATATTGTCCACGTCTTGAGACATTGTTAAGTCAAATGGTAAACCACCATAAACTACATAGTCGTCACTCGTGAAAGGCTGCATGGACCCTGCGGCATCAATCTCGTAAACTATAGTATCATTATCATCAGAAGCTGCTTCAAAATAAATTCTGCTTGCAAGGTCATCTACAACTCCATTAGATCCAGTTGTATAACTTATCTGCCTGTCAGTTATAGTTGCAAAACGAACGTCGAGTTCACCTCTAGCTGCCTGGTCTCTTCCAGTAACAGTTATTAGTGTATCTAGCACCCTAGATTTGCTATCTAAAATTCCGGCCAAAACAATCCTCTTTGATTTTTAAATATGCACTATAGTAAAAATTGCTAATCAGTATTATCATCTATAGCCAAAGAATCCTCTTCTTGGTCGACTGACTCTTCAATATCTCTAGAGTTTTCAGAAATTATAGATTTCATTTTTCTTACATCTCTAAATTTTTCTGGTCTAGTACCAGGCTTTCTTTTTCTACTTAAGTAAGCGTCCGGGTCTTCTTCTAAGTTAGACTTAATTTCTACTAATGTTTGTTGTCTTTTAACTAGTTCGCTCTCGATATCTGATAAAGATTTCATAAAATCGTCGATTTTAAAAATAGCTTGCTGGGCTTTTTCAAGATTAAAATCTATAATGGTTGGTTTGTCTGTTATAAATTTGACTAACTGATTAAAACTTTCTAACACCACGCCCACAGCTTCTTCACCAGACTCAAGTCCAGATAGCGCAGTTTCGACCTCTTTTTTAAAATTAGCAACTTCTGAAGCCAATATCCTCATTTGATATCTAGAAGAATTTAAGTTTTCCACCTGAGACATTATCTCTTTTTTTTCTTCAGAATATTTTTTAGAATGGCCAGAAAGAGCGTCTCTGATTTCGTTTATATCCAACATTAAAAAACTCCTCTAACATAATTATAATTTCGTTATTTTAACAATAAAAAAGCGGGGGGAAAATTTCCCCCCGCTTAGGGTTAATTCAAGATGAATTGATTAAAGATTATCTACCAGTAATCTGGAAGGTGTCTTTCTGTTCAATCTCAAATTTGCACTTGAGCCACAAGTCTGACTGATCGCCTGCTGGGTCAAGAAGAATAGCATCAGCTTCTTGTGGAATTTCAAGTACACCTGGGACAGACCCAGCCATACCTTCCATAACAACCAAGATCGAGCCGTTAAGATAAACGTCAAGTCTAGGAAGCTTTTCTGCTAAGGTTGATCCAGCCATGGTGTTAAAGTTCCAATAATCACCAAAGTTATTTGGCTTAAGCAAGTCTCTAACTCCGGCACCAGCGTTACCACCATCGACTTGGTAGAACGAGACAGACCCCATATCATAGAACTGTACATTATTGTACTGGTTCCATTGATCGCGGATCTGCTGTAATACCAAGCTGGTAGCTCCAGTATCGGGGTCAACAGAATTGTCTATAAGCTGAACACCAGGAAGTGCGGCACCATCATTGAGAGATGGATCAGTTTCAAGCGCAATACTTAAACTCCACAGGTCATCACCGGAAACAGCAGCGGTCGTTAAATCGCCAGCTCCACCAGATCCACCATGCTTAACTCCATCCCAACCAATTGGCTGGAATCTGTGATAGATAGTCAAAGCAAATGTAGATGGATCACCTTGATAGGCACCCGGAATTTCATCAGCATATATATCCATTACGGCACCACCCTGCATATTTTGAGCGTCTCCCCACTGGGCATAGACCTCAATAGCTTCTTTGATCGCTTCTAGCTGCCCGAGTGGAGACACTGCCACTGGACCAAGGCCATGGTCGACCTTAGTACCAATTTCGCCACTCGATGGGTACGCTGAATCAACAAAAGAGAATTCTTTTGATTGACCCGTAGCATCCATAATAGTCAGCTTACTCTGGTCTGCTCCACCCGTAAGACTAGCACTCGATACAATTTGATCGAAAGCACCATCTTGTGCGAATGAAACCTGGAAAAGAGCAGATACGGATGCATCAGCCTGTATGAGGGCTTCAATATCGCTGAATGACGAAGGACCATTTTGTCCAGCTGGATCTCGGAAACGAATAATCAATTCATCACCGGTCTGGCTTAAAGAAACAGAAGATGGATCCGATGATTGAGCGGTCTGAATGACCTCAACGCTAAGGTCGTTACCGGCCGAACCAGGTGTTACAGCTTCCACGGTTAATACATCACCACCCGTACCTGGAACGACATCGCGAGATGCAACTGTCGTAGCCGTTACCGGAGGCGCAGCTGGGTCGAGTACAATTCTAGATCTACGTACTTCGCCTCTGGCTGAGATGAGAGCAGAAAATGCACTGATTACGTCAGCGGTGTTCGCTGTTGTAATTGGTCCATAGACTCCAGTTTGAGAATCAAGATAGATGGATTCGGCAAGTAGTTGACCAGAGAATTTCATCACTTGGTCTCCTGGTTGATCACCAGTTCTTGGCACGAAGCCTCCTAAAGCTCTTTCAGAATAGCCTGAGGTACCACAAACCCCGAGTTCAAGCTCCATACCTGTTGCTCCAGCAGAGAAATTGTTACTGCTGACAACAACAAGGCCCTCACCGAAATCAGATTCGAGTCCTGCACCATAGGAACTAACCTTGGTGTGGAACTTGATTACTCCTGTAGGAGCACCTTCAGCTGCAAGAATAATTGCATCAAGAAGAGCAACTTTTCCTCCAAAAACAGCCTCATAGTTTTCGTATGAAGCAGGCGCCGAAGAGAGTTTAAGCTCATCAATGCTCCACAAGTTGGCATTGGCGATATTATTGTCATTGAGACGAAGCTCTGAAGCTCCTATCCCAAGTGACATCGCAGCAGCACCGTGCATGTTTGTATGCACCTTGACAGCGAACAAATCGTTCCCGTCAGCAGATTCCACAATCGACGTTGGGATGTTAGGATCACCTAGCACCTGAGTTGGATTAGCAAAGTGACCAGGTTGTGCCTGGGAAAAACCAGCGTGACCATGGATTCTTCGAATTGCAGAAGCCATAATTGAAAGTGCTGATCCCAAGTTCTCTGAAGTAAGATCACTGGTTGCTGCCGGCATGCCGGAATTGTAGTCCAATGGGACAGAACCAGTATCAACGATACCCGCTTCATCGATTGGATTAAATGACTGCGTAACCGCGTGCAGTCTTAATTTAGTTGTAATAGCCATTAATATATCTCCTTTTAATGTTGTTATGCTATGTGAACGACAAAAATGCCATTCAAGTTAAACATCAACTTGCTATTAACTTGATAACAATATTCAATGAGAACTTAACTGCTACTATTTTTTTGATTAACGACTGATAACTATAAGGTTTGGATTTTTAAATTCATTTTCGAGGTTTGAATTTTAGCATTTTTCTCAACGTTCTCATATTATCATCATACTTGGTAAAATCTGACTTTAAAAATTCCATCGCAAGATCTTCTGCGATGTTCATTGGATCTGAAAATTCGAAACAATAGCGACCGGTGGGATGGATCCCACAGCTTTTTAGTTCTAATCCCTTTAGCATTAAATATGCCGCTATTCCTAAATCACTTGTTTCGTACATTAATTGTCTCCGCATTACTAACTATTCATGAAATCTAATTTAATTTAAATAAAAGTGAATCATGTTCTACCAGCGCAAAATAAAAAATTATGTCTGAATCACCATCTCCTAAAACATAATCCTTATCTGTTCCAGAAAGTAAAAGTTGTCCGTTTAAGTAAATATCTGTCTTGTTCCAACTTTTTCCGTTTTCGCTAAAGGCAATTCCTGGCACTTCTAACGCATAAGAGGCAGGCAAAGATCCGGTACAATCATAGGAAACTTTTTTTGGATCGGTTGACAAAATAATTTTATCGACCCCATTATTTTCTATAGAGACACCCATGCTTCCAGTTATAACCCTCTCGTTTGTTAGATCAGGATCTAAATTCCAAGTTATAAAAGGAGCGTCACTCTTAACATTACCGCCAGCTTCACCAACAAATTCGCCATCTGATATATAAGGATTAAATCCCGAAGTATCTAAAGGGAAAAGTAGGTCCATGTCTGTATAGAGCGCAAAAGTATTATAAGATAAAACGTCAGCATAATATTTGTTGCCGTTCAGTTCTGTCATACCAACAACCTCGGTGATTGTTACGCCCTGATTTTCGTTTAAGTTGTGATCTTCCACCGTGGTAACCACCCCAGGAACTCCCTGTGTGACATCAGAAATAGAACCTGTTACTATTCCTCCTGTAGCGGTTGATGAAATAATAACTTGGCCATTAGAAGCCGAGGTTATTTGTATAAACTTTCCAGCCACCAAGTAAGAAGATCCATCAGATAATTGCGTTAAAGATCCAGAAAGGCCCTCTGTGAATACCGCTTTGCCAGTATATAGGTTATCATTGGCCAGCATTGGAACAGTGCTCTGATCTATTGAAACTGTCTCTCCCGCTGAGGAACCGTTGAAGCTGAAAGCTGATATTCCCGTTCCTTCAGTTAAGCTAAACGGAGTACCCAAATCTCTACTGGCGTCTATAGCCGGCTGGATTATATTGTTCATGAAGGTACCGAAAGTATTTTTTCTCTCTTCACTTAACGCAACATCGTAAAATACCATATAATCAGCTGATGTCGGTTGAGAAAATGGAAGGTTAGCAACATCAAGCTCAACTCCATTTGATGTTACTTGAAGACCCCTAGAGGGAGAAGTAGCAACGCTTACTAAAGATTGAGATGATCCATCAAAATCATTCCCGGTCAATCCATCATTAAATTCTACTTTATTTGGAACTTTTTCTACTGATATTCCAGAAGAATCTATAGAAATTGTTGAGTCTGATGCTAGCACTGATACCGTTGCAGTAGAAGAGCCATCAAAATTTAAACCTGCTGGATCTAAACCATCACCCACAACTAGGGGGTTTGATAGAATTCCCGCAGAAGATAAATCAGCTATACTCTGCGCAGTAACGTATCTAACTTGGTCACCATTTGATACGTCTCCTATCAACACTTTGTCTACTGAATCTACAGTGGCTGAGTTTAAGTTAGATGGATCTATTTTTAAGCCTGCAGAATCTACACTTAGCCCCTTATTTGATTCTATCTTAAGCGCAAGATCTACTGTCGCAGTGTTATTATATTGAGATGCTCCGAGAGTATCTCTTATTCCTCCGTTAGAATTAATCGTAAGAGGATTGTTTAAGGTGACATTCCCAGTTAAACCAAGGCTGAGTATAGAAGCTATACTTGTTACGTAGGGGGTGCCTCCGCTAGAAACTATCACATTCCAACCATCACTTATAGTTCCCGCTGGGTTTATATTGGATAAATCAAGTTTTAGCCCGCTAGAAGATACACTTATTCCCTTATAGGGTTCAGCTAAAATATCCACTGAGGTTGGTGCTGTTCCATTATAGGTAGATCCATAAGGGGTAAATCCATTTCCCATGGTGAGAACATCTGCGGGGGAAATAGAGCCCACAGATATATTAATCTGACCATTAGACTCGCTTAATATAGTTACACCATTACCAGCAACTAAATAAGAACGGCCGTCTGGAATTTTTTGCAACGACCCCGTAATTCCACCCGGGGCTCTTAATACGCCATAAGTCGTTAAATTAGGGTTTAATTTTTTGTCGACATTGGGGGTACCAAACTGTGTGTCCTTTGTGTATATAGACCCTTTTATCTCACCAGTTCTACTGTTTTTTACAGTAAGCTGATTAGATCTTCTAAGCTTGCCATTTGATATTTTTCCAGATGTCTTTTTAGCCATAGCGCATTTCCAAAAAATAAACTAACAAAATCTAATTATGAAACTATTCGTAAACTGTATCGTCATCAGCTAAAACGACATCATAGGGTTCCATTGGAATTTTGTCTGGTCTATCTCTACCGAATGGATAACTAGCATCAGATCCCCAGCATTGATCGAAAAATGGCAGCGATGATGTTGCATATGTTGAAAGATTTCCAGACCTTGTGTTTGCTGGATCCATCTCTTCTATGATCCCAGGGTTTCCAGATGAAACTCCGTCAGGTACCCAAACCGGAGTCCTAAAAGTAATTTTAACCGGCTGTTCATTCAGCTCAATCGTATTTGCAGCATCTGCCCTTGAAGAGTTACCCATGATTGTAAATACAGAAAACTTCCTCGATTCTAGCATATCTCTAAATTGACCATAGTGATCTGACCTAAACACCGCTTGGGTATTTTGAGGTAGGGCATTAATAAGTCCATACTTCCAGCCTCTCGGCTTTTTCATTCTTCTAAATAGTCTATAAATTGGTGGATACCAACCATCTATGTTTGGCGCGCCCTCTGGATTGGCTGGATAACCAGTAGTTTCATCATCATTTATTGGATAATGAATTTGCTCATTATGAGACTCTATTAAGTTTCCAAATCCTTCGCCCACCCCGAAAAATGTTTTTAGACTAGTTTTGGCTATCTCGCCAATGTGCGGAACTTGACCATAGGTTTGGCTCTCCATTGTAAAACTAATTCCAAGCTGAGCACTCCCAAGATATCCTCCAGCCGAAGGAGGATTGGAAATAATTGGTGCGTAACCAAAAAGATAGTTTAAGTCCATTCCAAGACTTCCAGATTTTGTCTGAGTCCAGGGCTGTCCCCAACCTTTATATACATCATTAGTTATCCAATTGAAAGCTGCAGCGATTCCGCCCTCTGGTGTGGACACTGCTTTTACTCCAAACCTCCTGAGCATAGGATCATCTGTTCCGGGTACTTTAGCAAATCTTGGTTCAAATGGATATGCGCCCCACCAATCACTTGAGAATGGATTAGATAATTCTCCAATGCCTGTATTTGGTTCTCCACTAGCTCCGAACACCCCGAGAACAGCTGACCCAGCGGATATTCCGCAAATCAAAAGATCTAGATCACCCTCATCATTCTCATTTCCAGGAACTAAACCAGAAGAAATTCCAGCGATTTCAGTTCTAAAAGGAGATAATCCCATACAAGCCCAGACCTGATCGATTCTCGGGGGTGCGGAATCCCAATAAACTTCTTCGTTGCAAGGGATGGTTACAAATCTATTAAACGATCCAAATTCTCCTAAGTTTCCTCTTGTGGCAGTAGCTGCCACTGCACGAACAGGATTTGCCTGCAATAATCCTCCAACGAGGCTAGAGGTTGCATTTGGAATTATTCCAAGCTGGGTTCCTCCCACATAGGGTCGGGAAAATTGCCATAGGTTCCAACCAGTTCCGGTACTATTTACAGATCCATGCATTAAAAATGGATTTGCAGTATGGTCATTATTACTTGTACCGAAGTCCATATATGGAGTATCACCAGTACCAAGATTCCAAATAATATCTTGACCTGAAGCTGCCGACTCTAGAGAGTCCCAAAGAAAAATATATAAGGACTCATTTGAATAGGGAAAAGTGCTTGTATTGGGATTAGCAGAATCATATCCCCTGGCCCATATTGTGTATGAGCTGATTCCAGCAGTTTGAGTGCCATTAGAATCTTGCCACGTTACCCCTCCTGAGCCGTCATCGACTGCATGCAGGCTGCCGCAACAATTGTCACCGCCGCCAACATCAATCCAATATACCACAATTTTATCACCGATAACCGCTTTTCTGTACCCGTTCGCAGTAGGTATTTCGAAATCGTCAATTCCGGAAGAAGCACCTGGAAATTCTATATAGCTGTGAGTGGCCGCGACCGTACCTTCATATAAATCACCAGAAGTAGGATCTCCATTAACGAACAACTCGAAACAGTCCATGCCAGTTATTCCGTTAGGACCATTAATCGTTGCTGGGTCTACATTATCGTAATAGGTGGTTGTTCCTGGATCGAACCAGGGTTCCCTTACGTCGTCTAATACTGAGCCTGCAGGAAGAGGTTGGCCGCCGCCCGGTGGGTTCATCCACAGATTACTTCCTGGCCTGTTGTAGTTGTCATTTGGAGAAACATAATATACTCTACC